TCTGGAATTAAAGAAATCTCTATTAAACGGTCTAAACAAAAGAGCCTTCACTACAATTTTAACGCATTTTAATGTATTGTTTGTAAAGGCTAGTATTTCTTCGGAGGTACTAGCCTTATTTTTTTTTAGTATGGAAAATTATAAAGAAAAATATAAACAGGCTCTTGAAAGAGCAAAAGAGTGTCATATTGATGGACTGGCCTTACATCAATCTATAAAAGCTATTATTGAACACATCTTCCCCGAACTCAAAGAAATCGAGGATGAGAAGTCTAAGAAATGGATATTAGAATATCTTTACGATGGTTTACGAAAATCCGATGAACAATTCAAAGAACAATTCAAAACCGCTATTGCTTGGCTCGAAAAGCAAGGTGAAAAAGTAGATGCAATAGAAAACTTTAATACTGAGTTTGAAAGACAAATTTCACACCTTATTGCAAGTACCATCAATAAAGAACATGAATATAATGAGAGCTTTGTTAAGTGGACTGCCAATGCTTTGCTTAATTATGCTAAACATGAACTTGAAAAGCAACGCGAACATAAATGTGATTGCAAATATGTGGGGTGTCATGTGAATAACGTGAAAAGATGGTGCCATAAAAAACAATCTGAAATTCTTTATGAGAAGTGTAATATTAAATGTTCTGAATATTTAAAGCAAGGTGAGCAAGAACAACTATATATTCGTTTTGGTGAAATTCCGACTGATGAAAAATCTAAGATTTACCAGGGAGAAGTAGAAATTGGAACTGAAAATGGAGTGTCTGTTTATCCTGCTTTTAAAACAGATAAAGGAGATATTGTTTTGGGATTAAATTTACCTATAACAAAAACTACTTTATATACTCAACAACATTTGATTGAATATGACAATAGACCGTGTTATCTTGTAAAGGGTGATTATGTTGGTAAAGATACTGATGGACAACCTTTAATTAACAATATCAGTATCATTGAAAAGATTGACGGCTACAGAATCAAAGAAGAAAAGCAATGTGAACAGAATCCTATTGATAAAATTCAATTTGGTAAAAATTATAAGTGCATTGCTTCACCAAGATACACTGCCTTTATGATAGGTAAAATATATAAACCTGAAGATGAATTTCTTTGTAACTTGATGAATCTCTGTTGTGATTGTTTTGAGCCAATAGAAGATAGTGAACATAAGCCTGCTGATAAGGTTGAACCAAAGTTTAAGATTGGTGATTGGGCTGTATGGGATAATAAAATTTCCTGTCATGTTGATAATATTTATCAAGGTAAAGAATCTTTGATGTACACAATTACAGATATTAATAACATGATTCGTAGTTATAGTACTAAAAGTTTTGATAGCAATGCCCATCTTTGGACAATCCAAGATGCAAAGGATGGTGATGTGCTTTTTCATTCTGATTCTGCTTCCAATGGAATTTTCATATTTAAGAAAATAGTACAATGTGGAAGTATGCAAGAAGTAATATGTCATTGTGATTACGATTCTGAAGACCATTTTTGTTTAGGTGAACGTCATACTTGTTGCTGGGTAGATGCTAAAATTCTTCATCCAGCCACCAAAGAACAGCGAGATTTTTTATTCCAAAAGATGAAAGAAGCAGGTTATGAATGGGATGCTGAGAAGAAAGAGTTGAGACAAAAGTCTGCTAAATGGAGTAAAGAGGATGAAAGAATCAGCAAAGCAATATATGAATCAATTGATTTTCCTTGTTTAGAATCTTTTGGCGTTTCTGAAGATGAAGTTTGTGATTGGCTCAAATCCCTCAAACCCCAGAAGCATTTTAAGCCGAGTGAAAAGCAGATAAAAGCATTAAAATGGGTATTGTCAAATGTGCCCTATTGCATGCACAAAGAGGAAATTAACGGCTTATTAGAACAGTTAGAGCAACTATAATTATGGAAGTACCAGAGAAGATTTATTTACATCCGGACATTGGAGGAAAGGAATTTATTTGTCCATGGCTACACAAGGCAGCAAATTTGGAAAGCGTGGAATATATCCGCAAGGATGTATTTATTGAGAATGCTTTAAAATGGTATTGCCTTGATTGTGAGTGTAACGATAACTGTAAGGCGGATTATAAATGTTTCTTTAGGCAAGAATACAAACGTTATCTTGAAGGAAACAACAATGCTATTCCACCAAAGTTTAATAATGCAATAAATCCTGATGGAAGTGTAACAGAAAATTATTGTTACAGACATTTTATTCGAAAAGTACGAGATGCCTTTATTGAGAAGGCTTGCAAATGGTTAAAAGAAAACATAACAAACAATCCTAATGCTAATAGTGTTTTGGTGAGAAATGGTTGTGTGACTTTAGAAATGCTCATTAAAGACTTTAAAAACCATATGACTGGCTCAAACAACTCAGACAAAGAATAAAAGGAGAATAAGTTATGAATCCTATATTATTTGGAATAGTATTTGGTGCAATAATGCTTTATATAATCTGGATTACTTTTACTGATGATAATTTTAATAATTACAAAAAGAAAAATATGAATACTATTTACAAAGACATTAAATTTAAAGTAGGTGATGTCATCTCCGATGGATTTTATCAAGTTACTGTTGATAGTGTCCAGGAGGATTATTATATTGTCACAAGTGAGGAAATAAAAAATGATGCCCATATAGTAGATTGGATTATTTATTTTAAAGACCAAGATAAATGGAAACTTGTAAATAATAAAGACTGAAAGGAGATGAAACAACTTAAAAAAATAGCTGAAGACTATGTTTCGTTTGAAGTTGCAAAACTTCTTAAAGAGAAAGGATTTGATGTATATGGTGATGGTTCTTTTGGTAGTGAAACAGAGATACATAGAGAATACTCACCGAGTGGTAAGATAAAAGCATTATATAATTCTAAGCCACATAAAGATGGATATCCAGCACCAACTCATCAAATGGCTCTTAAATGGCTGAGAGAAGCACATAATTTACATATAAATATATTTGTAACTTGGAAGGACAAAATTCCTCATTATCAATGGAGTATAGATAATCTAATAACACAAGACACAACATATGATACTCCTTGTTTAGAAAAATATGAAGAAGCCTGTGAAGCAGCAATCAAATATTGTCTAACCAATCTAATTTAGATAATTATGAAAGAACAAATCATTCAAATTCCAGATACTTTGGAAATAAAAGAAATTAAAGATGGTAAGATTATTCTTGTTGAAAGAGAGAAGAAACTTACTTATAAGGATATAGCAAAAGAGTTATTTCCTGAGAATAAAATACATTATTATCCTAATAGCAGTGGGAAAATTTGTGTTTCTAATACTATAAAAGATAATTGTTGTTGTGAAAATAATGCTACATCACCAAGACAATTAGAAAAACTTCTTGCTATTAATAAAGTTATGAATGTTGCTAAATATCTTAATGATGGTTGGCAGCCTGATTGGGAAAACATGAATGAAATTAAATATTCCATAGGATATGATCATGACAATGATAGAATTATTTTTAATATTACTAGTATATTATATAATTGGAGTGTAGTATATTTCAAATCAGAAGAACTTGCCAAACAAGCAGTAGAAATTCTTGGAGAAGAAACAATAAAACTTGCACTTTGTACTGATTATTAAAATATAAATAATATGGAAAATTACAAAGAAAAATACGAACAGGCTCTTGAAAGATGTAAAAGTGAAGCAGTATAAAAAATAAATTTAAAATGGATAAGATACGTAAAATAAAGTTTCCAGACCTTTTGCTTGACAAGCAAGATAAATCAGACGAGTATGGTTATCATTGGGTTGAAACAAAGTATGAAGACCGTCGTACTCAGACTTGTATCTTGTTGAGAGAATGGGATGGAAAAGGATATTATCTTCCATTAAAAGCACCATATGAACTATGTAGAGAAGATAACTATCCAAGAGAAAATCGTGGCAATTATACAGAGTTCTGAGCCTGAATATAAAGGACTCATGAAAACACTTCCTGATGGTGTGTTTATGCCAACTTTGGAGTATTGTAATAATGTTTCTCCGAAAGAATGGTTCGATGCGTTCATTACAATATGCACCGAATTTCCAGAAAAGATAGACCATATTGCTAACTTCTCTTTTATGGTTAGTTCTGAAAATAAATTATATAATGGGTATTATCTTATATGTCATCCATTTGTGAATTTTGTTAAAGATGACAACGGAGTATTGTCATACAAAGATGAAAGAACTTGGATAGTAAAGGCAACACACAGTATTAAGATTGGCGAGGATTATAAAGACCATACAGGAAATGTATTTTTTCATAAAAAGGAATATATGGAAAAGTGGTTTGGAGGAAATCTACTACCAATAATTATGATTTAAAACAATATATATGACACAGGAAGATAAAGAATTACTACTTAAAGACCTCTGTGCGAGATTACCGTATGGCGTAATGGTTCGTGTGGAGGTTAACGATGTTTTTATCACACCCACAGATGAAGTTGCGACCGTCAACACAATCAACATGCTTGACTATCCGCAAAAGTTTAGAATTACCCCGTACCTTCGTCCAATGTCAAGTATGACGGAGGAAGAATTTAATGAATATCATAACATTAAATATAATAAAGTTACAAATAGAGATAATTATAAGCGTATTGACGTTGGTAAGTTCCATAATATCGGAATAATCCCAATAGAAGAATATTTAGATTGGCTTAATTCTCATTACTTCGATTACAGAGGACTCATAGAGAAAGGTCTTGCTCTTGAGGCGCCTGAAGGAATGTATGATAGTAAAAACAACACTAAAATATGATTATAGAGAATAACTCCTTGGAGGTATTAAGAACTTGTGAGTATGTCAAGAACGACAAACTTGGTGCAATGGTTTCCAACAACCTTTATCTTTCGATTGTTGCAACGAACTCTTGTCAATGTAATTGCTCTTATTGTATCAATTCATTGACAGACAAAACTCTGCAACTTCCTTTAGAAAAGGCAAAGGTGAATATCAAGAAATCGGTTGATAACTTCGGTATTAAAGAAGCCATCATACTCGGTGGTGAACCTACACTGTATCCGTATCTGTTTGACCTCATCAAGTTCTTGAAGAACGATTGTAATCTCCGAAAGGTAGGTTTCACCACCAATGGTATCAAATTGAAAAACGTTGCATATCTCGAAGGTGTTGCCAGAACTGGTGTTGATTTCATCAACATCTCCTATCATAATCACGGTGAGTTCTTACACCCAATCGATATGTGGTCTATCTACTATCAGTTCTGTGATATTAAACAACCCCATCAGAAAATCCGAATCAACACGAATGTGTGGAAGGGAAACCACGACACAATCGAATCGTTGCTAAAATTTATAGGTGAAATAACGGTGTATTGCGATGAAATAAGAATTAGTAACATCATTCGTAAAGATAGTTTCTCTGTGAATCCAAACACCGTAGATGAGGCAGAATCCATATATATGACGGATAAAGAATATGAGGTATTGTTTAACCAGTTTCTCGATTCCTACAAACCTTATTACAGCATAATTCACAATCCATTGGCTCTTGGCTTTGTCAACTACTACCTTATACCTACAAAGAAACCAATAATTCTCAACTGGAACATCAACAGTAAAGTTTCAGAGCAAGTGTGTGAAAACAATCTTGGCGACAACAAAATTCACACCATTAAGTGCCTTGTGACTGGTGATATGAGTTTATCTTGGAATAAGTCTAACATAATAGAATTGTAAACAAAAACAAGAATAACAATGACACACTATACGACATTAGAACAGAGTAAGAAATTGGTAGAATTAGGATTGAATCCTGATACTGCTGACATGAAGTGGTACTATTGGAAAGATGAAATAGATGCACCCAAAGTACCTACTTTAGGATTTGATAAAGCAGTCTTAGAATCTTATAAAAATACACAGGCAGTCTATCTGCCTTGTTGGTCTCTTGGTGCCTTAATGGATTTATTACCACCCAGCGTTCAAACAGGTGAAGGTATGCAAAATCAATATGAAATTGACATACGAAAGTATTGGGGAGAGGAAGAAAATCTGTATCAAATTGCCTATGGTAATGATAGAGGACTTAGTGAAGAGTGGCACGATATGATTAATACTAGAGAGAGTGAAAATCTAATTGACGTTGCATTAGATATGGTTTGCTGGCTTCTTGAAAATGGATATTTATTTGGAATAGATTATCTGAAAAAGATCAACAATTTGTAAGAGATCATCCTTGGTGTTGTACTGTTATTGAAGATTTTACAGGAACTGTAGAATTTTATGACAGTGATCCAGAAACTAGACATGTAATAGGAAAAGGTAATAAACCTTCCTTTAGTATACAATCAGGATTATAAAACTTATAAAATTAAATTAGTATGTTAGATAAAATTGAATTTCAAAAGTTTCTTGAAGAAACTGCTAAAATTGAACATTCTATTAAGAGTTCGTTAGGTAGAATTAATAAAGTCATTCAAGGAGTGGATGCATTTATAGAAAGAATAAAAAATGAATGATTATGTAATTTATACTGACGGAGCTTATTCATCTTCCAGAAAACAGGGTGGAAGTGCTTTTGTTATTCTTAAAGATGGTGAAAAAGTAATGGAATGGTCCAAGTGTTGGAAAGGTGGAACTAATAACACAGCAGAAATATTTGCTATATTTGCAGCACTTTCTACATTTAAAAAGCCTGTAAATTCTATTACAATTTATTCAGATTCACAATATTGTCTAGGTTGTATATTTAATGGTTGGACAAGACGAGCAAATGTTAAAATTTGGAAAGCATTTGATAAAATGTTTGAGAATTTAAAAACTCTTTGTCCAAATATTAAAGGTATACATATTGATGGACATAGTAAAGAAAAGAATGAACATACTCAATATAATAATTGGGTAGATAGACTTGCTGTAGAAGCTTCACACGAATAATGAGTACATTTACAATAATTCTCTTTTCATTTTTCACTATTGTGCTTCTCGTTCAAATTCTTGATATTGAAATTGAAAATTTACCAGACTGTTGGGTAATTAGATATTCAAATCCTTTAACACGTATAAGATATGAAAATGTCATACCCAAAAAGACAAGCTAAATCAAAAATAAGAATAAAAGAACTTAATTTTCAATGTGAAGATTTCATATTAAATTATGAAAATTGTACTGATGGTTATTCTGAATATCCTAATTTTCATGCTTGTAATTTATATTTACCAAAAACAGTAAACAAAGGTAAATCTAATGAACGAACAGAATTAAAATGGGATAGTTATCCTACTTCAAAAGAAGCTATTCTTAAAATTATAATAAACAGAATAGTAAATTCTGGAAATTGTAATTTTAAAGGTAAAGGCGATGAAGGTTTAGCTCAATTCTTTAGTAGATACAAAGAAGAAAGAAAAAAGTTTATTTCTTTATTTAATCATACTGAAGAAGAATGGTTAGATTTATTAGAATTTGATAAAAAGAAAAAATCATATAGTGTTACATTGAAATGAGTGCTGAAGAATCAAAAGGATATATTCAGATTCAAGGTCCAGAATATATAATAAGAAGTTCTGGATTAGGATTTTCTTGGGATTTATATCTTTTAAAAGTAATTAATAAAGGTAAGGAAGATCAAAAATATGAGTTTAAACCAGCAGGTTTTGGACTTAGATTTGAAACTTGTATTAAATCTATTATTAATTATCGAGTAAAGTCAAGAAGTAAATCTTTAGGAAAAGGAGGAGATGATGACATCAAAAAGTTAATGAAAATATGGATGGAAGAGAAGACTAAACTTTTATCTATATTAGATTTATCTAATGATGAATGGTCTAATTTATCCTGTTTAAAGAAAATTCCACTTGAACAATTGAAACAAAGAGATTTAATTGATGCAGAAGTAGTTGAAGCATCAGACAATGAAGAAGATAATGAAGAAATTGAAGAAACTAAAAATCAAGATTAATAACTTTTAAATTTAAAAAATTATGGTTAAGACCAGAGTTGAATTCCGTAATGGAGTATTTACTGATTACATGGGTAATCAACGTCAGTACATTGTAGCTGCAGTTAGTGAACGTATTCCTGAAGAAGGAATGGTTATTACAGCTAATGAAGATAAAGTAGATGAAATTATTATTTCTGATGTTTGTAAAAAACTTTCTTTAGGATTTGCTATTTGTAGTCCTGAAGATAAATGGAATGAAGAACTTGGAAAGACTATTGCTCTTGGTAAAGCTGTAAAACGTCCTTCAAGAGTACTCTATGCTTCTCATGCAGGTATGATTAATACTGATGTAGTAAACGCATTGGTAAATCAGGAGATGAAATATTTTGAAAATAATCCTGGAACAATCATAGCTGGATACAATAATGCAGAAGCTAAATATAGAGAAGAACAGAAAAATAAGTAATATTTTTATATTTATTTGTGTTCTTATGTTATGTTCATTTGGTATAATAAATGTTATAAAATATCATAAGAATATTAATAATATAGAAAAAACTTATAGTGAAAAAATAGATTCACTAAATCATTCTATTGATAGTCTAGAAAATTGTATTAGTTTAATTAAACCAAAAATTGATACAATTTATAAATTAAAAGTATCAACTAAATATATCTATGAAAAGAAAGCTGATAGTATTTGGAATCAATCTGCTAATGATGATTGGAATTATTATACCAACTTCCTCAGCACAAGATTTCCGAGTGACTCCTGTTCAATTAAAACAAACTAATATTCTTTTTAATCAATTAGAATATTTAGAGAAACAAAATAGTTTAAACAATCAGCTTATTACTTATTATGTTGATTGGACAAGCAAATTAGAGGAAAAAGACTCTCTCAGACAGAGTAGTGTAGAAGAATTAAATAAACAAATAAGTAGCATGGATAATGTTATTACAGTTTTAAAAGATAACAATACTAAACTTTCTAAACAGAAAGAAATTGCTACAAATTTTGCTATAGGAGGTGGAATAACTAGTGTATGCCTGATACTACTACTGATACTATTGTAAAAGGTTTGCCAACTAAGAAAACTTCTAAAATAATGTATTATAATAGAAGTTGTTCTAAATGTGCAAATGCACCTTGTTTTCCAGGATTTGAAAAAATGAAAACAGATTTTGCAATAGCAGGGTGTATAGACTATATAGATAAAACCAAACTATGACAAATGATACTACACATGTAAAATTACTTTGTCAACAGAAAGACTCTCTAGATTATACTACTTATGTATTTGAAATTATAGATTCTGAAGAAATTAATAGGTTGGGTTATAGATATATAATGTGTACTCGATGGCCTAATTGGGATCACAGAGAATTGTTAAATGGAGAAGAAGGGTATTTAAATTATTCTATTATAATAGCAGGACAAGATGCTTGGTTTAATGGAGAAGGATATACACCTTATAAAACTTCAGTTTATCAATTTAATAAATTTATAGCTAAACAACCTGAACAAAATAAACACTCTTTTAAATTATAAATTTTATGTCATCAGATTTTGCCGATAAGCTTAATGAAGCTTTAGAAAACAAGAAAAACGATGTTAATTCATTTGTATGGAAAGGTCCAAAACATTATTTAAACGGAAAACGTGTACAAGACGAGTTTCGTTTAATGGATGCCACTGAAGAACAATTACGTCAATGCTTAGCACATTGTAATTCTATGCTCTACAGTAAGAGTAAAGAGGATCCAGGAAGATATGAATTAATTAACATTATTAGAGATCAAGAAAATCGTTGTTCTGCTGAACTTTATATGAGATATCTACGTAAACATGGTATTATGCCAGTTGAGTTTAGAAAAACTTTAGTAGATTATTTAAGTAAAGAGGAAATAAGGGAACAAATTCCAAGAAGTGCTTATAAGACCACTCCTATTAGCACAATAATAGAAATTCCTGACGAGTTTAGATTTCTTTCAATTGATATTATTCTCGATGCATGTTTAACTTCTCTTGGAGTATTACAACGTAGACATATTACTCATAATTTCTTAATTAAATTGGGACTTTGGTTTACGAATGAAGAAGTTAAAGAATATCTTTCTAAGAAAGATCAAGATGGAAAAACTATAGATAGACTAGAGCAAGTAAAATATAATCTTAACCTCCGTCCAAATGTAAAACTTCATACAAATTATAATGGAGGATTATCATATCTTGAATTTCGTGCTATGCATAATCTTAAGAATGAAAGATATGAAAATATGAATGAAATAGCTTTAGTCACTCTTCGTAATAAAGTTTTACCACGTTTAGAGGATGAAGCTAGAAATCAAGCTACTCTTTGGGAACAGAAGATTAAAGAGATCAAACAAGTTTGTGAATTAAAGGGAATCACTCTTTAATGGAACAACTTTCTTTGTTTGAACCTCTTGATAGAACTGGAAGACAAAAAGAATGCCTAAGAGCATGGATTAATGCTAAATGTAAGGGGGCAATAGTTGCATCCACTGGATTTGGTAAAACTAGAGTTGGGTTAATGGCTTCTAAATTATTATGTCAGAAATTTCCTAACACAAGAATTATTGTTGTTGTTCCTACTGACCCGCTGCAAAAACAATGGCAAGCACAATTATTTGAAATGGGATTATCTGGTCAAGCTGAAGTTATTATTATTAATACTTTAGTTAAAAGTTATCATGAATGTGATTTATTGATATTAGACGAAGCACATCGCTATGCTAGCCCTCTGTTTAGTCAAGTATTCACGAAAGTGAAATATAAATTTATCCTTGCTTTATCTGCAACTATGGAAAGACTTGACGGTAAACATGAATTACTATATAAGTATTGTCCGGTAGTTGATCGTATAAATGATTTAGAAGCAATAGCAAATGGCTGGGTTGCTCAAAGTATTGAATATAAAGTTATATTAGATGTTCCTGATATTGACATTTATAAACAAATAACTAAAGAATTTAATGAACATTTTGAATTTTTTAATTATGACTTTGATTTAGCAACTAGTATGTTAGGTAAAGATGGTTATAAAATTAGGTCTGCTTATAGAGATAAGTTATGTGAGGAAAATAAAGGGCTGGATCCTAAGGAAACTTTTAAAATGATTACTTATCATGCAACAGCATTAGCTAGGGCTTTGCAAGCAAGAAAGAAATTTATAAATGAACATCCTGAAAAAATAAGATTAACTAGGGAAATTATTAAACATAGACCTAATGCTAAGATTATTACATTTTCAGCAACTACTGAAATTGCTGAAAAAATTGGTTATGGTTATGTTTATACTGGAAAAGACTCTAAGAAGAAAGGTAGAATTACATTAAATGAGTTTGCTAATAAACCTTCTGGAGTTTTAAATACAGTTAAAAAGTGTGATGAAGGTTTAGATTGCCCTGGAATTAATCTTGCAATTATTTTAGGATATGATTCTTCTCCTACTAGGTATAAACAAAGAAAAGGAAGAGCCATTCGTAAAGAAGGTAATAAAATCTCCGAATTATTTACTTTTGTTATTAATGATACCGTTGAGACTTCATGGTTTGCTAAATCTCATTCCGAAAATTCATCTAAAAAGAAAGAAATTTCAGAGGGGAATGAACCAATACCAATAAATGAAGAAAATCTCATGAAAGTGCTTAGAGGAGAGGATTACGAAACTTATAAAAGACCTGTTTCTAAATTTACATTTCGTTTTTAATATGCAAATTATACTTAACATTCCCGATCGTGAGGTGTTCACAATGACAGAAATGCCTAATTTAGGTAATATTATGGATAAAGCTTACAAAGCTTCTAGACCTCAAATGCTTAGAACACTCGCTCACGAACGTAAAGTTTTTGTATCTTTTGAGTTTTGGTACCTTTCTATGACTCCAGAACAAAGAGAAATTACTATGAAGAATATTAAATCTACACTACCTATTGAAGATTTTGTAGAGAAAGGTATTCTTGATAGAGAATTTGTAGTGGAAGCCATAGAACGTATCAGAGAACAACAAGATAAAGAAGATCTTTCCAGTGAAATTAAATCAGATGATTAAATTTTCTATGTAGTATCTAAAACCTCGAAAGAGGATTACCATGCTTGCAGAGTAAGTAACATATAAAGTTGTTTATTCTGTGTTAATTAACACTATTGACCAGGATATGGGTATACTTAATAAGTATCACCTAAATCCTAATGAATTGTTTGTTATACGTATTTTAACTCTAGCTAAGGAAGAAGATGATTCATATCTCTATAGATATTTTTCAATTCCAGAAGAGGATAGAGGAAATTTCAGAGAAATACTTATTAGTCTTCAAAATAAAGGAGTTGTACTAAAAAGTTATAAAATTCCTGCTAAAGGAGAAAATTTTGATCCTTATAGTATTGAATTTAATAAAAATTTCTTAAAGAATTTTCATCGAGAATCTTTTGAAATGGGAATTGAACTTTTTGAGATGTATCCTCAGTTTGGTAATATCAATGGAAACATTATACCATTAAGAGGAGTATCTAAAAAGTTTGACAGTCTGGAAGATATGTATAGGTATTATGGAAAAGTAATTAACTGGAACCCAGAAATTCATCAAGAAATACTTGATGTCTTAAAATGGGCAAAAGAAAATACTCAGTTCATTCAATTTACTTTAGCTAGTTTCGTAATAGACAGACGTTGGGAGGATTTAAAAGCTCTTCGTGATGGAAAGCTTGTTAATGTTAATTTTGACGCTGTTAAAATGCTATGACAAACGAAATTGATGATCTTTTCTCTGAAATTGAAAGAGGTAGACAAGGAAAAAACCAAGGATTTGGTATGGGTATGCCAAAACTAGAAGGTATAATTGATGGTGTATGTGCAAGTACATATACTTTGATATTTGCTGGAACTGGTAATGGTAAATCAAGTTTTGCCTTATATTCTTATGTATATAGACCTTTAATGGAACATCTAGATGATAATAAATTTAAATGTACTTATTTCTCGCTAGAAATGTCAACAAAGACTATTTTAGCTAGATTATTGTGTCTTTATATATTTGATACTTATGGTATTTCTTTGTCTCCTAAGGAAATTTTTTCTAGAAGAAAGAATTATGTGCTGTGTGATGAGTATTATAATCTAATTAAAGAATGTAGACCGTGGTTAGAGAAAGTTAAGAAAGTAGTTAAGATTTATGACAAAACTTGTAATGCTTCTTATTTGTACAGAAAATTAATAGCAGAATTAAGAACAACTGGTGAATTAGAAGTTGTTAATGCTGGAGAAGATGTTGAAATTTTATATAAACCTTATGATCCAGAATTAATTCATAATGTTATTATTGATCATATTGGTCTTGTTAAAGCTAAAGACTTAAAAGCTGAAATTGATGCTGTTTCTAGAATTCTTGTTATGCTAAGAAATGCTTGTGGTATTAGTCCTGTAGTTATAATGCAGATTAATAGAGCATCTGGTGATATTGAAAGAAGGAAACAAGGATTGAATAATTTAACTCTTAATGATGTTAAAGATTCTGGAAATCCTACACAAGATTGTGAAGTAGCAATTTCAATTTTTAATCCTTATAGAGAGAAACTTGGCTCTTATGGTGGTTATGACATCAAAAAATTAGAAGATAATTTTAGAGTTATAACTGTACAAAAAGCAAGAGATGGTCAATCCAGTGTAGAAATTGGAGTAAACTTTTTTGGAAAAATAGGCTACTGGCGTGAATTACCGAGATCTAATGAAATTAATGACTATGGTAAATATACTAATCCAGATTATATACTCAAACAGGATTTAGAAAAAGATAATATGATAGAGAATTTAGATGAAAATGGTAATAAAACTACTTTTAAATTTACGATGTAATAATGAGTAATGTAATTTGTTTAGCTGGATTATCTAATACTGGAAAGAGTACTTCATTACGTTATTTAGTACCTGAAGAAACTTTTATTGTAAGTTGTACTAATAAACAACTACAAATTCCAGGATTTAAGAAGAAATATCCAAAAGTTAAAGTTGTTGATGGTAAACTAGAAGGAAACTGGTATGTCAGCAACGATTATGAAAAAATAACTAAAACCCTTAAAATAGTGTCTGCTACAAGACTCGATATTAAGGTAGTTGTGATCGATGATCTTAATTATTTGTTAAGTAATGAGATTATGGATAAAGCAACTGAGAAGGGATACGAAAAATTCACCGTTCAAGCTAAGAATTATTATGAAATGATTCGGACTGCTAACAGTTTAAGAGATGATTTAACTGTTGTGCTTATTTCTCATATCGTAAACGATGGTACCGATATGGAACCATTCTGGAAGTTATATACTTCAGGAAAAATGCTAGATAAAACTGTCAACATTGATGGATTATTCAGTTATATAATTTATACTGATACTTATGTTGATGAAAATGATGAAGTCCAGTATCGTTTCAGAACTAGAACAAATGGTAATGATACTTGTCGTTCTGTTGCTGGATGTTTTGAAGATAAATATATTGAGCCTAACATGAAGTTAGTCATAGATACAGTTAATAAATTTGAAAGTGGAGAAGAAGACGAAACATGTTAATTGATTTTAAACTTTGCTTTGATGATGAGGCCGGTAAATTTGTGGCCTTAAACCCTGATACTGGGGAGATAAGAGATTTTGCTCCTGTTACTAAGAAAACAACAAGTACAAGAAGCACTAAAAAGAAAGTGGATGAAAATCCAAATCCTCAATTGACTCTTGAAGACAATAAGTATTCATTAAATACCGCAGCTGTTACATTGATGGGTCTTGAACCTGAAATGAAGCTTTGTGTCAAGATGAAGAAAATTGATGGAACAATGACACCTATTATTGGTACTAATGAAGCTTTTAAAGTAAAAGATGGTAATCGTTTAACTAAGAGCTTTACTGTAGCTTGTAGAGGAGCTAATCATGATGCACTTGCTGCTTATGGCACAATATTTGATATTGAACCTAATCCTGCTCTCGAAGGAACTTTTGTTCTTAAAGGAGATAAAGGTCCAATAATTATGCATGATGAAAATATATCTGAAACTGTGGAAATTCCTGAAGATTTAGAAGGAATCAACACTGATGATATTGATGATACCTTAGATTCTCAAGAAGAAGTAGATGGTTCAATGTTTGAACAATTATTAAGTGAAGTTTAATAAATTAACTAAAAAATTATTTTTGTATTATGGCTAATGGTTTTAATTTTAATGCAATGGTAAACACCGATGGTGTTGCCGCTGACAAACGTTTAAGAGCTTATACTATTAACAAAGTTAAATTTGTAGAAGCTAAAGTTGATATTCTTCATTCCGAAAAGAACCAAACAGATTATGATATTCTTAAGGTTCGCTGGGAAGGAGAACAAGGTTTTTATGAGGAAAACTATTTCCTACCATCAACAGAAGGTAGGGATATAGAGCGTACTCCTAATAACTGGGGAGGTGAAAATCCTTCTAATGCTGACCGTGCAATGATGTTCTTTGCTCATTGTTGTGGTGTGCTTAATCCTGATGGATATGAAAAAATGAAAAAGGTAGTTGGTAGTTGTAAAAACTTTAAAGATGTTGCAACTCTAGCAGCTAAAGTTCTTAATGCTAAGAAAGGTTGTGAATGTTATCTCAAACTTTGTGGACGTGATAATAATGGAGTTATCTATGCTAGCCTTCCTTTCTTTACTAGCATCAATCGTACAACTGGAGAAGCTCAAATTAATAACAATTTCCTATCTCTAAAGGATGATTTAGCATTCACTCCTGCTGAAGATAAGAAGCGTATGGAATTTGAGAATAGAAAACCAACTCCTGCTCCTGATAATACTGAGGTTCCTGCTGGTGACAATAGTGATATTGACAATGCCACTCAGGACGACCTCTCAACTATGCTTAATGATCTTTAATTAAATAAATAACTTAGTTATGTTTGAATTTAAATTTAATGAAAATGCTAATATAACTAAGGGATTTATTTTAAAGAATCTTTCCGAAGAAGAAATCTTTTGTTATTATCTAGGTATAGATAGAGTTTCTAAAAAATTAATCTGTAGTAGACTTAGGTCTGATAAAAATCCAACTTGTGGTTTTTACAGAAATAGCAAAGGAGATCTTTATTTACATGATTTCGCTACTGGCGAGTTTTATAATTGTTTTTCATTAGTAATGGCACTACATAATGTTGATTACTATCAAGCATTACGTGTCATTGCTAATGACTTCGGATTGAAAGAAAATCCAAACATAACTAAAAATCCTGGAATTATTCAAACTGGATTAAAACGATTTGAAGAGAAAGAAATGTCTAAAATTCAAATTGAACGCCGAGAATTTACCAAGTATGAATTAAATTGGTGGAATCAATATGGTATAACTTTAGATACCTTAAATAAATTTCGAGTATTTTCTTGTCGTTCTGTTTTCTTAAATGATAATTTATTTTCTATTATTGATAATCCACAAATGGCTTTTGGTTATTATGGTGGTAAAATGGAAGGTAAAGAACTTTGGAGAGTTTATTATCCGTTAAATAAAGAAAAAGGAATAAGGTTTTTAACTAATTGGCCTGCAAAGAAAATTCAAGGTTTTGAATTATTACCTAAAAAAGGTAATTTATTAGTAATTACTAAATCTATGAAGGATTGTATGACTTTATATGAATTTGGTATAAATGCTATTGCACCTAATAGTGAAAATTTATTTATTGCTGATTCTGTATTGGAGAAATTAAAACAACGTTTTAAAGTAATTGTTGTAATTTATGATACTGATGTAGCAGGAATTGCAAACATGAGAAAAATTAGAAAAGATCATCCAGATTTGATTTATACTTGGATTCCAAGAAAGTATAAAACTAAAGACATTAGTGATTTCTATAAATGTTACGGAAAACAAAAAACACTTAATTTAATTACACAATTTGTAAAATGGGTAAAATATAGGTTAAAGACTTAAACACTGCCTGTCGTGCTACTTTTAAAGATGGTAGAACTGAAGAATTTACATCAATAGAAGAAGCTTCTGAAAAGACAGGTGTATCTATTGCAGCTATAAAAATTCGCTGTAACAAACCTGGTGCTACAGGAAAAGACAAAATAACATTTGAATGGCTTGATGAGTATACGAAAAGATACTATAGAGCTAAAAAGAATAAAAATAAAGGTAGTGCTTTTGAGAGTGAAGTAGTTAATAAACTAAAAGAAATAGGTTTTGATGGTTGTTGTAGGGCAGCTGGAGAGTCAAAAAAAGCAGACAACAATAAGATAGATATTGTTGATACTAATCATAAACTTGGCTGCAACATTCAATGTAAACATACAGCAAATATGCCTAGCTATTTCGCAATTAGAGATGCTTGTTCTGACAAATCAAAACCATTCTGTATGGCTTGGAAGAAAGCATCAGAGGGTGGACTTAATAGTCCTGGAACAGTATTTGTAATACCAGATTACTACTTTTATGAACTTTTGTCAAAAACAGTATAAAATGGATAAATTTATCTATGCAGTAAGTAATTTTAATAAGAAATCTAATAAAGTCAAAGTAGTTTGTGCCAAACATCTAAACGATGCAAAAGATCGTATTATCCAAGAATATTGGAATAAATATGATGATATTGAAGAGGATGAATGGGAGAAATTTCTTATTGAGTTGTGTAATAAACATGGTGTTCTGATATCGAAAGAGTTAATAGAAATTGAAGAGTTATAAATGGTTAAAATAAAGATGTTAGCATGAAATTAAGAATTGGATTAGATATAGACGACACCATTTTGCATTGGTTTCCTGAATATTTAAAGAGATTTGGAGAACCAAAAAATGAATTTGAAGTCACAAGACACGTTCAAAGGGATTTAAGAAAGGACAGACAGTTTTGGTTGAATCTACAACCAAAACATCGTCCTGATTTTCCTGTTACTTTATATTGTACTAAGAGAGTTTGTAATAAAGATTGGTCAAAACGATGGATAGAGGATCACAACTATCCTATTGCCCCAGTTTACCAAATAGTAACACAATCTAAAAATAAAGCACATGTTGTTAAAGGTAAAATAGATGTCTTTATTGATGATTCTATTTCAAATTTTAAAGCTATGAATTTAGCTGGAGTACCTTGTTTATTAATGGATTGTGAACATAATAAATCTTGGGGACCTATTGGCCGAGTTTATTCTCTCAATGAGGACGAAATTAAAGATGTTTATGATTTGTTCATGCTAACAATATTCCCTAATTTCCAGAATTTATTGTAAGTATGATATTTACTAAAGAACTTCTATCTCAAATAAAAATTACTCCTATTATTGAGACTTTAAGATTAGAAGATATTAGTGATAAAGAATATTTTGGGGAAAAGTTCTCTGGTTATATTAGTAACTCGAGAATGAGCCTTATAAATCCAGTTCAAGGAGGAAATCCTCAAATGTATTTTGAGGGATTATCCAAGAACAATAAATTTAGTAGTAGTTTAGCATTTGGTTCCGCTGTGCATGAATTGTCATTACAACCAGAATCATTTTATCTTTGTGAAGATGTATTTGCTCCTACTGCTAAAGTTGGTTTAATGGCAGATTTACTTTGGTGTAATTCTAAGAAAGGTGAGTTACCTTCTGATGATTTACTTAGACAAGCAGCAATAACAGTTGATTACTATAAAGGTATTCCAACAGCTGCTCAAATGTCTAAAGTGAAAGATGCAATTAGACCTTACTTTAAAGCTCGTTATAAATTCGAACAGAATTCCACTGATGAGAGAACTCCTATTTTCTTAGATGAAAAGTCTAAAGATAGACTTCTTGAAGTAATGAATTCGTTGAATAATAATGAAGCTATTCAAAAATTGTTGCATCCAACTGATTTGCTGGGTGATGCTTTGCCTAGCAATAATGAAAAAACGATCCTTTTAAATATTCTAGTTAAAGTTCCTGATCATAATGAACCTGTAGAACTTAGATTGAAAGCTAAATTAGATAATTATACCATTGATAAAATGAGTAATATCATTACTGTTAATGATGTAAAAACTACTGGTAAATTATGTTCAGAATTTGACAATGCTGTAAAGAGTTTTCATTATTATAGAGAAATTGCTTTTTATTCCTGGTTACTTTCATTATGTGCAAAGCAATTCTTTGAAATGGAAAATCCAACTATTAAAGGCAATTTCTTAGTTGTTGAAACAATTCCATCTTATTGGAGTTCAGTTGTTGAAATGAAACCAAATTGGTTTACGGTTGGAGTTAAAGAGTTTTTAACTCTTATAAAAATGATTGCTTATTATACAGTAAATGGATACGAAGAGACTTGAAGAAGTAAAACACATTCTTGATTGTGAACTCAATATTGGAGTTCCAGGTGATGCTGATTTAGGTAGTAAAATGGGCTTAATAACTATGATATGTTATGTTACACATGCCCTTAGAAATAAAAAACCTGGGTTAACACATTACCAGGTCCTTAAATCTATTTTTAAGGATACATTAGTTGAAGATGAAACCTTACAGGCACTGGACTTAATATGTGAATGGTGGTCATGGGGGTGTCTTACTATCCCAAATTTAGGCATTAAGCCTGCAGATATGCCCAATTTAATAAAGAAAGGTGTACAAGATTTGTGTCCTTTTTAAATAAAAAAATTTCATTTTTTATTTGGAAAAAATTATTAAGTTGGGTATTATTATAATACGATGATTAAGGAAAATGATTTAATCACCAATAGATACAAAATAAAGAAAATGACAAATCCAAAGTGGATTTGTGTATGAAATAATGTTTAATGTTTAAAAATTTTTTATTATGGAAAACAAAATCATGTCTTTTAAGAAATGTGAAATCGTAGGTGTAAGTAAAGAGGCTGCTATCAATGAAGCTAATCTTGGATTTTCAATTGCTGGTGATGCTACTCAGGCATACAAGAATTGGATGAAAGCTCGTAGTGGTGCTGTCACGGAGAAAGATGTCAAACAGTTTATGATTGACTATCTCCAGAAGAAAGTTAAATGTGCTGCTGGTGTTGGTTACATTATCACTATCGAAAGTGCTGTTGCTGATACTCGTGAACGTCCTTGGACTATCACTGATGTAAAGAACGAGCAAGGTAAACGTAAATTCAAGAAAGTTTATCGCCTCATTGACGATGCTACCGGAGAGGTACTTGGCACAAACGACGAGACAAAAGCCGCTGCTAAACAGTTAGCAAAAGAGATTATCCTTAATGGATTCCATGGCAAAATGACTTGCTACATTGGTAAGGACGTTAAGGAAGGTGAGCCTATCGCATTTAAGGCTGAGTATACTCCTTCAAAAGCTGCTAAATCTGGTCGTTGGTTAGTATTCGGTAACGAGAATTAATTCTCTTTACTAATATAAGCACCGAACAATATAAAACATGTTTTGAATAAGGGAGTTTTCGCAAGAAAGCTCCCTTATTTTTTTAAGATTTCTGTTTAGGCCCAGTTTAATGTAAAAATTAGACTGGGTTTTCTATTTTAACGGCGTAATTGCTATCTAATTTTAAATAAGTAATGAAAGAAAAAACTTTAAAGGAATTTGCAACATTATTAGAGAAGATTGATGAATCTGGAATGTCCATTTCAGCTTATTGTGATACTTTTAAATTAAATAAGCAGTCTATTTATTCTAAATGGAATGAATTTGAAAAAACTTCTGATGAAGATACTCCTTATTATAATAAAATTATGAATCATTATTATAATATTAAAGAAAATGGAAAAAGGATAAATTCTCCAGATTTAAAATGTACTGCCAAAGAAAAAGTAGACTCTGATAATTATACGGAAATTTCTTATGAAAGAGACGATAATGATCGTATTCTTTACTATAACTATAAAATTTATCGTAAGAATAAAGCTCCTCTTGTTGGCAAATTTAGTAGGGATGAAATGAATATTGTTTATAGACTGTATTCATATTATGGTGCTTCACTCACTCAAAGAGAAGTAAGTCGTTATTTCCCTGAATTATCTCTTGTAGACTTTAAGCGTATTTTGTCTGCAATGAATATTTATAAAGCAAGTGCTCCATTTGCTCCTCATATTATTGAAGAGAAAACAACGGATGAACTTCGTGAAATGCAGATTAGAGAAAAGGAAAATGATTTTCTTAAGAAAATAGAAGAGGATAGAATTAAGAATAATGAAAGACTTTTAAAGAAATATGCTGCTGAAAATGAAGACTTAAAGTCTCAGTTGAATAATCTTAAAGGTATTCAATTTAAATTAGTTGATTGTCCTAAAATAATAAGAACCTCTGCAATAGGTAAACCAAATTATGAGTATCTTAACTTGTATATTGCTGATATGCATATTGGTGCCACAGTTACTTCTGGAACTTTATATTCTGAAAATGTTGATTATGGGATTGACGAAGCTGCTAGAAGACTCAATGAAATCCTTAATAAATTGTCTGAGTTAGGTACTTATAAGAAGATTAATATCTGTTTAATGGGAGATATGGTAGATTCTTGTGGCCCAACTAATAAGACTGCTAGATTAGATCATTCTCTTCCAGAAAACATGGATGGATTTGAACAAGCAAATGCTTATATTACTTTAATTAAGAATTTTGTAGAAGGATTAGCTCAATCTGGAATATGTAACGAAATTTGTATGTATTCTGTAAGATGTGGTAATCATTCTGGCCCAATTGAGTATGTTGCAACTAGAGCATTATTTGCAGAACTTAAACTTAGTGGTATAAAATCTACATTAAGTAATGGTTTCTTCTGTACATTTACTGAAGGAGAGCACACATATTGTTTAACTCATGGAAAAGACCAATCTTACATGAAAAAAGGTATGCCTTTAGTTCTTGATGATAAGAATAAGGTAATGCTTTACGAATGGTTGGATGATAATGAAATTACTGGAGATAATGTTCATATTATTAAAGGTGATTTACATTCTAATAATTATTCTTCATGCAAGAAGCTTGATTATCGTAATGTATTGAGTTTATTTGGAAGTTCAGATTATTCTGCATTTAATTTCAGTAGAAATTCTTATGGAGTTTCTTATGATTTGTGTATTGGAGATAATATTGTACGAGGTGAATTTCAAAATATGTAATATGGCTAAACATAAATTTACTCTTGAAGAAGTTCTAGCTGGAAAAGCCACTAGAATTAAAGGAAAAGATTTCTTTAAGACATCAGATTATCTTGAGCCATTTATAGATAGAATGAGCAAATATACTGACAATTTTACTGTTGAAGTAAAAATGCCAGATCAAATTACTCTTACTGAAAATGGAGAAATTTTATCAGATGATTTAACTTTTAATAGAGTGCACATTGAAGCTGTTCTTCCTAATGAATATGCATTTGAAGGACATACTCAAGTTATTGGAATGGTATATGGTTTAGATGTATTAAAACCAGTTGCTAAACTTTATAGTGGTGCAGAAAGAAGTGCTTGTACTAATCTTTGTGTATTTAGTCCAAATGGTTTAGCAATTCAGGAAATACAACCTGAATCTGCATTAGATTATGCTCCTATCGAAAGATTAATGAATAGGACTGAAACTATTGGAAAGACTTTAAGAATGCTCAGCGAAACTAATTTTGAAGCATCTGACATTAATATTAATGAAAGTCTTGGTCGATGGATTCGCAATGCTATGGGTATGAATTATTCTAATGGATATGGTAAAGTAAAAATTGCCACTTCTATGGTACTTGATGCTTATAAAGATCTATTTGAAGATGAAGATTCTCCATATTATACTGGTGATGAAGATTGTACTATGTATAATGTTTATAATGCTTTTACTCAACAAGTAACAAATAATATGTCAAAAGACTGTTTTACTAGATATGAAAAGACTTTGTTAGTTGGACGTATACTTGGGATTTAAATTATACTAAAGAACTGTTTTATTATATTATTTTAATTTTAATTTAAATAATGTTATATTAATATAATGTTCTTTAATTAAATATTAATTAAAATTAATGATTTATGAATATAACTAAAAGAGATGGTTCTTTAGAAGAATTTGATTTAACAAAAATTGAAAATGCAGTAAAAAAAGCATTTAATGCTTGTTCTGAACCAATTAATGAAGAAACTTTAAAAGAATTAGTAAATTCTGTTGAAATTTGGGAAGAAATTTCAGTTGAAGAAATTCAAGATCAACTTGAAGAATTAATAGAAGATTTTGGTTACCATAATGTAGCTAAAGCTTTTATGATTTATAGAAGCAATCAATCTGAAATTCGATTTGAGGAAGAAAGATTGGCATATATGGAAGAATATTCTCGATCGCATGAGAATGCAGCTACATCTTCTGAAACTGATGCTAATGCTAATGTTACTATGAAAAATGTTGCAAATCTAGAAGGAGAAGTTTATAAAACAAAAAATAGAAAATTGCAACGTCGTAGAATGAAGAAGCAGTTAATGGAAATGTTTCCAGAAGTTGCAGATCAATATGAAGAAGACTTAAATCATCATATTATCTACACTCATGATGAAGCTTCTGTACCTACTGTTAAACAATATTGTATGGCAGTAAGTTTATTTCCATTAATGTTAAACGGAGTTGGAAATATAGATGGAGTTACTCCCGGACCTCCAAATGATTTATCTTCATTTAGTGGACAAATTACTAATTTAACATTCTTACTTTCCTCTCAATGTAAAGGAGCTGTTGCGTTTGGTGAATATTTTATTGTATTAAACTATTATATTATTCAAGAATTTGGTGAAGATTGGTATAATCATTTAGACGAATTAACAACTACAAACATTTGTAAACAATCTAAAACCATTAAAGATAATATATATAAAGCTTTTAAACAATTCATTTGGGGAATTAATCAACCTGCAGGAAATAGAAGTTATCAAAGCCCATTTACAAATATATCCTATTACGATAGAACATATTTTAATTCACTATTTGAAAACTTTTATTATCCAGATGGAACTCAGCCAGAATGGAAAGCAATTGATACACTTCAGAGATTATTTATGAAGTGGTTCAACAAATTAAGAACAAAACAAATTCTTACTTTTCCAGTTGAAACAATGGCAATGGTTTATGATCCAAAAACTAATGATATAATTGATAAAGATTATAAAGATTTTACTGCTGAAATGTATGCAGAAGGTCATAGTTTCTTTACATATATATCAGATAGTGCTGATAGTCTTGCTTCATGTTGTAGACTTAAAAACGAATTAACAGAAAATACTTTTAATCCAACTTCTGGACTTACTGGAGTAATGACAGGATCTTGTAATGTTATTACTCTTAATATAAATAGGATTGTACAAGATTGGTATAATTTAGATGAGGCTAATTTTAATGTACAATATGATATTCAAGGGCCAATACATGATCCTAATGATCGTATTAATTCTATGTGGATAGGAGATAAACAAACGGCTTACTGTTCATTAAAAGGTTATCTAATTAAGATACTAAAAAGAGTTTATAAATACCACATTGCTTATAAAACAATGCTTTATAATCAAGAAGATTTAGGTATGTTTGCAGCAAGTAACGGCGGTTATATTTATATTAGTAAACTATACAGTACTATAGGAATTAATGGTTTAAATGAAGCCGCCCGTTTTCTTGGATTTAAAGTAAGTAATAATCCTGAATATATTGAATTTCTTCAATTAATTCTTAGCACTATTAAAGAACAAAATAAACTTCACTCTATTAATGACAAAAAGAGACCATTTTTATTTAATAGTGAAGTTGTGCCAGCTGAAGGATTAGGAGGAAAGAATTATAATTGGGATAAAAAAGATGGGTAGACTCAATGCCCATGTAAAACCTCTACTGATTGACTTGGAAGTCCGGTGTGGCGACAGGGCGCAAGCAGAAACATTTGTGTGTTTCGTGCAGCGTGAACGACTGAGTGTAGAGGACTTATAAGGATAATATGCGAATATTGCTACTTATAGGTATGCGACAGTCTGAACTATACAAAGTATAGAGAGAATTCGAAGAAATTCTCCGTTTATCCAACGGGACAATTTTTAATTTTGATTCCCGGGACAATATGGTTATATTAGTACCAGATAGACAAAGATTTTACAATAGGAAAACATAGAAGTAAGAGTAAAGAGAATTTAATGAAAAAAATTGAAAAATGCGTTTGTGTTTGTGCTAATTGTCATAGAAAAATTCACGCTGGTATTATTAATTTAGAAGATTATTTGGATAAATCATCTCCTCAAGGCCCAGAGGAGAGTGTAACAGAATGATTGGGTTCCTGATGATGAAAATCTTTATAATTCTTATTTTTATAATGCTCATGATAATACATCTGTACTTGATAAATTCATTCTCCATGGAAAACAAACTTATCAATATACCGATGGTGGTTCAGCCCTTCACTGCAATTTAGATTCACATTTAAGTAAAGAGCAATATTTAAAATTAATTGATTTTGCAATTAAAGAAGGAACATCTTATTTTACATTTAATGTTCCAAATAGTAAATGTGATGATTGTGGACATATTGTAAAAATTCCAATTACAGAATGTCCAAAATGTGGTAGTAAACATATTACTCAATATACTAGAGTAATTGGATATTTACGTCCTATTAAAAACTTTGGTAACGATAGACAAATTGAAGCTAAGAAACGAATTTATTCACATGATATCAACTAAACTTAATCCAAAAGAAGGTTGGATGATAAATCCAGATGCTAATGTTGTCAGAGGAATTCTTAATGGGTTAGAAAGAACAGGAGGTGAATGTCCTTGTGTAAATGATTCTGAAGAATTAATTTGTCCATGTAGCAATTATAGAAATAAAGATAAATGTTGTTGTAATTTATATGTTAAAATATGTTGATGTTATGGAAACCTTTTCGGAGGTTCCAGATGAAATTACTTTGGCAATAAATTTAAGTAATTGTCCACATAAGTGCCGGAATTGTCATTCGTCATATCTACAAAAAGATATTGGTAACGAATTAACAATTTCGGCACTTTCTATATTAATAGAAGAGCATAAAGGTATTTCTTGTGTAGCATTTCTTGGAGGAGATAATGATTGTAAATCTTTATTAGAATTAGTAAGGTTTATAAAAACTCATTATAATTTAAAAGTTTGCTGGTATACAGGGTTTGATGAAGTACCTTTTAACTTATTTCCATTTAATTGTTTATTTTTATGGTTAGATTACATTAAAATTGGTAGCTATAAAGAAGAATTTGGTCCATTAAATAATCCAAATACTAATCAAAGATTTTGGAAACGTGTAAATGATATTTGGACAGATATTACTTATAAATTTCAAAAATAATTATGACTAAATTATCTTTACAAATAGGTGATGAAATTGTTTCTTGGGAAGTTCCTAGTGAAGAGTGCTGTACTGATGAAATTATTCAAGGATTATGGCAAATAATGCTTGGAGCCAGATTTTATCAAGAAAGTATAGCTAGAGGAATGAAAAAAGTTCTTGATGATGAATTTGACATCGAAAATGCTCAATATACTATAGTAAAAAATGAATAAGACTTTAATTAAAGGTCCAAGAGGAGGCACTTATTGGATTGATGATAATGGTAAAAAACATTATGTAAAAGGAAAACAAGCTATAGTGAAGAAAGAAGATAAACCTAAAATGAGAACATATATTTGCTATTACAATGTTCTTAACAAAGATGGCGATTATATTGATGATTTCAAAGAGTGGTGTAAAGAAACATCTAAACATGATGCAGAGATTGAATTCAGAAATAGATATGCTAAACAACTTGCTGAAGGAACAATGGAAATAGTACAAATTGTTTAATATGCTTGATTCTGTAAATGTTAATATTACTTTAGGAGAGGAACAAGAACAAGCTTTGAAAATGATGAAAGAATTTCTTCAAGAGAAGAAAAAACCTTCATGTTTGTATTATGGAAGTGCTGGTACTGGTAAAAGTATATTAGTTAATTATTTAATTAATTGGTGTGAACAGCAAAACATACAATATGTTCTTTGTGCTCCTACTCATAAAGCAGCACTTGTACTATCAAGGTATACAGACAGAAGTGCAACAACAATTCATAAGCTATTAGCTCTTTCTCCTAATATAAAAATTTTTGAATTGGATTTTAGAAATTTATTATTTTTAAGTAATAAAAATCCTGGAATGGTTCCTTATAATGGAGTTGTAATTTGTGATGAAGCTTCTATGATAAATGATGATCTTTATGAAACTTTATTAAAGAAATGTCAAGAAAGAAACTCACAAATCATTTTCAGTGGTGATTTTAAGCAGCTCCAACCAGTTAAGCAAGATTATATTACTAAAATTATAAATGTAGAACCTAAATTTGAACTTACAAAGGTTTGGAGGCAGTCTAGTGAAAATGCTTTACTACCTGTTCTTCAAACTCTGAGGAACTCTCCAATTAATAGATTTACTGAAACAACAGGAAATGAAGGAAGTTTAATTGTAACTTCTGACATTAAAGAGTTTATGCTAAAAGCTGGAGAAAGTTTAAAGAAATCTGTTAAAAATTATGATATTTTAGGTGCTAAAGTATTAGCTTTTACAAATGACCGAGTAAATGCTTATAATAATGCATTTCATAAAATATTATTTGGGCCAGAAGAATATTATAAAGGAGAGTTTTTAATAGGTCAAGAAAATCTAACATTCAATTCATTTCAATTTTATAATTCTATGGATTATATAATCCTAGATGAACCAATTAAAACTGATTTATCAATTCCATATTTTGGTAAATTACCTGCTTGGTCTTTTGAATTATATGATTCTTTAACAAAAATGAGTGAAAGGATATCAATATTATCAAGAGAAATATCTAGGGATTATTTTGATTCATTGGCTCAAAAGATAGAATATTATAGATGGACAGCTGTAGAATATACTTCTCAAGGTAATAAAATGAAAGCATCTTATTACTGGAAAAAATATTTTGAAATGATAAACAGTTTTACATCTCCTGTCAATCTATTTTATGATGGAAGATTAATTAGAAAACAATCGTTTGGTTATAGTTATGCAATAACGACCCATAAGAGTTGAAAATCCCCGGCTCTTGTAAAACTTCTCTAATTGCTGGAAACTCCTTAGAGCTTTACAAACTACAACGATGATTAGAAATAATGAACGTGAATGTTTGAAAATTGTAAAGATTGGACAATCAGCAGCCAAGTTCCTTAAATGGAAAAGGTTCAACGACTATCGAAAGTTTTATTAATATTGACCTTTATTAGTAAAATTAGTAGAGTAGGATTAATTTCCGAAACGGGAAGGAATTTCATTTTAATTTATGTTAAGTATTGTGTATTGTTAAATGAAAGGTATAATTAATAATACAAAATACTAAATATGAAATTAATTGATCAAACTTCTAAATTAGTAGAGCTCGGTTTTATATACGCGCTCACAGATCCAACTACAGATGAAATATTTTATATTGGAGCAACAGAACAAGCTCCAAAAGATAGATTAAAAGGACATTATGCTCATTTTCAAGAATATTTAGAAGGAAAAAGAAATAAAACTAAAAAATTTGAATATTTTGAAAAAGTATGGCCAAAGTTAGTTAATATTAAATTATTAGAAATAGTCCAAAACGATTATTTATATAAAAAAGAAATAGAATATATTGAAAAATATTCTAAGTTATATAATTTAACAAATCAAACTCTTGGAGGAGATGGAGGAGACACTTTTAGTTTGCAAGAATTTGTAAACAAATCCAGAATAAGTTCTCTAATTTCTCAAAAAAATACCGGAAGAGTAATGTCGAATGAACAAAAACAATTTTTATCTGAAAGTCGGATTGGATCTAATAATCCAATGGCAGGAATAAATATTAATTATAATTTAGTTGCTTTTAAAGATGGAAAGCCATTGAGATTATGCAGACATCCATTTGAAATAACAGAATTTTTAGATGATATGCTTGGAAAAGAAAACCATAAAATACATTCAGGAAGATCTGGTAATATGGGAAAAGCATATCGTAAAGGTCAACGAGAAATACGTTCAAGTGGATTTGTATTTAAACGTTTAGAAGATTTATCTCCTGAAATTCAAGATATAGTCTTACGTGAATATGAAAATATTCATAAATGAGGATGCAGGGATCCTCTTACAATGAAGTATTTGTTGATATTAGAAATATTAATTCTTGTATGGATGAAGCAGTGCGAAGACAATTACAATATGTTGCATTATCTAGAACCAGACATAATGCGTTTATTTTTCAATGAATAAAAAAGAAAAGATAACTGTAGAGTATAAAGGTCCTAGTATATTTGAAGTAGCTAAACATGTTCATGAAGAAACTGTTAAATACTGTGAATATTGTGGTGCTCCTATGACTCTAAGTGATGTTAATGATTATGGTTCACTTTGTGAACAATGTTATATAAAAGAATATTATGACTAACCGATTTATAAGTGCTTGGTGTTATGAGCATGACTTCACCGACAAACTTGGTGCTGTCATTGCTTTAGAAGAATTAGAAGAAAAAGATTTAAAAGAAGATAATTTTTCTGAGAATGGTTGGGAAATTACAGTATTAGGTAAAAATTATATAGTTTATGATTATAATGATGTAGATAACATTATTTCTGATAAACAGAATGATGATAAAGATGCTATTATTTCACAATTAGATTCTAATCCTGCATTTAGTATAATTGAAGATTATATTGATTGGGAAAAATATTTTAATGATCGTGATTATGACGAATCTGATGTTTTACCTCAAGATTCTATTGAAGTAGATTTTGACGGTAGTACTTTCTTTATTTGGAGGAATTAATGTCAAACAGAGAACTTTTAAACTGGTGTATAGAAAAAGGATTTAATAGTTACGATCATTTAGCTGCATTGCTGTCAACTTTTACCCCAGATTTAGAAGAACTTAATTCCTGGGAAATTATTGAAAATAGTTATACGGAATTTACTATTAATGATATTTCTTATAATATTATGACTGAGGAAGAAGTAATAGAAGAAATATCATTATATAAACAATATGTTCAAGATGATTATCTTGATGAAGTTCCTGAAAATTTACAAGAATTTATTGATTGGAAATCTTTTTGGAAAGAAAATCCAATAACTATTGATATGTATATCGAAGGAAACACTAAAATTATATTTGACGGTATTACCTACTATTGTTTAGAAACTAATTAATATTATGAATGTAATAAATGTTTCTATAACTGTTGATTCTGATGAACAACTTAAAGCTATTAATGAATTAGAATTTGATGATGTCTATTTTACTATTTTTGATGAAAGATATAAAAACGGTAAAAAAGAATCCTTGGCATTAAAAAATAAATATGCTGCACAATTAAATCCATTTATAGAAATTACTATAAATGACAAATTTTATTCTATGATTTATGCTGAGGCTTCTCAGTCTCCTATTTCTGATTTGGAAATTGCTTTAAAGAAATTAAATAAAATAAAAGATACTTTAAATTCATGAAAATATTAATAATTCCGGATGTACATGGTCGTGACTTTTGGATAGATCCTTGTCAAAATATTGATAAGTTTGATAAAGTAATTTTTCTTGGCGATTATCATGATCCATATCCATATCAAGTAAGTAGAGATATCTCTAGACATAGATTGCGCGATCAACTTTTACCATTTGTACTTGAACATAGAGATAAAGTAATTTGTCTTTTAGGTAATCATGATGGTAACTATGTGATTAATGCAATGGCGGATCGTATGGATGTATTTCATAAAGGAGATATTACTCATTATTTAAATCAAATGGATTTAAAATTAGCGTATCAAGAAGGTAAATATTTATTCACCCATTCTGGTGTATTGCCTAATTGGTTAGAGCATAACAATATTACTCTTAATGATGTACTTATCAATAAAGTATCTAATGATGCTTTAATGCAAGTATCTCCTAATAGAGGTGGCTGGGATTCGTGTGGTAGTTGTATTTGGGGGGATGTTTCAGAATATGCCCTTTCTAAAAAGATTCCTGACATATTCCAAATTTTTGGGCACACCCAAATGGAAAAAGAAATAATTACAGATGAGTTTGCTTGTTTAGATTGTAGAAAAGCATTTGTATTAGATACTGAATTAGAAACCTTAAAATCTTATGAAGAATGGCTAAACAACTAAATTTAAAGAATGATGTACCTGCAGATGGTGCAATTTATGAATCTCAAATAAATGAAATTATGGAGAATCCTCCTATGAAAGCTGAAAATACAGAAAAGTACGACATCAAAGTTCTTGTAGTGAATAAATCAAATATGCTTCTTCCTAAGTATGAAACTATTAATTCAGCTGGACTTGATGTAAGAGCGAATCTTACTACTCCAATTGTATTACCTGCTCATGGAAGAATGCTTATTGGTACTGGTTTATTTATTGCTATTCCTGAAGGATATGAAGGTCAAGTTAGACCTCGTAGTGGTTTAGCTCTTAAACATGGAATTACAGTTCTTAACACTCCTGGCACAATCGACGCTAAAGTAGCTTAATCCAAGCAAAAGTGCCAGATTCTTTAGGTAGAATAATTGGCGTCGTTAAATCGAGCAATATCGGGGAAGACTGTGATGTTAATCCCGAGATAAACTCTGAAATTGCGAAAGGTTCAGAGTCATCGTACAGCGTAGGTCTTGAATAAATATAATAGACCCAAGAGTGCTCGACACATTTTATGTGAAAAGGTACGCGGAACTTATATGAATAAGAAATATAAGAAATTAGGATAAAAAGCCTAATGATAACAAATTGGATTATCGTGGAGAAATTAAAGTAATTCTTATGAATCATACTTCTGAAAACTATGTAATTAATCCTGGTGATAAGATTGCACAACTTGTATTTCATAAATATGAACGCATTAAATGGCAAGATGTAGATGAACTTCCTGCTACTGAACGCGGTGAAGATGGATTTGGACATACTGGAAAATAATTATGTTAAATAAACAACAATTTGTTAAATACGTCTCTAATTTCAAAGAATTGAATGAAAAAAGGGAAACTCTTGAAGAAATAGGATTGGACCCTTATAATTTCTATGAAAATGTTTATGAATTAGTAGATTTAGTTATTGATTCAAACTTTGATGAAAAAGGCGTTGATACTTTCTTTGGTTGGTTATACAACGGTCAAACAGAAGTAAAAGAAGGCGATGATATATTTGTAATAGCAGATATTGATAATCTTTGGAACTTTTTAACAAAGCATTTCAATTATGAACCAACTCAGGAAATTCCTCGTATCTATTGATTCAAAAGGAAAACTTAGACAAGTTGAATTAGAAGCTCATTGGGATGATGAGCAGCACGGCTTTATTATTAATAGAATAACTGGTATGTTTGGTGGTAAACTCACTGAACAGCCAGCTATTCTAGTAGATAAAGGTAAAGCAAAACGTACTGTTTCTGAACAAGCAGCTCTTCAATTTAATTCTAAGTTAAAAGAATATAAAGATAAAGGTTATAAAGAAGTCCCAAAAGATCCAGATACTTATTCTGAATCTGAATTATTTGAAATTGTAGGAGAAGCTGCTACTAATCAAAGTGGAGTACTTAAACCTATGTTGGCTAAACAAGCTGATAAAGTAACTAATCAAAAAATATATGATAAGACATGGTACGCCAGCAGAAAAATTGATGGAGTAAGGATGCTTCTCTATAAGAATGAAAAAGGAGAAATTCATACTGCATCTAGAGGAGGTGAACATTATGATTATTCTACTCGCCATATTACAGAACATCCATTAATGATAAAATTATTTGAAAAATATCCTCAATTAATTTTAGACGGTGAATTATATAAGCATGGAAAATCTTTACAACAGATATCTGGTGCTGCTAGAATGGAAAAGAATGCTTATGATATGGATTGGTTACAATATTATGTGTATGATATAGTAGAACCAACTTTGGAATTTAAAGATAGATTAAAATGGTTAGAAGTTATTCAAAAAGAACTTAATCTTGGGGAATTTGACCCAGATAAAGAATATGCAGAGGGAGAACTTCAAGTACAAATGGTACCGCAACAACCAGTAAAAGGTTGGGATAATATTAAGGCACTACATGATAAATTTGTATCTGAAGGTTGGGAAGGTTGTGTTATTAGAGATCCAGATAAAGTGTATCGTCCAAATGGACGTACCAATGACATGATCAAAATTAAATGTTACCAGGATGCAGAATTCATTATTACAGGTCTATCGGAAGGCCTACGGGAAGAAGACATGTGTTTCACCCTTGTTACAGAAGATGGAATTAGTTTCAAAGCTAAACCAATGGGGTCTCGTGATATCAAGAGGCAATATCGTGAAAATCTCAACAAGCTCATTGGGAAAAAAGCTACAGTAAAGTTCTTTTATTTAAGTGATGATGGTACTCCATTACAACCAGTATTAAAGGCTATTCGTGATTATGAATAATTATGACTCGAAGTGATTTTATAAAGCAAGTTTATAAAGGAGTCTATTTGTATGTCCAGGATAAAAATAAAATAGTAAAGGTTACTAGAGTATTTCCTGAATTTTTTCCAGCATATGCTGAATATGATACTACTAATGGTCCAGATGCTGCTTTTTATACTAAAGTACAGATAGTTCCAAAAGAAACTCTTGCTAAAATTTTAAATAAAAAGAAAAATGCAGAGACAAATGTTAAGTGATAAAGAAATTTATCAACATATTCCAAAATTCTTTACAATTTGTAATAATAAAGTTGAAGTAATTTTAAAGGAAGATATTACAATTGGTGAGGGAGACGAAATGGAAACTAGGTATGGTCAATGGAATGAAGTTCTTTGTACTATTGAAATTGCTAAAGGAGTTAGGATAGATGGAAATGAAGAAGTTACTCCAGTTAGCTTAGAACAAATTCTTAATACATTTGAACATGAACTTGGCCATTGCTGGGAATTTTTTAATGGTTATCCATATGATGAACAAAGAGTTCAATTAATGGCTAACTTCCGTAGAGAATTTGAATCTTCTAAAATAATGCAAAAATGAAATATGTAATTGTTGATAAAATGGATTGGGCTGATGAATGTGATGTTTATTTCTTTGATATTCTAAGCCAAGAAGACTATGATAAATATAATTTCTTAAAGCAAACCTTAGGTCATTTATATGGTAGTTACTATTTTGGAACGAACGAAGGTTGGGAGGATGGAGAGTTTGATTATCTTCAATTTGTTCCAAAACCAGCAACTGATGAAGAAATTGCTGTATTAGAGAAATTTAAAATTACAGGAGAACCAATCATTGAGCGTCTTATAAATACTATTGAATGCACATTTGATTGGGAGGGAATTTCTTATATTTCTGATCTTTGGAGTAAAGAATATGGTGAATTTTGTCAAATAATTGATAATAATAAAGATTTATTCAAATGAAACTAACACAAAGTAAAAATGCAAATATTAATTATCTTGCTCAGGTAATTAATGTAAAAGAATTTCTTCCACACCCTAATCCAGAAGTAAACAAACTTAAATTAGTTGCTGTTGGAAGTTATCGTGTAATTGTAAGTCTTGATTCAAAACCAGGATTTTATGTTTATTTTCCAGCATTAAGTCAAATTAATCCAGATTTTCTAAGATTTTGTTCTCTTTATAGAGATACTACTCTTAATGCAAATCCAGAACATAAAGGATTCTTTGAGAAAAATGGTAAAGTAACTGCTATTAGACTTAAAGGACAAGTTTCTGAAGGATTCCTAATTGAATGGGATCTATTTAATAATTGGTTAATTGATTCGGTAAACAAAACTGTAGAACCTAAAGAAAATGAAGAATTCGATTCGGTTCAGGATGATGAAAAATCATTCTGGGTATGTAAGAAATATATCCCGAAAGGCTCAAGTCAAGGAAATTCTAACCCTAATAAAGGACAAAGAGGCAAACAACCAAAAGGCCTTGACAAAATCATTGAAAATCAGTTTAGATTCCATTACGATAAATTATGTGTCGCCTAAAATAGTGATATTTTAGTGAAAATTGGGCAAAATCGGTAAAATCTAAAATTTTTAAAATTTTATTTGGAAATAAGTAGTAATATGGTTATATTTATTTAAAACAAAATAAGTATAATTATATGGCTATACAAACAGAAAAGACGAAAGAAAAATTAAAGTTTTTAAATGAAAACTTTACAGAAAAAGATTATAATGATTATATAAATGGAGACATTTCTTATTCAGCATTATGTGAAAAATTTGAATGCACTGATTATTTAATGGCTACTTTTTTTAAAAGTAAAAATTTACTTAAAAGAAGGACAGTTAGAAAAAATAACACTAAAGAAGATATTTTTGATAAAATAAATTCTAAAGAAAGTGCATACATTTTCGGATTATATATGGCAGATGGATGTATTACGGCAGATAATAAATTTGCTATAGGATTAAGTGAAAACGATGTAGAAATTTTAACTACAGTTAGAGATTACATATCTCCAATAACCACAGTTATTCATAAAGAGAAGTACATAAATAAAAAAACTGGAATAACTACAAATCCTATGTGTTTAATTTGTTTTAAATCTGATCATATAGCTGAAGTTTTAAATAATTATGGGTGTGGTTATAATAAAACATATCTTGAAAAATCAATAGTTAATATTATTCCAGAAAAGTTTATGTGGGATTTTATTAGAGGATATTTTGATGGAGATGGATGTGTTTCAAAATCAGATGTAACGCACAAACATACATTAAAATCTGGAGAAATTACTGAATATAAAAGTACTAATGTTATATTTAAGATTACTTCTAAAACAAGATTAATCTTAGATGAATTATGTAATTTTTTAAACAATCAAGGATTAAATTTTAGTGTTTATCCGGATAGAAATTCATTTACGTTAGCTTCTCATACTAAAAGTAATTTTCCTATTATATATAATCATTTATATTCTGATAATTCTAAATTTTTTATGAAAAGAAAGAAAATAAAATTTAAAGAAATCATTGACAATACCGAGGTAACTACTTCAATTGCGCAAGGTGAAGTAGTACTGTAGAGCATAGAGGGTGAATAAATATAATCCCTCCACGAGTGCCCGACATCTATTTTTATAGATGAAAATATATGCCGAACTTATAGGAAACTATAAGAATCATAGGATAAAAAGCCTATGAGATAACAAATTGACAGTTATTATTAAGAAATGTCCTTATGTAGTTCAACCAACTGATATTGTAAGTATCACAAGTAAGATTCATGGAACTTCCGGCATATCTGCATATGTACTTTGTCATAAAGAACTTAACTGGAAAGAGAAAATTGCTCGTTGGTTAACTAAGAATCCTTTTGACCAATATGATTATCTATATTCTTCTAGAACTGTAGTAAAGAATAAATATTACAACAAACAAGTAACAGCAGGATTTTATGGTGTTGATGTTTGGAAATACGCTGATGATGTTGTAAGACCACACCTTCATAAAGGAATGACTGCTTATTATGAAATTGTTGGATATCTTCCAAATGGACAATATATTCAGAAAGGATACGATTATGGTTGTATTCCTCCAAAATCAGAAGAGGACTATAAACCAGAAGTAAACTTTAAAGTAAGAGTGTATCGTCTTACCTATACTAATGTTGATGGATTTGTACATGAATTTTCTGCTAAAGAAGTTCAACAATGGTGCTTTAATAATGGATTAGTTCCTGTAACTGAACTTTATTATGGCTATGCTGATTTACTTTATCCAGAATTAGATTCTAAAGATCCATATTGGTGTGATAAATTCGTAGAAGCAATGGCAAATGACCCACGTTTCTATATGGAACAACAATCACCTGATTGTGTTAATAATGTACCTCATGAAGGTATTGTTATTAAGACTGAAAAGATGAGGTCAGAAGCTTTTAAGCTTAAATGCTTTGCTTTCTTACAAGGAGAACTTAAAGACGAAACTGTTAATATTGAAGACAATGCCTAATAATGAAATTAAACCTTTTGTAATAGAAATATATTCAGATGAAAGAATGAGTGATCCTTATGCTGCTTATGCTTCTGGAACAGAAGATGATATTGAAGAGATAATAGGTACATCAGAAGAGTTAATGCCGTATCTTGTTGATCAACATATTGGTAATTGGTGGACAAAAGATGAATTTGATAGTGAAGAAGATTATGAAGAGTGGGAAGCTATGATTGGACCCCATGCTACTGAAGTAACAGAAGAAGATATGAATGATCCAGAATATACGGAATGGTTTAATGCTTTAGAAGTAATTTATGATGAAAGAAACTCATAAAATTATTCTGTGTCAAGGTATTCAGGGCTCAGGAAAGAGTAGTTTTGCTCGTTCTTGGGCCCTTGAAGACCCTGAACATAGAGTACGATGGAATAATGATGATTTTAGAACTTTAATGGGTAAATATTGGGTTCCTTCCAGAGAAACTATAGTTAAAAATATTAGAGAAAGATTTATGTTTGAAGCAATGAGTGGTAACTATGATATTATTGTTGATGATATGAATCTTAATCCTAAAACTATAAAATGGTATGAGGCTATTGTAAACTCTTGGAATAACAATCCCAATAATTCACAATATGAATTAGAATTTCATTTATGTAATACTCCATTAGAAGTTTGTATTGAAAGAGATTCAAAAAGAGAAAATCCAATAGGAGCTAAAGTTATAACTGAAACATATAATCGTTATAAAGAATATTTAGAATCTCATGGCAAAACAGAGTAAACCTATTGTTGTTGATGATAACGATTCTTTAGCATTATATTTAAAAGAAATTGCTAAAGAATCTTTAATATCTAATGAGCAAGAAATAGAATTATCCAAAAGAATAAAGAATGGAGATGAGAAAGCTTTAGAAGAATTAGTTAAAGCTAATCTTCGATTTGTTATAACTATTGCAAAACAATTTCAAAATAGGGGAGTTCCATTAGAAGATTTAATTGCTGAAGGTAATATTGGGCTTATTAAAGCAGCTAAATTATATGATGGAGATAGAGGTATTCATTTTATTTCTTATGCAGTGTGGTGGATACGTCAGGCTATTATAAAAGCAATTTATTATAATGGGAGTGATGTTAGATTACCTACTTCACAAATTGAACCAAAAACTAAAATTCTAAAAGTTTCATCTGAATTTGAACAAAAAATGGGTCGAGAACCAACTATAGAGGAGCTTATGGAATTAACTGGATTTACAGAAGAATATATTAAAAAAGTACAACTTTCTACTAATAAATGTGTATCTATTGAAACACCTAGTATAAGCGATGATGAAGATTGTACACTTGGAGATTGTATTCCAGATACTGTAAATAAAACTCCTGATTTAGTAACTGATGATAATGTATTAGCTGAAGCAATTGAAGATATTTTAAGTGCGTTAAGTAATAGAGAGCATGATATTATATGTATGGTGTTTGGTTTAAATGGATGTAATGAAATGTCTTATGAAGAAATTGCTAGAAAATTTGCTTTAAGTAGTGAAAGAATAAGACAAATAACTAATACATTAATAAAATCATTTCAAACTAAAAAGAAATATTCTGAACAATTTAAAAAACTAATATAATGGCTAATATTTGTAGTAACCGATTTTTCTTCTATTGTGAGCATAATTGTAAAAAATATATGAAAATATTTGAAGAACTTAAAGATCAATTATTTGATTTAGAGTTTGAAGTATTGGATTTTGATGATAATTTTTGTACAATAGAAGGATATTTTGAATCTAAATGGATATTTCCTTATCAAATATTTGAAAATTTAGATTTTGAAGAAAAAGATGAATGTTATTTTAGATGTTTATCAGAAGAATATGGTTGTGATTACGTTGCTATGAATATTTATAGTAATGGTTCATGGCGTGATGAACAATGTTTTGATTTATGAGTAGAATATTGAAAGTACAAGAATTAGTAAATGTAATTAAAGAGTATGAATATGAAGTTCCTGATGATATATCTAATGAAGAGTTTATTAAAGAATTAGAAAAAACTGAAGGGGAGATTTATAAAATTGACGATTATTTAAATGTCAATTTTATAGATTCTGAATATTTATATGAGACTGAATTACATTGTAGTGGTTCTGAAACATTAATTATAAAAGACAACAAAGTAATTGGTACTATTGTATGATTTATGTAGTTAGTGCTCAAACTGAAGCTTTTGGGGGAGAATTTCCTCAAATATCATTAGAAGAAGCAATTGAGATGTTAAAACCTCTTCCAGAAATTCCAAATGACACTGAAACTTCAGGCTTATCTTGTCATTCTAAGAAGTTGTTATTAATACAATTAGGAAATGAAGATTTTCAAATTGATTTTGATATAGCTTCTTATGGTGGACAAATCCCTCAACCATTAAAAGATTTTATGAATACTTATGATGGTTTATGGATATTACAAAATGCAAAGTTTGACTTACAATTTTATTATAAGCAAGGAATAATTCTTAAACATGTTTATGATACCATGTTAGCAGAATATATCATCACAATGGGATACACTGAATTTAGGGATGGTAAAGTAAGAGATGTAAGAAGAGATTTACAAACTCTTGTAAGAAAATATTGTAATGTTGTCTTGGATAAATCGGTTAGAGGAGAAATTATAAGAACAGGATTAAGTGCTAGAGTAATAGAGTATGGTGCTAATGATGTTAAATATCTTATTCCTGTTAAAAATGCACAAATGAGAATTATTCAAGCTAAACATCTTGATAAAGCTGTTGAACTTGATAATAAATTTGTTAAAGTATTAGCATATATTGAATATTGTGGAATAAAATTAGATTGGAGTAAATGGGCTGCTAAAGCTGAAGAGTATAGGCAAAATGTTATTAATAGTGAAGAGGCTATTAATAGACATTTATATTATGATTTAAAACGTACTGATTGTTTTGGGTCCAATAGTTTATTTTCTGATGTTCCACAATGTTTAATTAATTGGAGTAGCCCAAAACAAGTAATTCCTTTATTTGAAAGTTTAGGAATTAATTGTACTTATTATGATCATGGTGAAGAGAAAAAGTCTTGTAGTGAAAAAGTATTAAATTTTCAAATAAAAGATTTTAAAATATTACAATTATATTTTGAATATAAAGAAGCAACTAAAAAGTTTTCTACTTATGGTTATAGTTGGCAAAAGATGATAAATAAAGATACTGGTAGAATTCATACTTCATTTATGCAAATTATGGCAACTGGTAGATTAAGTTGTGGAGATATGGATAATGATCAACCAAATCTTCAAAATCTTCCAAATGATAAGTATACTAGAAGTTGTTTTATTGCAGAACCTGGAAATAAATATATTGCTTGTGATTATTCGTCACAAGAATCTATTGTATTAGCCAATTTTGCAAATGACGAAAGTTTAATAAGTTTTTATCGTAAGGGATTAACGGATAAAATGCTGTCCATTTATAAAGAAATTTATATCTAAAACTGGCAAAATCGGTAAAACCGGTTGTAAATTGTTTTTCTAATAAAATTCATAATTTTATTTTAGATATGCAAAAAATATGTATATATAACATATCAGACAAAAAAATTAAAATTATGAAAAAAATTAAGAAAAACGAGGATTATTTTAATCAAATTGATTCCGAGTTAAAAGCTTATTTACTCGGATTCTTTTTAGCTGATGGTTGCGTCATGAATCCAAGTTCTGGATCAAAATGCGTCAGTATGTGCTTACAAGAATCAGATAAATGTGTATTGGAATGGTTTATTAAAGAAATAGCTCCAGAAATTAAAATTACTTCTTATACAAAACCTTCTACTGGACATACACAATATTCTTTTAAATTTACTGCTAAAAAAATGGCAGAAAATTTAGAAGAAATTTGGGGTATTAAATCTAAAAAAACTCAAGATGTTGAATTTAAATTTCCATTTGAAAAAATTCCATCTGAATTAATACATCATTTTATTAGAGGATTTTTTGATGGAGATGGCTGGTTAATGACCAGAAAACATTATGATACTGGAAGTATTCCTCCACAATTTGGATTTGTTTCAACATCATTAAATTTTATTTTACAATTAAAAGAATTAATACCTCCAATAACTGAACCTAGAATATGCACAAATCAAGGTAAAAATATGATATATTATCAACTTATTTATTCTTTAGGAAAAGGAAGAGTTCCAGCTATTAAAGCATGGCTATATAATGATGCTCATTTTTATCTTGACCGTAAAAAAGAAAAATTTGAATTAGAATGCGGTAATACCGAGCTAACTGAAGAGATTACGAAAGGCTCTTCAGAAGTGTAACGCGTAGAGGGTGAATAAATATAATCCCTCCAAGAGTGTCAGCCCCGAACGCATAGGGTGTAATGTACGCTGAACTATTATGAAGCATAAAATAATAGAATTATAGGATAAAAAGCCTATGAGATAACAATTTGATGCATTCTTTTGTTGCATTTTTGTTATATCCTGAGTTACAAGAAGAATTACATAAAACTGCAGATGAACTTACAGAAGATGATTTAATCTGGATTAAAAAGAATCATAAAGATTTAAGACAAATAGCTAAAACTGCTGAATTTGCCATAATACCTACATGTTAAACAATTGTTATCTAGAAAGTTTAACAATTTTGTGGCCCTCTTTGGAAACTTAGAGGTGAATAAATCGGATGAATTGCGGGAACAAGTAGGAGAATCCGCAGCCAAGTAAGAGAATTAAAAAGCTCTTAAAGGTTCAACGACTAACTCTTGAAACTGCTTAGCAGAATATAATAGAGACACGAGTGTCCGACACCTAAACAGAAATGCATGGTGGTGATATAGTCTGGGCTATACGGTAACGTATAGAAGTAGAGATAAAGAGCTCTACGATAACATAACCGAGCCTATGGTGGTGATGGTAGTACTATTGCAAAGAATACTGGTTCTTCTAAAGCACAAGGTATAGAAGTATATAATGCTTATTTTACTGCATTTTCTGGAATGAAACAATATTTTGATAGGGTTATTAATAGAACATTAAAATGTGGTTATATTGAATATAATCCATATACTAAAAGAAAATATTTCTTAATGCCTAGTAATCCTGTTATTAAATATGCAGAAAAATTACATTATGGTGAATTGTATGGTTGGGAAGCAAATGAATATAATGAAGCTAAAGCTGAGTTACAACGTTTGTCTCAAAATTATCCAATACAGGGTGAACTCACTATTGCCCTGTTTAAATCCCGTTAATTCGGTGAACCCTAAAGCTTGAGTTGTGAAATTAAATGTATGGGAATGCCGAGCCAAGTTTTATAGTAATATAAAAAAGGTGTAACGACTAGAGATGAATCCTAAATTAGGATAATAATTTCTCCACGAAAGCGGGAAATACATTTTTATTTTAAAATTATCCATAGCAAAATTATATATATTAGTATAATTATAAAAATTTATAACATATTAATAATTAATTATGGATAGAAAAATTCAGCTTCTCAAGAAGAGTTACAAAAATTTTGTGAAAATGTATTAAGACATAGTCTAAACAATTCTGAAAAGAATTGAAGTTAAGGATAAAGAGCCTTAACGATAATATTTAATGAGTAGTGCTGATTGTAGCAAACTTGCTGGCATATTATTTTTTAATGAAATCATAAAAAGAGGTTGGTTTGATAAAGTAAAAATTGTAAATATGATTCATGATGAATATAATGTGGAAGCACCAGAAGAAATAACTGAAGAAGTAGCTAAATGTTTAAAAGATTGTATGATTAAAGCTGGAACAGTATTTTGTAAAATAGTTCCTCTTGATGCAGATGTTGAAATCGGAGATTATTGGGTTCATTAAAAAAATTAAAAAAAATATGAGCTGGGAAACTAGATTAGTAACAACTATGTCTTTCAACAGAAAAACTTATGATTGTTTAGGAACTGTTGAAAACGATTTAGAAGAAGTGCAAGATATGATTAAATATTTTAAAAATAAAATAATTAGTCTTGCAATGATTACAGAACCGAAAAAGTTTTGTGAAGAAGATCAAGATCCATTATGTTGGTTACAGCATGAGACTGAAGAGTGTTTAAATGAACTTGAAACACTTTATACTGAAGAATATAAATTGCTTTGTTTAAAAGATAATTGGGAAACTTGTCACACTAAAGAAGGTGAGCCAATTCATCCTCCTAAAGAATTTTGTAATGGAGAATATGGTGATTGTGCTTATATAGACGGAGATTTTATTTTAACTAATGCTGAAAAACAAGAATACAATGGGTAAAAAACATAAAAGAACTTGTTGGGTGTTACAATCTGAATTGGAGCTTTATGGTGAAAGGGATAGTTCAGTTAAATTATTCAGTTCGTTGAAAAAAGCTCAAAAAAGAATGACAGATTTTCTCAATGAAGATATTTATAACAATCTTGATAGGTTTGATTCATTTGAATATTCAGATGATGAAAATGATGGAACAACTGTTTATAATAAAATCCCAATTGAAATATTGAAAAATCTTGAAAATGAACCATTAAAATCAAAATGGGTACATATTTATGATACTTATGGTTCTGACTATATTACATACACAATTACTAAACAAGAAATAAAATGAAATTCTTAGAACCTGTAACCCAAATAATCCAACAACCAGAAGGATTAGATGGGATATATAAACAAATTGAATATGTAGGAAGAAGTTGCTGGATGTCTCAACATATGATAAAAGAAGATTCAGCAACTTCTTTTGTACATAATTTACAAGAAAATGGACATACTGCTCCTTTTGAACACGGTACTGTCTATTTAAAATGTTATGGGTCTGAAGATGAACTTAAAAAATATGCTAAAAATCCTTATTCTAGATATATTAGAATATACGATCATAAAGAAGTTTGTCAAGGAGATGTAGACTACTATGCAACTGAATATGTCACAACTAATTATAGAGTAATCATAGAAAATAATTGGTTTGATGATTTACAGTATATTGTTCCGTTTGATAAAGAACATCATGTTCCTAGAATAACTTTCCATTTTGTTTGTCAAAGAGCTATATCTGCTGAATTTAATAGACATCGACATAATTCACCAATGGAGTCTAGTTCTAGGTATTGTAATTTTTCTGGGGATCGATTTGGTAGAGAAATTACAATATGTGTATCTGACTGGGTAATTAAAGAAGCTGAACAAAATATTAAACCTATTGGATTTAGACATATTAAAGGAATTGATGCTTTAAGCGAATGTAACAAAGGTCTTGAACAATATTGTTATGAAATTGCTAATGGTTATGATGTGGCCAATATGAACAAGATTGATTATTGGTTATTTGCTAATTTAGCCTGTGAACATGCTTATATGAATATGATAAGACTTGGAGCTAAAGCTGAAGAGGCAAGAGAGGTTTTACCATTAGATCTTAAAACAGAATTATATCATACAGCATTTTTAGACGATTGGTTACATTTCTGTTCTTTAAGAGCTTGGAAGAGTAAAGGTAATAATCCACATCCTGAAGCAAAAAGATTGGGTATTGCAGTATTTGAAGGACTGAAATATTTAGGTTTTGTTACTGATGATTTTAGAAAAGATAGAGAAATAGAATGAAATTTTTAAAAATAATTGAATCTAGTATCTTATGTTTGAGGTTTCCATTTTTATACCCAAGAAATAGGTTTTCTGGTTTACATTATACTAACTGGAAAATGTTTAATTTTGTGGGTAATTGGAAATCTCAAACTTATGATATTATATGGTTCCAACCAACAGCAGAAAAGAAAGGTTGGTCTATAATAACTCAAAGAATTAATGATTTCAGAGAGTATACAATTTTAATAAAAGACAATAAAGTATTTATTAAAAATAATAAAAAAGTTATTTGGGAAAAACCATTTTCATACTTTGGAGAAGGAGAAATTAAAGGGATAACCAAAAATGATGATAATAAACTTTGCTTAGTTGTTTCTGAAGATTTTAAAAGAAATGAAAATAGTCAATGGTTAATCACTATTATCCATTCAAAATGGTTATATAAATTATGTAATCTTGTAGATTGGATTCATAAATATCCAGTACAATGGTTACACCTTATTCCAACATTTACTGAATTGGATGCAATGGAAACTGGTTGGAAAAATGCATTTGGAATCCAAATGTGTAAAGAAATTAAAATTGCTTTAAAGAAAAATAATTGTTTAAGGAAGTATAGAATTACACAAATTAAAGAAAAATATGGTTCATTAAGATGGTATGATACTGGAGCACCAGAAGAAGTTTATAAAATCATATCTAAATATGAAAAAATTTCTACTAAAACTTGCATAATTTGTGGAAAACCTGCTAAATATATTTCCAAAGGTTGGGTAAGTCCTTACTGTGAAAACTGTATTGGTAATAGAAATTATACTAAAATAGGAGAAGACAATTATGATGAAATGGTATGATGGAAAAAATGGATTTCTAGTTACTAAAGTTATAGTGGAATATTCACAACCTGGAGATGGTTGTGAATCCTGTGATAATGAACAAGTTCTTAGACTTGAAGCAATGGACAATGGAGTTGCTCCATTTATTCGTATAAGTACTCCTACCGGATATTTTTCTATTGCAGATTTAGATGACCTAAAACCAATATTTGAAGATTTTAAAGAAAAAGTAAATTATGAAGAAAAAAATAGTTGCAATTAGTGATTTACATGGAAATCTCCCAATGGATCTTCCAGAAGGAGATATTTTATGTATTTGTGGAGATATATTTCCACTAGATATCCAAACTCAAATTTTAAAATGTGATGATTGGTTAAACGATGTGTTTATTCCCTGGACTATAGAATTGCCTTATGAAGAAATTATTTTATTAGCAGGCAATCACGATTTTTATTTTGAAGAAGCAGCTCCGGTAGATACTTTTTTAACATTTGATCATACTAAAATTACTTATTTACGTGACTCTTGGGTTACTATATATGGAATCAAGTTTTATGGTACACCTTGGTGTCATAAATTTGGAAATTGGGCATTTATGGAAAATGATGCAACTTTGGAGTCTATATTTAAACGTATTCCAGAAGATGTTGACTTTCTTTTAACTCATGATGCTCCTTATGGAACTAGTGATATTTGTATGCAAAATGTATATTGGAATAACGGAGACCATATTGGTTCTAAACCATTAAGAGATGCTGTTATTGAAAAGAAACCAAAATATATGTTGCATGGACATCTTCATTCAACTAATCACGATGAAGAAATTTTAAATGAAACTAAGGTTTATAATGTAAGTATTCTTGATGAAAGATATGAAGTTGCATATTCTCCTTTAATTATAGAATTTGATAAATGAAAGAATTACTTCGAAAAACTATTATACGTTGGTTTGTATGTATACTATGGGAGGGAAAGCATGATTATCATAAAATATCTCCCATGGATATACATTATCGTTATTTAGCTGAATGCAAAAGATGCCATAAGCAAAAGGTGTTTTAATATATTGTTCAAAGTTAGATTTTGTTTATTTTAACATTTAAAAAAATAATATGATAATTGGAATATCTGGAAAAATTGGTTCTGGAAAGAACGAAGTTGCAGATATGATATCTTATATTGGCTTTAGAAATGCTGATGGGACTTTTAATCAGTTTAAAGAAGCTCAAGATATAAGAAATACTTTTTTCAAAAATGAAAGATGGGGTGATGCCGAACGAACATTACCAAATATTCATTCTTTTGCAGCAAATTTAAAGAAATGTTTAGCAGTGTGTACCGGAATAGATTTTCATAAATTAGAAGATCGAAATGTAAAATCCTCTGAAATTCCTTGGCTAGGTATTTCTTACCGACAACTATTACAACGGTTTGGAGAAGGTGTTAGACTTACTGTAGACAAAAATTTCTGGGTCAATTCTCTGTTATCTCAATATGAAAAGTCAAATATTTGGATAATTTCTGATGTTCGACATATTGTTGAAGCAGATGCTATTCTTGATAAAGGTGGTATTTTAGTTAGAGTAAATAGAAATGGGCTTGATACTGATAACCATATAAGTGAAACAAACTTAGATGATTATCAAAAATTTAATTATACGATAGACAATAATGGAACTTTAGAAGATTTATTTAACAAATGTAGAAATCTTTTAGAAACTATAGCTAAAGATAAACAAAAATAAATAATAAAGGGCGTAAGCATTAATCTCGTTTGAGGTTAGTGTTTACGCCCTTATTTTTTTTATTAATTATCATCTTTTCTTCCGTTATCACCTATAGGTCTGCCTAGTGTATTAATTTTTACATAATCTAATACACTTTCCCTAGTTCTACCAACAGCAGCTAACTTTACTAAAGTATCATACATATCAGTATTACCAGAAATACAAGATGATAATCTTTTAACAGTATTAGTCGTTGTAGTTATAGAAAATGGAGTCCATTGCATACCTCTACCAAATATAGTATTCATAAAGAAAAAGTCGTCAGTTGATGTTTTTAACATAGCTACTGTATTTAACATAGCAGTATTAATTATAGCATCTCCTAAATCTTCATTTCCAACTTCTTTAGTGTAATCTTTTGCAGCTGTTTGCAATGCTGGAGCAATTAACATTCCAAGTAACAGCATCATTAGTAAATCATACCACCATTGAGATAAATTAGCTCGATAAGCTGTTTTTAAATTTTCATCTGGATTGTTTGCAAATTCATTATATGCATTAGAAAATGATTTAAATAAAGTTAATACATTTTTATTATCCTCATCTTTAAAATTTTCATATCCAGTTTTTAAAATATTTGAAAGAGTTACAAATATTCCTTCTTGATACTAGCCCTACCAAACCATAAATGGAGTATTAGTCACTTCTGTAGTTGGATTTCCTTCATCATCTTCATAATAATAAATTGGATTTCCTTTATCATCTTTTTCAGAATAATGAACCCATTTACCAGTCATACGAATACCTCCTGGAGCCATAAATTGATTCTTTTTAGATGACCAGAAAGTATTCATTTGCATAAATAAAGCACCAGCAGTAGTAGATTGAATTAAAGATTTCTTTTCATGCGAATAATATCCATATACCATATCAGCCATAGATTTAATACTTTCAGCCTCCAATACTGTATAAGCTCTTGGTAATGGTAATGGATGTTCAACATTTACTACAAAATCTACTAATTCACCATTACTGTTTAAATATTTAGCATTTTCATTCTAAAATTGTTTAGCAACTGCTAAATATCTTGCTTTTTGTTTATTAAACTCATTTTTTAAACTTTCTGGAATTTCATTTTCTTTGCCAGCATATTTAGCAAATATTTCATAACGTTTATCTTTAGTCCAGTCATAATTACCATGTTCATCATGTGCTTCAAAACAACCATCAGCTCTCATATGGGCACCAAAGATAGTCATTCTATTATAGAAGTCAGGTCTTGAGGCAAAATGGAAAGCAAGATTATTAAAATTAAACATACCAAATTGATTTGGAAGAATTTTACTACCATAAGTGTTCATATCCATATCATTTATACCATATACTTCATTTAATACTCTTGCTAAGGATTTATTGTTACTAAAATGTCCTAATTCTTTATATATCCAGAAAAAGCTGTCTTTAAAGTTTTTGGCAGAAAATGCTTCAGTTCCGTCTGGATTTTTTATTACTAGCATAATGTCTTTCCATAAACCATCAATAGCCTAATATAACTATCTTGGATTAAAAGCTAATGCTAGTTTAGAAGCACCCTACATAAGTTTTCCAGCCATAAATGATAACTAATTCCATTTTGGATCTTGTATAGACATATTTAGTACTTTAGCAGTAATAAAGTTATGTAAATACTCGATATCCTCAGCAAATTTATCGTTTAAAATAAAACTTTGATATTCTAATTGATATGCTACAGCTTTTAATACTGGAAATATTTTATTAATATTATCCTTCATTACATAACTAACACAATGTGCTGTAGTTAGGACTTCAAGATTTCTTTCCCAAAAATCAATACCTCTACCATTAGGGTTACTTTCACTTTTTGGCTCTAATACAGTTTTTCTATATTCTTCATTTTCAAAAGCATCAAAATTACTTGACATTTCCCATAATTCAAAGTTTTTATTTTTTGCTTTTGCCATACGATTTTTTAAAGCCTAATCACCTGTTTGCTTAACAACATCTTCATCAGTTAAAAAATCTCTAAAAAATTCTTGAAGATTTTCCTTATTAGGAATTAATTTACTAAATGAATCTTTTATAGCATACCATAAACCTTTATTAGCAATTTTAGAACTAAAAGAACCTCTCATTAATGGAGCTCTTAAATATTTAAAAGAATCTTCAGAATTTAATAAAAATTCTAAATCCTACATTGTGTGTATCTAATTAGAATATCTCCTACTATTTATTTGAAATAAACAATATTTTAAATATTCTTTTTCAGTATCAGTCATTGTATGGTCTTTAAATGGATTTTTAAAAATAATATCGTCAGGATAATCATCATCATACATATTTTCAAATAAAGAAGCTTCATTTCCAACAGTTTTTGATTTTAAATATCCAAAACTTTTTTCTTTTCTTAATTTTTCTCCAAGCTCATATAATTTTTTTGTAACAAATTGTACTTCATCTCTAACATTTTGATAACCGGTATTTAATTGTCTACCTACTAAATTTAATAAGTCACTATCCAACATACCAGGATTATCAAGACTGTTAGCACTCCATCCTTTTGTAAAAGCTTCTTTAAGTCCAGATTGATTTAAATACTTATGATGGTCTTGTAATTGTTGTCTAAAATGTACACCATCTAAAGCACCAATAGCACTATGTATATCAACTAATAATCTATAGGCTTCACTTTTATTTTGATCATTAAGTGTTTCTTGTTTAGTATTGTGCTCTAAATTAAAAGTATCAGAAATATCTTGAGCAATTTTAACTAAACCACTTCTTATTGCTACAATATTATCAGTTGGTAACTGATCAAAATCACTTAATGCAGAAGTTACTTTTTTGAACCTATGATTTGGTGGATTAGCACATATTTCTTTAATTCTTAATTTTACTAAACTTAAGTAAGAAGCAAATTTACTTTTTGTAAGGTTATTCTGCATTGGATGTTTTTTATCCAAATCACATAATTCCTTAAAGTTGTAAATCAGTTCTTCGTTGCTTGCTGTAAAACCTTCATCAGTTGCCTAATTAAAAAGCATAATATTACCTATAACACTTTCATTTTGAAATATATCTTGCATTTCATTTAAAGCAGCTAATGTTTCCATTAACTTTATATTACCATAAGTACTAGCTAATACTAATTCTCCTGGTTTATTTTTAGCTACAATATCCGAAACAAATGTTCCAGTTAATGTTTGTCTATTTCCGCCAAGTTTTATATTTTCTCTAAATTCATGTGCTGAAGTATCGCACACTAATACGTCAATTCGTTCACTAAATATATTCTATACTAATATAATTCCCAAACTATCTAATGCTTCAGAATAACAATTTAAAATACGATAATCTGGTGTAGCATATCTATTTAAAATAGTTTCAAGTCTAGGTGAGTATTTTAATTCAATAGGTTTATTTGGGTCATTTATTGCATCCTACAAAGCAGATTTAATTGCTTGTGTCTATCCTTGTACATAATTCTTAGATTCCTCTATATTTAATCTTGCAGTGTGAACTTTATCAATTAATTCTTCAAAAGTATCTCCTTCATATAATTTTCCATTAAACTAACAAGTGTATTTTTTAGCATTCTTTTTTAATTTATCTGCTTTTTTAAGTTTAAGAAATTCTTTAGTATTTTCTCTTGTAATTTCAGACTATTTAGCAAATGAAGTAAATTTATTTTCAGAAAACGATTTAACTGCATCTAGAATATCACCATCTGCTATTATTTTTCTATTTAAAGGTAAAAATTTATCAACATTTTTATTAATATTATCAGAACCAAATCCTTTAATATTTAATTCCTCTAATACCTGATCTTCTACAGTAACAGAATCAAATGTTAATAAAGTTCTAATATCACCTTTTTCTAAATCAATATTATGTAACTAAAAATTATTAAATTTTATTGGTGCAACAAAAACTTTGGAATCACCTCCTAATGAAAATCCCATTCTTTCTAACATTCTCCTATAAGTAGCTAACTAATATGAAAATGTTAATTTTTTTGAAGTATCATAATCAATATAATTTTTAGGAGATGTTTTATAATCAATAATCTACATTGCTCCATTTTTATCTATTACAAGCAAGTCAAAATTACCTACTAAATTAGTAATAGATTTATCTCCTGAAAATCCATTAATAGCAGTAATTGCAGATACTTCAGGCATAAATAATAGATCTTGTCCAAATTTATCATTTAATTCTTTATGTAATTTTTTACAAGCTTCTAATGTAGAGTCAATTACTGAATCTGGAATAATTTCAGAAAATTTTATTCCTTTATATTTTGCATATTTTGGATTCTATGCTGTTTTATCACTAATCAAATTAAAATTAGTTAGTGAATTTTTCATAGTTTGTTTTAAAGCATTATCATCAAATATTTTATTATTTATTGCTTTCCAATACGATTCAAACATTCTATGTATTCCAGTTCCCATAAATCCTTGCATTGGCCAAGAAGCTGAAATTAATTTTTTACCTTTTTCAATTTGATCTGGAGTAGGAATATTTGTTATATCCTATGGTCTTACTCCTTCTCCAAATACAGCATTTATTTCATTCTACGTAGCTATTTTACTACCACCTCTAGTACCATTCCAATAAGATAAGTCGTTCCAATCATTTCTTATTTTATTTTGCCAATAATTTTCCTCATTAAATATTGGAAATAAAATATTACCGTATTCATCAACATATTCAGTTAATCCTCTAGTTACTGGAATATGACCTGGAGGTAACATATCAGTATCATAATCTTCAAATATATCTGATTCTAATCTTATCTATTCATATCCCTACATTTTTTTCTTTGCTACCTCATCACGTTTAGTGATTATAGTGTTAGCATTTTTTTGTTTAGTAGAGTAATCAAAAACAATGTCAGTAATAGTTCCATTATACTTTAAACTATTAACAATAAACTCGTCAAGAGCTAATTCTGAGTTGAAAACTCTACCATTTTTATAAGTAAAAGTACATTTCATATTACTCACATTTTTGTATTAATTCACCATCTTCTAATAATTTAGATTTTATATTAGCAGTTTTTCTATGAATAGCTGCTAAATCCATTATAGTTAGTGGTGTTTGTTTTATAATTTCAGATTTAGTTTGAATTGCTAAATCAAGTAAACTACCTTTAATAATATCTTCTGCTGGAAGCATTTTCACTGTAGTTTCTCCCATTAATACAGAATCAATATTTCTTGTAATATTATATAATAAATACTAAATATCAGATTCTTTCATAGAATCGAACTCTGTGTTATATCCAGATAAAAATTTAGCAAATTCAGTTACAAAGTATTCCTCTAATAAATCGTTCTAAGATTTATTACCAAATTTAGACTGTAGAGTTTCTAAATCCACATTTTTTAATTTAGATATTATATTAATATATTGATCAGGATTTGTGTACCTCATACCTCCTAAAAATATATGTAACATTTCATGTATTGGGGATTCTAATTCAGCTAATTCTGTATTTACATATATATTACCATTAAAGACAAAAGCTTTTGCTATTTTAGACTGGTCTGGTAAATCTTTAAATTCATCAGAATATTCAAAATCTGAAGAATCAATTGGAATTATATTGATTCCATAATATTGTTGTAATTTAGATAATGCATTAACTAATACTACTCTTCCACTTTCAGGAGTACTTTCATAATTTAATTCAAAATTATTTTTAACAGTCTCAGCAGTAGGTCTATGTTTTATTTCAACAAAAAATTTACCATTTCCAATGTTAAATCCCATTATTTCTAAATCTCTATGTATATTATTTAATTTAACTATTGCTTGTTCAAAAGATTCCTCTCCAGTTAAATTTAATAATGTATTAATTTCTGCTACCTACGAATTTCCAACTTTTTGAACATTAAGTTTTTCCTTTAAATATTCTTCAGAATTTACATTAGGTAATTCATCTAAATTAGGAAATCTATCAAATTTTGTTAGATAATACTAACACCAAAAATCCAAAGTAGTCTCTGGAATACCAGCCATATTTTTCAATGACTGGTATTCCCCAAGACTCTTATTTATACAACTTGCCATTATTTTTAACAATCAGTCTTTAAAATATCCATTAAATCTTCTGCAGATATATCTCTAATAAACTAACTACCTAATTTATTCATTATTCCTAATTTAATAAATAAATCTGTCATTGATTTGGCACCTAATATTTTAACTTTTTCTAAGTCCTTAATATTATTCCAAGTTATTCCTTTGTATTCAGTTAACTCACCATTAACTGGAATAACTTGTTCTTTAATGGTACTCATACTTAAGTTATTTACTACAGTAGGATTAGTAATTGTATTATCAATAACATAATAATTAGATTCATCTATTTGTCTTAAGAAAAATGATTTTCTTTGATTTTCTAAAGCTTGTGCAGCTTCTCCATCATATTCACCACTTTCACTATAACTACTTTCATCATTTTCTGAATTATCCTAATCATAATCTATATCAGGACTATCATCATTTGGTAACGATTTCTACTTTTTATGTTTATTAGGATCTAATTCCAATAATACAGTTTTACCAGTAGCTGGATTAACTTTTCTAATATAAGGTAACCCAGTAGTAAAGTTATTATCTATAGGAGCAATTTTCTTTAAGAAATTGATTAAATCATTTTTACCAAATTGTTTTATTTTTGCAAATATATAATCTGGAGATGTTTTCTAAAAATCAAAGAATTTCTAAATTAAATCTGTTTGTCCTTCAAAACTTTTTTTACTTGTATCAAACATATATGATTCAAATAAAGTAGTTAATGAATTTTCTCTAACAGCATTTTGATTAACAATTAGATTATAAACATACAAAGCATCTAAGAAATGAATATTACCCAATTCTGGGATTTTGACATCTTTTATAATGTTTAATCCTTGTTTATAATGAGCTATTTGTTCTTCTTCATATGTATTTTCAGGTAATAGCTTAGTCTATGTAGCTAACTTAATTAAAGTATTTTTGTCTAAAGTTTTATCAGTTTTAATAAAACCTAATGATTTTAACAATTCATTATTAGGATATTTACTTTTTAAACTAGGAATTACAAACTATTCAAATATATATTTAAAAGTCATATTTCCTTCATATGTTCCTAACGTAAAATTATAATCAGTTGGGGCATTTACTAATTTTAATGTTCCGTCTGATTGTTCTTGTAATACTTTAGTATTACCAGAATTTGGTAATTTACCTTCACCAAATCCAAAATCATATGTCTTTAAAAATTCATCAATAAAACTTCCATTTATATAATCAATAGTGGATGATAGTAATTTTTCTCTAGAAGTTTTATCTCCCCTCATACTATTTAAATAATACTTAGATATAAAGTTAGTCATATTCCATACAGAAGACATAGAAGATGTTAATGTAAATAATGCTGCTGCAGTCTACATATATCCATGATAATGAGGTACTGTAACAAATGCTTTAAATATATTTACACCAAACTTTAATTGATCATAAGTATCAATAACAAGCTACTAATATTCTGAATTTTTTACAAATTCAAGAAAATCTACTTGATTTAAATTAGGCTTTATTAATAAATCATCTGTAACCCCATCATTAGACATTAATTTTCTATTATAATCCTATAATGGTTGTAAAATTTCATTCATTACTTCTGATGTAATTCCTCCCTATAATGATTGAATAGTATCTACTCTCGAATTTAATATCCCTTCAAAACGACGTATCCAATTTATTTGTTCACTTAAGGAATTTGGAAGTCCCTAATTAAGTCTGGCTCCCATAGTAAATGACTGCATTTCTCCTAACATAAAACAAAGTTTCTATATTTCATTAAATGCATTCAATTCCTATCCATCCGATGTTAAAAAAGTACTAAATGTTACAGAATCTTTTAATCTACTCCAATCTCTTAGTTGTTCTTGAGTTCTCTTTATTTTATCTAAAGTAGATTTTTTAACTGCACTAGCTGTTAAACATTTTTCAAATGTTTTATACTATTCTGTAGTTAATTTTTCAAGATTTTTTACAGTTGGATTATTTTTAAAGAAATCAGGTAATTCGTTAAATGATCTTAACATTTTGTTTAATACATTATCAAGATCAAAATCTTTAGGTCCAATTTTAATAAATTTTAAAACTGATTTAACATCAGGATAACCAGACGCTCCAGTAAAAAAATTTGCAGGAATTAAATTAGCTATTTTTAAAGCAGGTTCAGATGTTAATAAATTTATTAATGTTTTTACATCCAATCCTAGTGTAATTCCAGCTAAATATAATCCTATCATTGATTCCTAAGCATTAATCTTAGGTAATGTTGGATCTTTTGCATTATCTGTTGCAAGTGATAAGAATCCAGAATATAATAATGCTGCATCAACACTCTAATCAATTTCATTTAATGCCTATGCAACTTCTGGAGGAAGTTCAGTATCTAACTATTGATGTGAATTAGCTATTAATTTAACTAATTTTCCACAAATTTCTTGATTAATTAATAAATTAGCTTTATCTTCCTAACTTCCATTATTTAATATATTACAAATGTATTGATAATATGCTTCAAATACTTTTAAACTAGAAGCAACAATACCGGTATCTGTTTTACCTCCCATTGTAAGAGCCCTAGTTCTATACTGACTTGTTAAAGAACCTGGATCAGCATCATTAAGTTTTTTAGAATATGGTAAATCTGCAGATAAATCTTTAATTGTATTTACAGCACCATCTTTACTATCAACAGATTCTTCTCCTTGAATTTGATTAACTGCATCTTTACCAATATTATACATTGACGAAGATACAAAGTTAATTAAAGCATTTGATACATCAACATTTGGTTTATTAATATATAAGTTATGTCTATTAATTATATCTTCTAAACCTTTTATATTAATATTTTGAGGTATTCCTCCTAATTTATTAATTGTATTTAATAATGTTGACAATTTTTTAATATTTTCTACTGATGTTTTAAACATTAAACCATTATCAGTTTGTTCAAAAATATCATTACAAATACTCTAAATAGTTCCATTGTCATCAACTTTAGCATACTGTATTTCTTTTCCAGTTGGAAATGGTAAATTCTCAGATGCTTCTAATAATTCTTTAGAAGATAAATCCATAAATGGAGACCATTTAATAAATTCCCCGTTTTTAAATTTAAATCCTAATAAAGAAACTTTATCAATATCAAAGTCAGAACCTTGTAAATATATTTGATATCTGCTTACATAAGCTGTATTTAAACCACTTTCATCAAAACCTACAATTTTCATTGACATAAATGATTGCATACATTGAGCAGGAATACGAGCAGCAAGAATTTCCAAAGATTTCAAGAAAGATGTATGTATTTCTTTAGAAGACTTTAATTGATTTTCTAACCATTTATCTTTAGATTTTAAATCCTCTAAAGAAACTCTTTTTTGTTCTGGAGTAAGATCATTATTTTTTAAAATCTTTTGTATATTTTTTATTTTTGCTTTTTCATAACTTCTATATTCAGAAATAAATTTTGAAAAAGCTTCAATACCTTCTTCTGAGTGTATTATTTTATTAATAAATCCATTTTCAACTTGTCTTTCTTCTCCATCTATTGTATAAGTTAGATTATCATCTAAAGTTCCACTTTCTATAAAACTATCAAACTTCTTAACAAAAAATTTAGCAGGTTTTGAATCAGATTTATCGAATAAGTCTATTATATCAGCTAATTTTTCGTGGGATTTAATTCTAGATGAAATATTTACTCTTACATGTTTAATAGCGTTAAGATAAAAATCTACATTTTTAGTCTTTATTAAACGTACTTTACCATTAGAATAAATTTCATCTTCTTCAGAACTTAGTTGTTCTACTGGGTTATTTTTATAATCTAAATACCAAAGTTTTCCAGTTTCATCTTTTACTGGAGTAAATGATAGTTTTCTAAATCCTTTAGGAACATCATCAGTAATTAAATATTTATTATTACCATCAATTGTAATTAATTCTACATCAAATTGACTATCAAGTAAATGAACTTTTTCTTCTAAACTTCTTTCTAAGAAAAATAAATCATTTTCTGAAATATCTTTAACATCATCATTAGTTCTTAAACCAAACTAAGATTGATATAATTTGGACATAATAATTTCATAAGGTTTAACCTTAATAGATGATTTGTCTAACTATATCTATTTTAATCTTATTTCACCTTTTTTATGTTGAATTAATTCATTATTAAAATTATAATGCTCCCCATCATTTTCCCAAACTCCATCTTCTACAACTACAGTATTTTGATCATAATAATTACTTAATGAGAATAATGCATTCTATAATACTTCTCTAATTTCATCTTTATTAGCACCTCTCCAAGCCTATTTTACAACAGCTAAATCCCAAACATTATATGAATTCCCATTAATATCTTTAAATTTAACATTATATCCAGCAAGATCTCTTCCTCTAGAAACTACTTCTTCTATAGGAGATCCAGTTTGTTCAATATATTGTCTTAATAGATAATAATCTTTAGGAGTATTAACTTTAAATACATCACCTTCATAATATCCAGGAACATAATAAGTGGTTCCTAATTCAATATCAGCTAAATCAATTACTGGTTTATTAGGAAGATCATTAATATCCTAACCTTCATAATAAGATAGTAATCTTCCATCATATAATTTAAATATTCCATTTGAAGGAGATAATACATCCATTGTTCCTGGAAATTTCAATTTAATACAGGATTTTACCAAAGTTGCTGATATTTTTGACATCATTTGTCTTAATAATACTGAATTGTCTATAGGTAATGTCTGTTTTATAGTTTCATAATCCAAAACTCCTTTATTATCCTATATTGCTTGTAAAGCTTGTTGTACTAATAAATCAGCTAAAGTTTCTGGATTTGCAGATGTTTTACCTGGTTTTAAAGTTTTGAAAATAACTAAAGTTATAAAGTTTTCTATTTTACTTTTAGCTCTATCAATATTTCCAACTTTTGAATAATCAATAGAATCAATAAAATCTTTTAAAGTTATTTGAGTTAATGAACGTAATGCTTGATAAGCACGATTAGCCTATTCAGCAGTATATCCTCTTAAACCAAGAGCATTTAATACCTATGTCATCATAGATAATACTGATTCATCAGATTCATGCTCTGCATTTAACTGTGGACCAGCATCATATAAGTTTTCATCAGTATAAGCTAATTCAGTACTTAAATCATATAAAAATGATTTTTGATTTTGATTAGTAGATCCAGATTTAGTTGCTTCATGTGTTGGGAAATAATGTATCATAGCTTTTTTCAAATACTAATTTACATTTTTCTAACTAGTAGGTTTACTTGTTAAAGCTTTTCCAACACTATTTACAACATATGTAGCATATTTAAATGAACTTTCATCATATTCGTTACCTTTTATTTCCTATTTACCAGAAATTTGATCTTCAGATAAATTCATAGAATAGGCACCTCCAAAAAATAACCAAATATCATGCACATCCTTTAATAAAACTTTTTGTTTTATACCATTAGCTAAAAATTCAGTAAATCCAGTTTCTGGATTAAATACAACATTTGTAACTGTAACTATATCACCATTATAAACCTGATGATTATCTAGTGGTTGATCATTTTCATCATAAACTTGTAAATAATTTATATGAGCATCTGTGTTTCCTAGCCATACTCTCTTAAATGAGAACATATCAAAGTTTAAAGATCCTCCTAAATAATTTTTAGTAATATCTAAACCCTGATTTTTTCCTTGATAAAATGGAATTAGTTCAGATACTTTTCCTCTTAACCCTCTATAATTTAAATATCTGTAAAACTTAGAATCACGTATTCTCATATTAGTTACTGGGAAAGAAGCACATTTTACAAATTTATTTATACCAGTCTATGGGTTCTAACTCCAAATAATGTCTTTTTTATCAACACCAACAGCACTACCTTTCAATGATAAATTTTCAAGATAGTTAGTAATACCGTTAGCATACATAGCTCCATCATCATCTAATGGATTTGCCTCCTATCCAAATATTGTTGCAACACTATCTCTAGTATTTTGTATAGTGGCCATTTTTACATCAGAGGGCAATCCATCTAATTCATTTAATTGGAATTGATGTTTAGCTCCTGATTCAATCACATTACGTTTAGTTTGCTATGCATATGCTTGTGCAGCGTATGCTCTTATGTTTTTATGATTTTTTCCTGGATGTTGAGCATATGAACCTACCGATGTATTCATATATTCTTGTCCAAATAAATATCCTAAAGTATTGAATTTTTCAATTAAAGGATGAATTTGAATTGAAACTTTATGGTCTATTTCAGGATGTTTTTTAATATTATTGAAATGTTTTTCAAATTTCTCAATTAAATTCTTTTTTCTTGTAGAATGTATTCTAGAGTCTGCTTCTACATTTACTTTTTTAGTATTTAAAATTTCTTCAGCTGTTTTTTGATTCTTACGCTCTGCATCTAATAATTGATAATGAGCATTTAATACAGTTACAAGCTGATTAAATGAAAATTCTGGTGACGTTAACCATTGTTCGACTGTTGCATACTGTTCAAAATCTTCAGGAAATAAATAATATTTAGCATTTTCAAATGCATAATTAACTACTCCTATTTTTCTTAATGATTCTAAATCAGTAATTCCAAATGAATAATCTTTTTCAGCTAATTCATCTGTTTCATCTGATTCACTACCATTATCAGAATGCTTTGTAAAATCAGTATAATTTAATTTAGCTAATACTATTTTTCCACCTCTAGCCCAAGTATGATTTTCAAAGTTTACTAACTTTTCTAAAACACCTGGAACAGTTTTTGAAAATTGATTTGTAGTTGTTATATAACCACCATCTTGTATAAAATCCCTTACCCATTGTTCATTTTTCTTTTTAAAAAATTCTTCAGAATTTTTATAAGATGTATTAGCTAAAGTTTCATTAGGTACATGACTTCTAAACCAAGATTCATCTTTTACACCCCATTTAAATAATTCCTAAGATATAATATAATTTACTCTAAAATGCAATTTATCATCAGAAATAAATGAATAACTTGTAGCAATTGCTGCTGGTTCACCTTTTTCTTGCTATGTTATTTCTAAAGTATGTAATAGATTTGTAACAGCATCAGAAGCTCTTGTTCTTAAATGTTTATTTATTTGTTTTTCTATAGCCTTATAATGATCACTGTTTTTATCAAGTATTGCTACTTCAACTTCAGTTTTTATATCATTATAATTTGCACCAGAATTCTTAACTAATTTTATAATATAATCATTTTTTATTGACTAATATATTGGATTAGTATATTGAACAGATCCATCTAAACTAAAGATAGATTTAAGTTTATCTTCAATAAAAAGATCTATAGCTTTATTAATACCATTAAAATTGGATTCTAATCCAAATAAATCAATAGATTTAGCAATATTTAAGAACCAAATAACATCTTCTCTATTTTTATAATTTCCTATTTTAACATCGCCTTTAGATACTTGATTTAATTTTAGCCATTCCTTTTCAATAGCATTAAAAGATTTTTTATAAAAACTTCCAAGTTCTTCTTTAGCTATTTGTTTAATTTCATCAAGAGATAAATCTTTAATTTTCTTTCCATTTTTTAAAGCATGTAAATTAATTAAAAGTTTTAATACTCTTGGTTTATCTGAAATCACACAAGGCAAAACTCTCATCATAGCATTTTCATCATCACTTAGATAAGCATTACAAAAATCATATACAAAATCAAAAGCACCACTTTCTGCTGGAGTAAATTCAGTAACTTTTTTATTATCACCATTAGTAGCTTTTAAATCTCTAGCAATTTCATATCCAGAATATGCTTCATGTAACATTTCTAAATCATGCCCTAGATAATCTTCACCCAATTGTTCTCCTCTATATATCTAGGCACAAGTTTTATCCATTAATTGTGAAGTGGACATAGTATTAATTGTGTTACCATCAGCCCCTTTTGCTGAAGCTTCACGCATTATTCCATTTAAAATATCTAAAGTATTACAAATAGACTCCACTGATTTTTTCATTACATTAGTTGGAAAAGACTAAACTTCTTTAGAGTCTTTTTGCATTCTTATATCTTTCTGTTTATTATGTTGATAATATTTTAATGCAGTATTTTTTGCGGAAACTAAAGTTTCAGCTTTAATGGATTCACAAGAAACAGAATAATTATAAAGTACAATTGCAGCAGTTTCTAATAATTCTGATTGTGTTATTGATAGAGATGGAAGAAATGTTTTTTCAAAATTTGAAACATTTAAATTTAAAATATCTTTTATAAATTCACACAAATTAGAATTTTTAGTTAAATCAATATTATTTATAGATCTAAATGTTTTTCCACCATCTTTAGATAAAGTAACTGTTAATGATGGAGTAACTTTTAATATAGTTTTTCCATCATTAAATTTTATAGATATGAAACTTTTATCAAGTTCAGTAGATAATGTTGTTCTGTCTAATGTAAATCCATTAAATTTTTTAATACCTTTATTAAAATTTTCTTCATCATAATATTGATCTACAATTGCAGAAAAATTACCATTAATCTAATCTTGATAATATAAGGTATGACTTCCTAAACTTGCTTTACCTAAAGTTTTTATTTCAAAATTTCCTTCAACATTCTATTCATATTGAGTCATTGGTATATGACTCTAATTATTAAAATAATGTGTTATATATTGATAAAAGGATTTAGGCTATGTTTTATAATGTTCAATATTTCTTGATTCCCAAGCTTGTCTAATTTTAGCACTTGGATCAAAAGTTTGTTTATAAATAGAATAAACTAAATCATTATGTGCTGCTTTAAAATTTTTTATATTTATGTTTAAATCATATTTTTTATCAGCAGCTAATAATTTAAAAATAAGCGGAATTACAAATGTTCCATCAGAATAAGTTTCCTATAATAAATCATACATCGATTTAACAACTGTATCAGTTGTTCCGTCTTCATTTATGACAACTTTTAATAAATAATCATGTTCTTCCTATGTTAAATAATCATTATTTAACATTTTATTTATAGACACTTCATTAAAAGGAATTTTTGACTCTTTATCAAACTAATATTTCTTAATTAATCCCCACACATAAGTAACTTCTCTTACATTCAAGTTTCTAATAGGAGTATCATTTTTACTTCTATCTAATAAAAAACGTGAATTAAAAAATAATTTAACTATGTCAGAAGTTTCTTCAACAACATCATTCACTTCAGCCTCAGAACTCCAATTATTTTCTAAATTATAATTCAATCCACTAATTTGATATTTATAATAATTCTATATTAATTGACATGGATTAATTAAATGTTCAGGTCCAAATCTTAATGGATCTATTTCAATTAAATTACTATAAAAACTTTTTATTAAATTATCAAAATTAATTAATATAAAATAACTTTGAAAAGCATCCAATAAATTTTTTTTCTTTGGATCTTTTAAAGAATCTTCATACAAAGCATTAATAGCTTCTGAAGAAAAGTTTTCAAAATATTGTTTCACTCTAGCTATTTCAAAAGTACTTAGAAAAACACTTCTTTTTTCTAAATTTAATGGAATATTAGAATAAACATTTTTCCAAAGTTCTTCTAAATAGTGTGCAATATTTTTATTTAATTGTTTTTGTGTAACTACTTCTTCTCCAGTAGTAACATCGAATAGAACAGCATCTGCTAACATTTTATTAAAACGTTGTTTCATATCAGCTAATGCCATAGATGTATATCCATAGGTTTGATAAATAAATGTATCAGAACTATCAGCATAATCTGTCCCATCAATATTATCTTGTTTACTTTTATTAGAATCTGCCTATCTATCCTAAACATTGTTAGGATTAATTAGACTATCTAGTACTTGTAAACTTTTATATTTTAATATCCAAGGGTACTTTAAAGATACCATTGGAGAACTTATAATTCTAGATAATATATTTTTAAATTCATCAACACATGCACTATTAGGTTCATCTTCATATATGCTATTGAATTGTGCATTTATAATATCTAAAAATTTTTCTTCTGTAAGATTCTACTTGAACTCACTACGAAGGGAAGAAGTTACAGTCTTCTTCCCTTCTGGAGTTAAAATACTACAATTCATATTAAATTGAACAATAAGGATTTTCTTGATTTTCTCCTATTAAATATTCTAAATACTATTTAAATTCTGAATCACTTATAGCATCTTTTAAATCATTTAGATCGGCTTCAACATTTCCATAAACATCTTTTATTAATATACTATTAACAAAATTTTTAATAGTACTATTATTAATAAGATTATCTATTTTATCTGGAGTCGTATTTAATATATTTGCTAAAATATCTTTTATAGTTTCTCCCTAATATCTAGAGTTTAAAATATTTCTTAATTTAATTAAATTTATTTGTGAAATACCTGCCCCAGTAGATCCTTTTTTAGGCGGAAATTTTATTTCAAATGTATTAGGATTAATCTCTATATCATAATTAGATAAATCAGTTATACCAGAATTACCCATAGCATCTCTAATTTCATCTTCATCAACAATATAATTTACATCACCTACTTTAATTTGTTTATAACTTAAATTAGGTAATTGAGAAGAAACATCAGTAGTTGGATCTAATTTTTTCTCTTTTATATATTTTGAAAATTTAATATTATTATCTTTTTCATAAACATCAATAGTATTAACTTTCTACTAAGGATTTATAATAGGAAGTAAATTTCCAGCTTGTCTTCCTTCATATAAACTACTATCTAATAAAGAACTTTTACCACTTGTTCTAGCTAGTTCTTTTTGTTGTTCATAAACACTAGCTTCTTTTCTAGTTGGAGAAAAATCCTTAGTTATAAACGCACTTGTACATAATGTTCCTCTTATTTTTATATCATCAGTATTAAGCTTTGCTTTAATTATACGATTACTTTGAGTTCCAATTATATCTTCTGATTCTCCTTCGTGAGAATAAGCAATTCTAGTATAAAATCCATGTTTAAAGCCACCATCTTTTAATAATTGTTCCATTTTCTAAACATTAGGTAAGTTTGGATCTGGATTTTCGTATTCTATAGCAAAATTATTAATAGTTCCTAATGATAATAATCTAGTTAATTTATCAAAAACGTTAATATATCTAGTTTTACCCTATTTAATATTTAATAATCCAACTGATGCCTATAAACTATCAAATGCATATTCTCCTAGTTTTACTACTAATTCATTATCTACACCTGTATTAGTAACAGTTATATTAGAAAGTTGTTGAACTAATTGTTCCAATTCATTAAATATAGCATCACTATTTACGTTATCAAATATTTTTAATCTATTCTTTATAAATTGCTTTCCTTCATCAGATTTAAATAATTGTTCAATTATTCTAAATGAAGTAGTCGTAGTTCCTAAAGATTTATCATAAATTTCAGAAACTTCTTTATTATAAATACTATCAATATGTTTTATATATTCTGCAAATGATTTTGCAGGTGGTTCTATATAAACAATGGATAAATCAGTTCTATTCTATCCATTAATAAGTGCATCCCATAATGCTTCATCAGAAGTTTGTTCTGCAAATTCAAATAAATTATCAGTAACAATAATAAATGGATGTCCCGCTTTTATAGTAACAGTTCTGTTTTTCTATTGAATTGTAATATCATTTGGAGCAATATAAGCATTATTAGATATTCTAAATAAACCACTCTTTAATAATGTACTATGAGAAACAGTTTCTCCAGTATATTCTACAAAATCATCAACATTAATAATTGTTCCAGATTCCGACAATCTTAAAGTAAGTCCAGAATTTTCCCAATCTCTTCCAGGAATTAAAGGTTTTCCTTCAGAATTATTAAGAAATTTAATCTAACCACCCATTGGTAAATTATGAGTGGCAATAAACATATTAATTTGTCTTAATAATTTTTTAGCCTAAGGATGATTTTTTAAAGAACCTGTAGTTAATTCAGTTTTTAATTCTCCTAATAATTGCATGTATAAACCATCAGTATTAGGTGCTAATTTAATTAATTCTTCTCTACGGTTAGTTATCCAATCAGCAATTTGTTCAAATCCATTAGAAAATGCTAGTGTTAATGGGTTTGTATCAGTAGCTACTGGAGTTTCAAATAATTCATTACCACTCTAATCAATTAACATCATTGATATTGTAGCATCATTCATTTGTTGATGCATTTCAGTATCATTAATCCAACGTGGAACTGTTTCAGATTTTGGTTTATAGTAACGTCCTTTAACAAAATTTCCTAAGAATTTTCTTGATGGACTGTTTCCTTTATAATTTGGATTAGTCTCCCAAACTTCAGGTCTTTGACTTACTTTATAAAAGAATCTAACACTTACATTATTAGGAAATTTAAATCCATGTTTAAGATTTAAACTTATAGCATTTTCTATAATAGAAATAATTTCCTATTCAGATGTAGCTAAACGAGATGCAGATCTTATTATTCTAAGAGTTTGTTTTAATTTTTCTGCAGTTTGTGATCTAATTGGTTTAGTTATATCTAATCCTATTATTTTTGCTAAACCAATTGCATTATCTAAACGTACATCAGCCCATTCTCCAAAATGAACACCATCTTGAGATAATCCATATTCATCAACATTATAAGAATGATGCATCATTTGTGTATCTGAACCATTATTATCTATTAATACATCTGGATTTAAATTTACAGAGTTTAAATCTTCTACCTATTGAGATGAATCACTTTTAGTTACCTACTACCAATTTGATAATTCTGATACTTTAATTATTTTTATATCATTATTATCATTAATATTCTTTACAGTTAATTCCTATTTATTAGAATCAAAACTAATTATTTCATAATCATTATTACCATCTGTAATTAATGTACCTATTGGTAATGGGGAAGTTTGTACTGGAGTTGGGGGTGCTGGTTTTATAGGTTTTCTTCCTATAAATGGTAAATCATCTTGGTTTGGGTTACCATAAACTTTTTCATATAATTGTTGTTTATCAGAAATAAATTTAGATTTAACAGCATCAGTTATTGGAGAATCTTTTGACGAATTATCTAATACTGATTTTTCTATAAATTTCTTTATTCCTTCATACCCAATTATTAATGTACCTCTTTCAGCTCTAGTTAATCCTGTATATAAATCTTTTAAAAATTGCTTTTTGTTATTATCAGGATTTTTACCAAGATTAATTATATAATATGGATTTTCATCACCTTGCGCCGAAAAACCTTCTTTAAAATCAATTATATCTCTATATTTATCTTCCTAAGAAAGTTTTTTCATTACATCATGTACTAGATTAACAGTATCTGTATTATTTCCAGTATCATTTATATCATATATATAACCAAGTTTTTTATTATTTCCTAACTAAATAGTTCTATCTAATAATGCTCTAACTTGATTTTCAAAATCTTGTTGCCAAGATACTTCGTCTCCTTTTAATGGAATATCTATAAGTTTATCACCTAGTAAACCATGTTCAGGTGTTTCAGAATATTTAAAAGTTACAAGGTGTGGAGTATCTGTTTGAAAACTTTTCTTCAGTTCTTCTTGAAACACCATATTATCAGAATCTTTAAACTTATTATCAGTTCTTAAAGATTCCCCTAATTTAGGTGCATGTATAAAATTAGTATTATTAGCCTATCCATAATATGTTGGAATGAACATTTCACTTCCATCTGCTTTTTTAATTTTAGCATTGTCTAATTTATGATTAATACCAGACTAATCAAAATCTCCAAAAGTTAAATGAACACATCCAGCTTGTTCAGAAAATTGATCTACTAGTAGTAACGATGGAACAGACATATGACTAACCTCATCAGTTATAATTAATGTAGGTTTTTCTGTTGTGTTTAATCCATAATTATATGAAATTGGTTTACCATCTTCATAAATTAAATCAGTTGCATCAATTTGTAAATTTCCATCTGAATCAATAATTTCATTCCAAGTGTGTCCAGTCTATGGGTTTACTCCACTTATTTTCTTCATTAAAGAAGAATGTGAAAATACTTTATCAGTTTGAATTCCTAGTATATTTGCAAATTCTTTAGCTTTCTACTCTGATGTATGTACAAACCATACATTATCCAATAAGTGTGCAGTATTTGGATTAGCTTTAATTAATTTAATTAAAGTTTTTGCAAGACCTTTACTTTTTCCCGATCCTGAAATACCTTCATTTAATATTGTATGTAAAAAATTAATTGACACATCACTATCAGATCCAAAGAAACTTTCTGGAATTGTTCTAATTTCAGTTTTTCCTTCAGCAAATTTACTTAAAGCAATATTCCAAGCTTTTCCAAAGTTTTTAAATACTTCATTATTAAGTAAAAATGCATAAGATACCATTGCAGCAATTTCTTGTCCTATAACTGGGATTAATTCTCCATCTTTTAAAGTACTTTGATAAAGTGTCATATATTTTGATGGATCCATTGCTGCGGTTGCTGCAAGTATCCACATAAATCCAGATTCAGAAATATTTTCAGCATTAATATTAAGTAAATCAGTATCAAGCTAATCAATACCAGATGTATCTGGATTTAAGAATTCAGCTAATTGAGTTGGATCTGCTAACATTGCAGAATTTTTACTAAAGAATGTATGTAAAGAATCAAATAATTGTTTTATTTCATTTTGATAAGCTTCTTTTTCATTATCATTTAATGACCAATTATTTGAATTAGTTTGAAAATTACCTTGTAATCTTCTTAATATTTTAAAATTATTTGGATCATTTAAAGTTTGTCTCAATTCCTATGCTGCCTAATCATCACCTGGAGGAAAATTAGGTAAATTAAATCTAGAAACAATTTTATTAAATAATAAAGTATTACTTCTAACACTAGTTCTAGAAAATTGACTAATTCTATTATTTGAATTAATATCAACTAATGTTTTGTAATATTTTAATCTTGCCTCAATTTGTTCTAGTTCATTATATATAGTATCAGCAGTATTAGCTTCAATTTCTGCTAATTTTGCATTTGGATTTGTATTTGACTTTGAATCAAGTTTATTAGTAACTTTGTTATATCCAAATAAATCAGTAGCACTTGCATTATCAGTTCTAGCTGCTTGTATACAAGCTTTAGCTAATTGAATCACTGATAATGCATTTTTTATTTGATTCTCAGTATCTTCTCCATTATATCCTATTTCTTTTAACGTTCCTGATTCTCCAGATTTATAGAAATATTCATCTAAATCTTCGATTAATTTAGATATACTTACAGATTCTACTTTAGTAGCAACACTAAATTTATCTAAAAATTCAGAAATAGGAGAATAGTTAACATTGTCTAATTCTCTAGATAATTCAGAAATATAATTACTTACATTTAAATCATAAGAAGTAAAGGAATCAGGATCCATAGGATCTGGATAAAGTAACATATTCTACATAGCAGTTAAAGTATGTTGTAAATCTTCTTTCACTGCAGCAGTAATATAATTACTATTTTTTATTTCTTGTAATAACTATTTACCGTTTTTTAAATCATTATTAAAAGTATCTAATAAAACAGTAATAAACTAAGCATCTTTCTAATCTTCTGATAAACTTTGATCGTGTAATTTTCTATCAAGCTCGTCCCAAGATATAGATAATTTTCCTACACTTGACATAGCTCTCATAAAATGTATTAATGAAGCATATTTTGATTGATACCTAGCTTCATATGCTTTTATTGCTTCATCATCAGTAGGTAATTGCTATGTTGATACTGTTTGTTTAAATGTATATTCTTTAAATTTACCAATTGCAGAATTTGGGTCAAAATATGTCTATGCAAATGTTTTTATAGTACCAGAAGCTTTTTCATTAACTTCTGTAAATATATCATATAATTTATCTAATAAAGCAGTACCTTCACCTTCTTGGTAAAATTTATTAAACTCTTCAGTACCTTGTTGTATTTCAGCTTTGTTTAATTGGGATAAAGGTTTTCTATATTTATATTCTAAAAAAGTAGGTAATGTCAATCTAGCATTTTCGAAAGCTTCTCTTATTGGAACACTAGTTTCAAATAATATTTTCTTTGTTAATTCTGTAGCCTTTATTCCATTTTTATAATCTTCTAGAGCTTTTTCTTCTTCTTTAATTTTTTGTTCTAAAGCAGCTCTTTCTTGAAGTCTTGTAGGGTCCTAACTCAGCTATTTTTTCTAAGAATCTGGTGCTTCAGCTATAGCTCTATCCATTCCAATTAAAGCAGCTCTATCTTTTGCTAAATTTTCAATAAGTTCATTATAGTCTTTAATAAAACTTTTTGCAAATAAAGAATGTCCTATAGTAACAGCTCTAAATTCTTTTAATGGGTCATCAATACTAGAAATACTATTTAATAAACTCTAATTTGATATATTAGCTCCCTCAACATCTAAAATACCTTTTACTAAGTCAACGGCCTGATGCATTACTTTTTTAGCATAATCATTTTGACTTATATTATTTTCATCAGCTGGTAAAAATATTGTCCCTTCACTATTTTTTGGTTTTACTTCTCCATAACGAGTGTACTCTAAATTAGCAGGAACAGTGGATAATCTAGTAGATGCCCATAAAGTTTTATCAACAGTTTTTAAAAATTCGTCCGATTTACCTTCTTTAACAATTTGAACTAATTGTTCAAATGCTTTTTCTTTATCCATATTAGCAATTGCAGAAGCTTCTCTAAAATCTTGAGTAGCTTGTCCTAATCCACCACCAATAACACCTCCTACAAAAGATAATGCATATCTATTGAATAAATCTTTTGTATTACCATCATTAAAGGTAGTTAAATGTGTATCACTTCCAGCTAATTCATATCCAAAATTATATAATGTTTTTGTAAGATCATATAATAATTCTTCAGAAGTTTCCTCAACACCTTCTCCTAAAGCATTAGCAATCATTGCTTTTCCAGTAAGTGCCAATACTCCTTTTTTATTTATTTTATCACTGTAATCTTGTAAAGCTTTTGATTTTCCAATATGAAGAATTCTTTTTGCCCAATTAGCCATTTTACCAGCATCTTGAGTTCTAGTTATTGCTGATTCATCCAATCCTTCATTTACTAAGTTTTTAGCTATTTGTTTCCATCTATTAGATTCAGCACGTAATTCAGGTAAAATCCATTTTCCCAAATCTGAATTAATAATAAGAAATTCCCCAGCAGCATAACCTAGTGTTAGTAAAGCAGCTTCAAGTTTTGATGCTCCTTCTTCTAATGCTTCACTATATGAATCTTTAACAGTAATTCCAGTCATATATCCAATAGATAATGCTTTACCAATTTTTTGATAATCATTCATATATTTTGCAACCTATTGTGTTGCATATAATTGATTCAATGCTGGCATTTCTGCTGTTATAGCTGCTAAATCAATACCTTTACCAGATTCTATTAAACTTTTTAATTCTTTTGAAGTTTTTGTACTAGCTTCTTTAAGTTTTTCTGCAAACAATTTTTCCTGATTTTCAATACTCATTCCTGCACTACCTTTAAATAATGCTGGAGGATATTTAAACATCCATCTTTGTTCTGCTAATTGTGTAAATACGTCAGCAGACATATTAATTATATTCTCTAAGGCCCAAGGATGTTCTCTACTATAATCTGAAGATGAATATCCTAGAGACTCAATATATGCATTTACATTATTAGATAAATTATTGTCTGCAAGCATACGTATTCCTGTTGCCATTAAATCAGTTAGATTCATAGCAACACGTGCACCTATATACCAAGGTGAAATAGCTGGAATAAAAGCTGGTACTATTTTTAATGCACTTCTGGTTATAGAACCCAATATATTTTGTTCTTTATCATCGGAATCAAATGGATCGAATTTATTAAATACAGACCCATCAGTAGTTATAGTATCCCATTTTGAAAGAACTTCTCTACCATAAGCACTTCTATTACCTAAAGTTTCATAATAATAAGTTCCTTCACTATTTAATTTTTTATCACCTTTCTTATGTTTTACTACTTTTCCAGTTACTGGATCCTCATGTGTTCCATCCTCATCCCATTGAGCTAAAACTAAAGTTCTTCCAAAATTTTTAAACAATCCAGCTTCATTTGGAGAATCAACCCATTGATTAGTTTTAAAATCCCATACTTTTTGAGTCTAAGCTATTTCTCTTAATGATAATGGATTTTCTACAATAGAATCAACTGATGCTCCAAATCCTTTAAATGTTTTTAATGGATTTGGAGTTCTGTACATTTGTATATCATATCCTCTTCTTCTCTGACTTTCAGGAGCATAGATATCATTTCTATAAAATGAAGCATGCTACCCTATCTAATCACCTACTTCATTATTAGCCATTTGATTATAATTTACTAAAGCTAAATTATATATATTATCAAATTTTGTTTCATCAAAAGCACCATTAGTCTGGAAAAGAGGATTATTTTTTACATAATCTAAATTTTTATAAGTATCTTTAGATTCAATAGATGTATTGTCAGCATTTAAACCAACTTTACTAAAATCAAAAGCATTGAATTGTAAATTTTCTATTTGGTTTAAAAATAAATCATTTTCCTTAGCCATAATTATTTTTTTAATTCACCTAATTTTTTACCAGGATTATATGTCTAAACTTTCTAATTATCTGCCCATCTTTGTGCAGCTGATGTTGCATTTTCTTGAGGTAGTTTATAATATTTATCACCACCATAAGTAGATGCAATAATATCTTCTCTTACTGGTATAAATACTGCACCTTCATATAATTTATCATGGGTATGAAATAAACCACCTTCATCTAATGAGTAGTTTTTATCATGGGTTTTCATATATTGTTTAAAGTTTTCTCTTACTTTATCTGATGCTTCATGACTTGCGTAAGCACTTACATCAACATCTTCCTATAAAGAATTTTCATCAACCAAAGCTCCTACTCTTGCAAATCTTGCATAATAAGCAGTGTCTAATTTTGGATGTCCATTTTCGTCATACCCAATATACATTGATGGAAGATTTATACTTTCACAAAAAGCGTTAACTTGTTCTGCATTATTTTTATCAACTTTTTTATTTTGTATAGCCTAATCTAGTTTTTGCATTTTAGTTGTTAATTCTATATCAGGTCTAATTATTCCAGTCTCATTAAAATACTAAACATCTATTGGTAAATCTACACTTACAATGTCAGCATTTTTTAAGAAAACTTTATTAAGAGTTTCAATTTTCACACCACCGTAAGTAGCATTATTCCAATCTAATATTCCTGCAAAAGCTCCATTTGATGCATCATTTAATGTACTATATTCCCCAAGTGGTTTTCCAGTATGATCTGTAATAACTCCATTTATTCCATGTAATTTAAATTCATACACAGTTCCCGGATTCATTTTTATTTCTTTTTGATAACCCCTACCTAAAACAAATCCAATAGAAGGAGTCATTTCAATACCTTTAGCATCGCTACCAACACCATTACTACTGTTTCCTGAACCTGAACCAGAGTCACTACCATCAGTATTTTTAACTAATCCATTAGAAAGTTCTATTGTACTATCAAACCCAGAAAATACTAATGTCTAAATTAAATTAAAAGCTCCTTCTGCCGAACCACCTTTAACTTTAAGTAATGTTTTAGCATTATTTGGTAAAGTTTTCCATAAATAATTTAATGCTAATTTAGCCTAATCAGTCTAATCTTTAGTTAACTTACCTTGTTTATATAATCCTTCTACTGTCATGCCAGCTTGAAAGGCTTGTTCTAAATTAGCTAAACCAGAAATAATTCCATTAGCACTTTTTTCAGAATATCCTTCTTGTTTTAATGTTGTAGTACCAATTTTACTAGCAACTTTTTGCAAATAATCTGTTACTTTTTCCATACCAACACCATTACTAACAATGGAAAATATATTATTATTAAAAGCAAAATCCGGATTATTTGCTCTATAATATAGTAAATTAGCATTAGTTAAAACTTGATAATTTTCTTTATCTTTAATACTATTATATTGTTCAGGAGTTATTTTATCAATTGCACCAGACTTTTGATCCTAGATATAAATCTTACCTTGAGTATCTATTGCAATTTCATTATAACCACCTTCCTTTACTACCTGATCTCTAACATCTTTATATTCTTGTTGATTAAATTCAGCCATTCTGATACTTCTTAATGCAGATAAATATGTTGAAATTAAATCACTAGTATTTAATTCTCCATTACTACTAAATAAAGAAGCATCATCATACATTTTCTAAATCTACTACGTTACTATACTCTAATCAACAGGTAATCCTTTTAATTCTTTCACTAGTCCAAGTAAATCCTTTAAACCTACTTTACTTGAAGATTTACTTTCTCCATCATTTTGTGAAGTAGGAACAGCTGTTGTAGCCTATGGTGATGTAGCCTATTTATTTAATCCAGTAAATGGCTAATAATTAATAAAAAGAGATGATATATCCCCTCCTTCTTGATATTTTAATATAGGTTTCATATATTATTTAAAATAAAGGGAGGGATTATACCCTCCCTATAATTATTTTTGCATCATAAGTTTTCTATAATAAGCATATGCATCTCTATTTGTCTTAAGATGATGATCTAAATTCATAGTCATTAAATCATGAAGCATTCTCTCATACATTGCTCTCCCATATTCCCCAACTTTTCCACCTCTCTTATAAATAATTGGAACTGGATTTGGTGTTTGTTCTCCAAATATATATCCATATCCAGCATATGGAGTTCCTGTAGGAGCTAAATGCTCTGTATCATAATGATCTGCAGCTGCTTGTTTAGCCTATTCTAATTGTAATCTTATAATACGTAAATTCTTTTTAGTTTCTTCATTACTAGGATTTTCGTAATATGCTTCAGTAAGTGCATCTACTTGAGATTGTAAAGCTCTAACTTTTGAATCATTTTGAATAGTATATAACTTATCTCTGTTATAATTTCTTTCAGCATTTAAAGCAGTTCCATATTGTCTAGACATTATATTATTAACATCAAGTGCTCCATTTTTGCTGAATAATTCAGCTAACATATGACGTCTTGTATTCCAAAGAGCAACATCTGATTGTCTATTCTTTTCACCGGCTTCGTGACGATATAAATTATTCTTTTGAGCAACTTCGTTTTCTTTATCAATACTTGCTCTAGTATCATCAGCTTGTTTACTAATTAAAGGAGTATTTGCTGACATAGCTTGTCTTCGATAATTTATATTATAAGCATGACCTGCACCCTAATCAGATGTTCCAGATGCTGCAGTGTTTCCTAAACGATTAAAATCAGCATTATTTTTAGCAATGTGATCTTCTAATGGTTTATCAGTATATTGTTTATAATGTTCCATAGGTGGAGATACATGAAAATTACGTATTCCATTCATAATATTATAAACCATCTGATTAGTCTACTTAGCTAAATTAAGCTTTCTATTTTCTAACCAAGTAATATATCTATCAGTTGGACTTATATTATATTCTTTTCCTGGGGTGCGTCCTGTTTCTCCATTTTCTGGAATTTCTACATCCTCCGATGTTTTTGGGTTTCCTAAAGTTCCAGTTAATAGACCACTTCCAACAGTTCCAGTTGTTAAACCAGTATTTTGTGATGTTGCAGATGGATTATTTGTATTAGTGCTAACTGGATTGTCTGGATCACTTAATAAATCATTATCATTAAAAAGCAAATTAGTGCCTAATTTCGCTTTTAGTACACCACCTTGTTTATATGAAATATCAGTTATTTTATTATATTTTAAGTATGAATTTGCTAACCATGTTTGTAAGTTACTATCTTCTGAATTAAAAGCATCTTTTATGGCATTAAAGTTAAGTATATATTGATTATTTGATTTAGTTGCGGTAATTAATAATCCTTTATTCCAATTAGGAAGATAATAAGTATTATTAATAAGTTTAGCATTATGTTTTAAATATTCTGAAACTACTTCAGACCTAAACTCAAAAGGCTAATTTGTATTAGTTATAATTTTTAAGAAATCATCTATAGATAGATTTTTTGCTTTATTAATATTGTCTGAATCTAATACATTTTCTCTATCATAAAATAAAAGTTGCTAACCATAACTTTGAACCTAATTATTTAAGTACTAAGATAAATGGTTTAACCAATACTTCTTTTTAGTATCAACTAATGTATTATACTCTTGAGTTCCAAAAGAATGTGGATTTATTCCAGTATTATTTAAATAAGCATTATTTTTATTAGCAGCAATAGCTTCATCTTTTTCTTCTTGAGTCATATATCGTTCATCAGTGAACATATAATGTGACATCCAAGGAGCAATTTTACCAAGTTTAAAACCTGATACACCATTTGATAATGCATTTATTCTATCTAACTCTTTAACTTTATCTTCATCTGATATATCATATTCACCATTATTTAAGGCTTGAGCATATTTTTCAAGTTCTTGTTTTATAAATCCCTATCTACCAGATGTTGCTCTTTTACCATTATTTAATGGATCATATTGATTTGCCCAAGCTAATAACTATTCAGGATTTTTAGTAGGATCTTGTTGATTACCTTCTCCAAAAATAGATGTTCCAATTACATTTCTTAAAGTATTAGAATCCCACTCTTTTAAAGATTTGTCTTTTTTAGGAGTTAACTAATTAGCTACACCAATTAAATAAGTCTGGACATTAGTATATGGATTAAATCCAACTCTACGACCCGATAAAAATCCACCTTTACCATCAGTTCTTTGACCATTTCTTTCTTTATAATAATTTTCTTCTTCTGGTATGCCATGAATTTTACCAAACTCTGAAGTTGTATATTTTCCGTCAACTATTCCTTGTAAAACTTCCTAAAAACTATTCATAAAGTCAGTACGTTCATCACCTTGAAGCATTTGATAATCCATCCATTGATTTGCTTTAGATTGTGCTAAACGTACAAAATCATTTCGATCCAAATCCCTGCCAGCAAAATGTATTGTTTTAGGTTTATTATTTTCGTTTGGCATAATTATTAATAATATTAAAAAAGGAGATATATAAATTTACTTATATACCTCCTTATCAATTGTTTTAATGTAAAAAATTATTTCTTACGATAAGCAAGGCGACCTCCCTTACGATAAACGGGTTCTCCCTGCTCAGCAGGAGCTTCTGCAGGAGCACCTGCTCCACCCTGTGCTAGTTGTACAAGGGCTGCACAAACTTGAAGTGCCAATTGACCATCATTTGTTTGAACTGCTTGCATAGCAGCTTGTAAAATTTGTTGCATTGGATCTGCTTGTGCAGGTTCTGCACCTTGAGCTGGTTCAGCTGGAGCTGGTTCAGCAGCTGCTGCTCCACCTTCAGGCATTGGACCACCTTCTTGGAATCTTTTTACTTCTTTCTCTAATTTACTAAAGTTAACTTTCATAATTCTAAATATTTATTAAAATTTTATTATTAATTTTACAAACATTGGCATTATCATATTTCAAATAAATAATACCTTAATTTTTTTAGTTATCAAAGTTCATATTAATTTTTATCTTTAGATTCAGGTAATTGTACATATTCAGGATCTCGTGAATCCTATTTCTTTAACACTTTAAACATATATTTACCTAATCTTTTATAATCAGAATCATTCTTAGAATCATAAGCTTTTTTAGCCTAACGAATAAGAACTTTTGTTTCTTTTCTACTAACTATTCTTTCACCACCTTTGAGGTTCATTTGAGTAGAACCATCTGGTGCAAGAACTTTCATAACATATTCCTTAGTATCGTCAAGAAACTCTAATTCATCTCCTTTTTTGATTCCAGAGTTAGCATTAACTTCAACAACATATAATGTTTCAGGTTCTCCTATTAGAGTTTCATCATTAGGTTCACGAGTAACAACTTTAGTTACTTCTAAATCAGAATTAATAAAAATCTAATCTAGTGATATCTATGTGTTATACATCCACATTTCATGGTTTCCCTCTTCTCCAAAATCAAAAAGCATTCCTTCATGTTCACCAAGATTAGTAATACCCATTAAACCTTTTCTTAATTCATTTTGAGTTGATGCTATATCTAAAGTGTATTCTTTATTTCCTAATTTAACCTTTGTTTTCTCCATTTTCATTTTTTCTAAAAGCACCTGTGACACTGTCAACTCCTAATAATGCAACTATTGCACAAATTAGAAATTCTGTAAAATCTGGAGCTTGTTTTGTTTCAAATAAGATTACTAAAAAACCTATTAATAATACAATCCAACCAAGTATACCACAAACTCTTTTACTAGATAATCTTCCTTTAGGGGTTTCAATTATTTGCCAAAGTCTCATTGTTCATTATTTAAAAGTCCAACACGATCATCTGTATTTTCCATTATTTGTACTGAAAGAAGTTTTCCAGCTTCAATAGCAAAATTTTCTTTTTCTTTATTAGTGTATTCATTAGAATTAAACTTTTTATAAAGTTCTTCTAACTTTTCAGTGGTTTCTTTATTAAATATAATCTCTGAACGTTCAATTTCTGCTTGTTGCTCACCACTATTATCTATTACTGGAATACCTTTTTTTGTAAAGTTTTCAGCATTTTCCATATGATGTAATCTAGCATGTAAACTTCCTTCAGGAATTACATTCATTTGCCCACCTTCTTTATGGCTTTCTACTTTCCTTTTATACTTATAGTATTTTAAAGGTTTACCGTCTTCTTCAGTAATTAAATCATATTCTTCTCTAAACTTTTTAGCTTCATCAGAATCCCCATTATACCAATCTAATTCATATTTTACAGTTGGATGAGTTGAAGATTTTAGAAATTCACCAGTGGGAGGAAATATTGAAAATCCGTGGTAAGAATTATCCTCTGGATTTAATTCGAAGAGTTTTTCATTTAAAGCATCTTGAAAATTCCAAACATTTGGAGAATTATCAAATAAATATCTCATTCGATAGCCATCTTCTCCATCATTTCCTTGCTACAAGTTTTCTGGTAAAGTAGATAAAAATTCTTTATATGTTTCATCATTCTTTTCTTTCTTTACTTTACCTCCATTTTGAAATTCTTGTATTTCTTCTTCTGTAAATAAAGTTGAAAAGAATGAATCATCCTATTCTTTAGTAGTTGGTTTAAAAACTAAATCCTAAAAGAATTGACCACCATCTTTCATTACATAAATTTCTTCTTTATTTATTTCTTCTGGTTCTTTAAATTTAATTTGTAATGAAAGTTGTTTAATTTTATTAATTTTCATACCTAACTATCCATATCTTGCATAATTCTAGACATAACCTCCTCTTAATCCATAAGCATTCTGCATTGCTTTATTTTGAGTCATAGAAGCCATTTGTAAATAATCTGCGTCAGAATTTTGTTTTATTCCTTGAATAGTATTATCTTTAAGTTTTGCATCTTCAATCATCATATTTGCTTTACTTCTGCCAAATAATAATTTTGCTCCAGCATTTGCTTCTGCATTGTGAGCATTTTGAGTAGCTCCAGCATAACCATTTTGCATAACTTGCATATCAGCAGACATTTTATAGTCATCTGTCTTTTTCTTATTTAAAAGATATCCAATTCCTGGAACAAAAGAACTTATAGCATTTAAAGCATCTGTTCCACCACCTAATCCTTTTGAAACATCAGAAAATCCTCCAGTTTTATCTAGTGCAGTAATTGCTACACCAGCTGCCATAGCATAAGGATTTCCTGAAGAAAGTAAAGTATTTGAAATAGTGCCTCTAGCATTTGCAGCCATCTAATTATTACTATTTAGATCTGCATTGGGAGTTGGGAATCTTTGTAACATTCCATCAACTCCCTATGCGATCATTCCGTATCCACTAGACTACATAAATCCAGCTAATGCTGTTCTCCAATCTTGTGGACTGCCACCATTTTCGTATTTTTTAATTAATTTCATTAAGCTATTGTATTAAAACTTGTAGCAGTTGCTAAAACAATTACTAATTTATCTCCTTTATAACGTATTCTAGTTTTTAATACTTTATCAAGTAATTTAACTTCTGTTCGTTTATTTGCAATTGAATCCCAAGGAGTTCCATCTAATAAAGTAGTGTCATAACCAATATTAGATATTTCTAGTGGAAAATCATTATCAGTTAATTGTCCTTGTGTATAATCATACACTTCTTTAGGAACATTTGCTAATACTAATTTTGGAAGCCAAGTATTATTTTTTTTCAACCAAGTATTATTTCTATTTAATACAATTAATGGAGATATTTGAATATTCCATTTATCATTTACATATTGAATATTTCCTCTACTTCTTCCAACTTCTTTAATATCTCTGCATTTAACATGATTACAAATACTAAACTAATCAAGTGTCTAATCCCATAAGATTTCTCCTCCTGTTATATTTGGATAATCTGAATAAGGTAAACTAGCAATAATTCGTTTATAAAAATCTTCAACTTCATTAAATGTGTCTTGTCTCATATATATAATTGGAAACAATGTATCTTTATAAGATGTTGAAACAGCTGCATTTCCTCTTAATGGATTACCATTTCTATCTCTTTCAACATAATCAGAAGATGTAATCATTTGTGGTAAATATCCAGTAATTGAATCAAACACAGCATGATCATATAATAAATCTGATCCATTGTACTAATATAATGCTTTAGTTGCTTCTTGTCTAAAATACATAGCTGGTTTTTGTAATGCAAAATCATAACTATCACCAATTATAGTATAATGTATTGATTCTGGAGCAACATTATTTGATGAAATTTGTAAATTATCAAATTGTTTATATCCAGCATTATCATTACCAACGACATATTCAAATTCAAATGGATGTTGTTTACCATACCAGAAACAAGGCCTAATTTTATCTTGAGCATCAATTAAACCAGCAAATCCATGTTTCCAGAATTTAGTTTCAAATGTAGGTAATTGGACTGAAATAACATTCTAATTTTCATTATTTATTCTAACATCAACAGTATTTAATGTTTCAGATACCCAACGTCCATTCTCATTTCTTACTCTACTGGTATTTTCATAAATATCTTTTAATGTTAAAAATACTTGAGATTCATAATATCCAGCATTCGATACTTGATATTGTGACCAACCATTTGGGTCAGAATTTGATTCAACTACAGATAAATTACATCTAATATTTAATTGAACGCAAGGAATAATTGGATCTTTTATCTACCCTGCTATTAAAAACCAATGTTCTAGTAAATCATTATATTTATCAGTTTTTATTTTTAATTCTGATTTTATAACATTATCACCAACTTTAGTCTATACAATATCAAAATATTTCCAGAATCCAAAATTATCTCTAATTAATTCAAAAGCAAGATAATAATCTCTATTTATTTCTCCTTCCGGTAAAGGTCTATTTGCTAAATGGAGCTCTTCTTGAAATGAATCATCTTCAATTAATGGACTTTCCATACAAACACCACTAGCATTTTCATTATTGTAAGTACTTTGGCTTAATTTAGCAATCCATTTAGATGAATTTCTATCATAGGTAAAGTATATATTATCTATGTTTGTAGAATAAGAAGGAATCCAAGAATAAAATGTAACAAATGCTTGTTGTAATTCATTCCAACACAAATTCCATACTTTTTCTTCAAATCCATAAGTATTATCATAATATGTAAACATTACATCATGTTTAAAAGCATTGTAATGTGTTTTAACATTTCTAACTCCAATTACTGGTGTTAATTCTTTTTCACTTAATGTAATATTTTCATTTAAGAATTTCTAAACTTTAAAATCAGAAATACATTCTAATTTAGTTCCATCTGTTCTCCAAATCTTTTTACCAACTGTATCTACTCCATATATATAATTATCAGATTTACATATACTTTCTGGCCATTGTGAGCCAAAGTCAGTTGAAATCATTATAGGAGTAGTAGCTAATGGTTTAATTGCCCCAACAGCAATCTATGTACCATCATCAGTAGGAATTAATGCCTTTTCATTTACCGCAGCTAATGCAATTCCATGCTCAAATACAATAATTAAATTTCCTCTCCATTCGACTAATTTTGTTATTCCACCATATTGATTTGAGTAATCAACATAGGATATTCCTTTAAATACTCGGAATCCATTTTTAAATGCATCGGTTTGAGCAATATCAGAATAAATAACTCTAGTTTGGAATATATTTTTAATATAAGGGACTGGAGGTTGTAAGAAATTCATTCTTTCTCCGGTAGTAGCATTAAATCCCTAATTAAACATTACTGATTCTGGAATCTTTCCATGACCATCTACTCTAAATGAAGATAATGGATAAAAAGAACGTTTATTTCCAGTTAATGCTTCTTCAGATGGAAAACTTCCATCCCAATCTCTCATTGCAAGATTAATTGAAGAATAACACTTCATTGTTAAATATGTGCCAATTCTAACAGCATTTAAATCTCCACGATTTATATCTTCAGTAGAATCAGTATCTTCATCATATTTTTCCCTCCAAGTATCTTCTTCAACAATTGTATCGTTACAAGGAGCATCAGGATCCTAAAAGTTTCTGTTAATTCTATGTGTAAACTAACTTATAAAACAATCACCTCTATAAATATGTTCTCCATCTTCAGGAAATTCATTAAGACTTGTTCTTGGAGAAACTGGATAATAAGAATCTTCACAATTAATTCTTATTTTAAAATATTCCTACATATCACTAACATCATATCCAGGAATATAAATATTAACTAAAGAATTTGGTTTTAAAAGATTAGTATTATATATTCCTAAATATGGAGAATATAATCCTCTAACAATTTTTACTTTATGTTCTTGTACATAATTAGGAATATTAGGCTATCCATTTGTAAATGTTATATTTGTTTCAAGTATATCAAAATTTCTCTTTCTAGGTTTTGTTGATTTTCCTACCAAATATTGAAATGTATTTTCATTTGCACTCCCAGCAACATTTCTAAATATATTATTACCATCTCTTAGTAAACCACTGTCTGGAACTGAAGCAACTTTAGCTTTAATAAAAGGAGCTGCATTTGTATGTGTATATTTACCCTTATTATTTATAAATATATGATTTTGCTCTCCTCCTAAACTGAATTCATCAGATGTTACTTGTTTTAGTTTTAATGTTCCTCCAGTAAAAATGTTGTTATAGTATGCTTGATTCATTTCAAACTCTGGACATATACCAACAGATGTTTTAGTGTGATTATTTCCTAATAACATCAACCTTCTTCCATACTCATGAGTTACATATCCTCTAGAATCTAGAAATGATTCAGTTACCCATTTTCCAGAAGTAGAATTACTACCATCTTTTAAAAACCAAGCAGGTATTCCAGAATAAGAATCTTGACCAATCATAAATGCCTAACAAAGAATAGTAGGAATACGTTTTTGTCTTACAAAGAAATATCCTTTTATATTTAAATTGCTTAATTCCTATAATAGACCAGTTTGTGCTTTAAAGATAAAATGTCTAACCTAAAAATAATCATCTTTTCTATCTTCATTGTCATATATTCTACAAACTCCAGCAGAATTTTCAAGAGTAAAATTATTTATTAATTGAGTATCATAATCTACTGTTATTTCATCCCAAGGATCATATCCACTTGCATTTGGATCATCTATATTAGGAACATTATTTCTTCCTCTTATGTTGTAAACTGGAGATAAAGATCCATTTGACATTATATAAACAACACCAAATCGATAAATTTCTTCATTCCAATAACCTACTTTATTATATATATTTTGAACATTGTAATATCCGCCAGGATTATAAGTTTCATTTAATGTACTTCCTAATTCTGTTTCTTCATCAATTGCTTTATAATAAGGAGTAAATCCTAAACTCAATTTAGCTAAAGTTTCATAATCTGGAGTATATTTTTGTACATTACCAAGAAACAACATATTTTGGCACACTTCTTGAGTTTTAGCAGCTGAAGCTAAAAAGAAGTCCTGACTCAAATCTTCTACTGGAATAATTTCTGATAATTCGTTTCCAGTAATATGAATACTACAAACATTCTAACGTATTCTATATCTATTTAATATTTTTACAGCTTGAACAGATCTCTATAAATTATCTGCTCCAGAAGTTCTAGAATAATAAACAGAAACATAATCATATCCAGAATCTAAATTAGTAATAATAAACTAAATAGATTTACCACTATTTTCATTAAACTAACCTCCCCTTATTGAGGCAGGATCATTTAAGGAGCCCATATGAATGGTTACTATTCCAGATTCTGCAACAATATCAGTTTCATTGCCATCACCATCAGATAATTTGAAATAAAAAGTATAATTTCCTACTTGTAAATTACCTCCATAAAATACTCCAGAAAAATTAACTTTTGGAATATTTATATATTTCTTTAATAAAGAAGTATCTATTTCAAATTCTGATTCATCATATATATTAGTATCAGTATTACCTGTTCTATCAATTCTTTCGTAAGTATTATTTTCTTTTGCTGTAAATCTAGTGTTTATAAGCCTTGGCTAATTCTTGTTATCATTAAGAATTAAATTTACAGAACCATCGTAAGATTTTTGACAGACTATATCTACAGGATGTTCTAAGTCAAAATTTAACTAAGAAGATCCTGTAGTTATTAAGTCATCAATTTCTCCATTTAAATCATCTGGACGATAATTATATAATGGATTATATTCATATACGATTTTTCCTTTAGGCTTAATTGCTTTAATATTATAACCAAATAACTCAGCCATAATTAAAATGATTCAGTTGTATATGTTGTTTTAAATAAATCTAAATTAATAACATGATCCTTAGCTAAATCTGTAATCTTTCTTCTAGAAAATCTCCAATCACCATGCTTTCCTTTCATAGCATTTCCTAACCACCAATTAGTTGATGTTATTAAGGCATTAGTGTTGTTCACAACAATGTTCTTTCTATTATGCTAATTATCAGTTTCAATTTGTAATTTATTATTTCTTAACGCCTAAGCAATATTATATCCCCATTGTCCAAGCGTATAACTATATGCATAATTTAATGCGTTATCTGGATCCTAACAATCTATTAATATAGGTTTTCCATTTTCATCATCTCTTACATAAAGATAAGCGTGATCAGGTTGATCAAATTTAGCATTTGACATTTCATAATGTCCTCTAACCACTCCAGTACTATATTTCACAGTATATGATATTGGAGCCATAACATTACTTGCAGTATCTTCTGGTATACGTTGCTGTGTACCATAATTATTAATAGTGTATGTTGTAGGAATAGGATGATCAAGTAAATATTCTTCAGGAGTATCAAGAACATAATATGTAGTTACTCCATTAGTAACAACTGATGAATTATTTTCATCCCCAGATGCATAAATTCTACTTCCAATAACTCTTGTGCCAATATGAATCTTACCATCTGTAGCAACCTTACCAAAATCAAAGTATGATCCCACACTCTTCATACCATTTTCCCAAACAGTAACACTATTACCAGTTACAACACCATTAATAAGTCTTCTACCAGTTATAGTAGCAAGGCTACCTTCTTTTGCTTCATTAAAGTCTAAAGTATGTTTTTCGTAAGGCTCATAAGTACCATTGCGAGAGGGGTCAGAAAGGTTTATGCAGATGTCGTGGTTGTATGATGTAACATCTTTAGGTGTATGTGTATTAAATGCTATATAATAAGTGTTAGGACCAGTTATAAAAACAGAATTAATAGATGCGGAAAAAGAACCAATTAAAGTCTTATTTACATCATAAGCATATTTGTCGAGACCATTAGATGCTTTTAGATAATATGCTGTGTTAGGGGATACAGGTATTAAGTTTTTTGAGCAAATAAATTGTACATGGCTAACAACTTCACCTGTTGTATCGGAAATATATCCATTCTCCCACTCTTCGTCCCACTGATTAAACCCGGTAGTCTCAATACCACTTGCAGCATTGTTAATAAGAATAGGAGTAGGAGTATAGTCATAGTAGTCAAGAGGATAAAGCGCTTCAAATTCTGCAACAGTTGAAGGTTCATTACCGGCACCGAACATCTTAGTTAAATCAAAAACATTCTGTTTATTCTTGACATAGTATTTGTGTCCGTTAGGGTCTGTAATGATTACATCACTTGTTTTAGCTATTGCCCTGACTGAAAAACCGCTGTACCGACCGTAGTTGTTCCGCGGACCGACACCACCAGAGCTAAAGCTCAGACCTCTGGCATGACGAGCAGAGTAGAACGAACTAGACCAGTAATAGCCATTCGAGTCGTGATTGCCCCACGAAGAACCATTGCCGCTGCCTGAGGCAGAGAAGAAGAGGCGGTTGCCGTTGGTCTTGCTCTGGAGGTAGAGGCCTACAATGCCGTTTACGGTCACTCTTTTATCTGTTGTATCTGATGGAATTTCAACACCATCAGCATTAATAAAAATACAATTATTAACCAGTTCTTGAAAATCCGCAGACTGAGGTATATACCACGGTGCCCCAAGATTTGCTCGGGCAGCATCATAGGTCTCTCCCACAGGTATATTAGTAGTTAGTCCTGCACCAGCAGTATCTCCGTAAGGCTGTCCATCATACCAAGGTTCTTGACTATTAGCACTGCCCCAGTTATAGTCAAAAGCAGAAGTACTGATAGGATTGTGTCCTTCAATATTACCCCAAGAAAAGAATGAACCTTCATATTGAAATGGACTTGCAGCAAACTTATTAGGTTGAGTAACATCAATATTGGATGTAGCCCAAAGGTTACCACTAGGAAGACCCATATCAACAAAAGTTCCTTCGCCTAGCAATTGATTCCATACTATAGTGTTACCTTTGAGAGTGCCTATCTGTGCAGTACCTGTACTATTAATATTACCAGTTTTACAAAATGTATACTCTGTTGGTACTGGATTATTGTATTCAATTGAAGGTAATACTAATTTAACTTTTTTAGCTTCAGTAACTAAACGTTGTCCACTTCCATCAAATATGATTGCACAAGAATCTAATACAGGAACATTAGTGTCTAAAAATTGTGCATTTTTTACACTCTAATCTGGACAACTATAAGAATCTGTATAATTTTGATCAAATGATTTATCAATAAGTTTAAACTTTGGAAGATATAATGATTTATCGTCAAATGATACTTTATTTTTTATTACAGTTCCAGTATTATATGCATTATAGTTTACATCATTAATAACTGGATATGCATTATTTGTTGTAATATTTACATTGTAAGAAGTATTTACTGAATAGTTATTAGTATACACAAATTTACTTATTTCATTACTACCTATCCAATAATCATAGTTTACATTCTAATCTGGTTGTTGAACATAAATACTATTGAAATTTCTTACAATATCAACTAATAGATCTTTTCTAGATAAATAAAATGTTTTTAATATATAAGGATAACCATTTTTATCTAACATTATTGGAATACAATAAGTGCTAATTCCTGCCTCATGTGATGTTTCAGATGTAGATAAATTACTCCAGTCATTTACAATACCATACCATAATAAGAATGTAGGACTACCTATATTTGAAGTAATAGCCTCAAGATTCTATTTTACTGTAGCCCATTGTGCTGGATTTGTTTTTAGTTGATGTGCTAAATATGAAATTTTCTACCATCCATTTATATTTAATAACGTTCCACTCTTAAGAGAAGCTTCTGAGTTGTTATCAATTGGCGTAACTAAATTTGGAATACCTTCCATTATTCCAATATACTAATCTGCTCTTCTCTAGTGCCATTCAGTTCCATATGTATCACCCCACCATTTTCTACAATTTAATGCATAATTAAACCAATATTGTGGATAAATTTCAGAAATTTCTGCATTTAACTAAGCACCACTACTATTAGTTTTAATAGAACTTAATGGTCCTAATACATTTTCAAGCTATCTTCGTCCTAGTTCACTATAATGTTTTGGCATATATGGTATAAAAGCTGGCATAATTGTATTCATAGTAAATTTATAATCATTTACTGTTTCTCCAGTAGCATTTGGATTTTTTGCTAATTTAGAGAATAACTATGAGTATAATTTATAATTAATTGTTAAATTATTATTAGTTACATTATACCATACTTTATTTTTTCCAGACTATGGTTCCTAACTAGGAATTGATTCATTATCAACTGATGGAACAGTATCATCAATTAATTCTCCTGTCCTAGAAATTTCAGTTGAGTATTTAATATCATTATTGTAAGTTACATTATTTGGAGTAAAACTTAAACCAAATGGAAAACCATAATTTTCATTTTCACTAGTTGGAATACTTGTTTCTATATTATGTTTATATACAGCAGATCCAGTTTTTACAGTTTCATATTTTATTCTTGCAGTTTCAATATTTAAAGGTGGCTCAGTTAAAATGTTAGTTGCATTACTATCAGAACTAATACTTTCAGATGAATAATCAACTATTTTATTTCTAATAATATTTGCTTCCCAGTCTATATCAAATACTTTCTATGTAATTGTAGCAGGAATTTCTGGAGTAGGGTTTGTTGTATCTGGATTATCTTGGATAATAATCATATTATCAAAACTTTCCAAATATAATTTATTTGTAAATGTACTAGTTATAACTGCATACCAATCACTAGTATAACGTTTTTCTGAAGGTTGTAAATTTGCTACATGTTTTTTAACATTAATATTTATTCTACCAATATAATATTTTCCTTTTTCAATATCATTTTCAAAAGAAATAAATTTAGTATAATTTCCAAAATAATTACTACTGTCTAAATTAATTTTCTTTATATATGAAGCTGAAGAATCGTAATTGATAAATAAATTTTGTCCTGATGAAGCATATAAATCTTCAATATTAATTAATTCAAGATATAATTCGTCAATTTGATAAATATATTTAGAATTCTGATCAGTATCTATATAAGCTTTTAAACTATAATCAAATACAAACTTATTAGTTGCAAAATCATTATAATATCTAAATATAGAATCATCAAAATCAACTTTTCCAGAACCAATAGCTGATATATCAATTACATCAGTTCTTTTGAGTGATTCAACTTTTCCATAAGTTCCCTCATAATTATATTTTGGATATACTGTATATTCTATAATAGCATCTTTTGGAACAATGTAAGAACCATCATTTTCTGGAGATACTTTAACATTGTTATTTGTAACAATTATATCATAATCACTTAAACGATTTCCTCTCCAATCATTATTACCAGTCCCATTACCAGTCCATTCTTCCCCATTTTCATTATAAGCCGCTGGAGTAATTATTAATTTTAAATTACTTGCATCTTCATCAATTGTTTCAGTAGAAACACTAACATTTATATATGCAGGTAATATTAGTTCAGCCTATAAATATAATTTTCCACAAATTTTATTTTTATAAATTGAATAATCTGTGTCATCTGGAGAATTATTATGTAAAATTCTAATAAAAGGAGTATGTGCTATAGCTTTTGCAGTTTCCCAAGCTATTGGAGATTGAGCAGATCCGTCATAAACATCAGAATATTTCTAAGTCATATCAATTAATTCGTTAGAAATATCTATACTAGTTCCATCAGAATTAATAATTAAAGCACGTAATCTTATATAGTTATAATTGTTTTCATAACTACAAGCCACATTATTATCATAAGTAATGACAAATTTATCACCTGTTCGAATAATTTCATCATTTTCTCCTATTAATAATACTCTATCTGTAGTATTTTTAATAAAACCTGCTTCAATAAAATCTGTTAAAAGTTTTAATCCAGTCTATGGAGTTCCAGAATCTTCCTAACTTAAATTTCTTTGAGGAGAAGGAAAACAGCCTATCTAACTTTCTCCTTTTAGTGGATTATATGAAGCTACATATACTATTCCCCCATGTTCTTTCATTCCTACTGGTACATATCCTTCAGGAAGTTGAGCCTAATCTACTTTAGCATTACCCATATCATTCTAAAGCACTAATTCATTACCATTCATAGTAACCATTGTAGCATTTAGTGCACCAGTAAGAGTATGATTATCTATTGCAATAGGATTAGTGTCTAAATTTAGTCCTTTATCAAACTAATTTGCTCCTTGTTGTCTCATATTAATTCATAATCATTATTAATTACTAAAATATCCTAAAACTTAAGTGGCTCTCTTTCTAAAAATAATTCAGCATCTTTAGTTTTAAAGTTCTCATTATAAAATGTAAATCCCATGTCAATTGGGTATGGAACTTTAAAAAAATATCTAAAATTACTTTCAGATAATGAACAATCTTCCCAAAGTTTATATAAAACAATATTACCAAAGTTATAATGTTTTCTTGGACGACCTCTTTTCTTTTTACTATTTACAAATTCCTTATAACGTTCATCACTTAAACCAAAATAATAATATCCATCCCAAGGAATTTTCTTACGATTATACATAACTCGTATCTTATTTCGTAATTTTATCTTATAGTAATTGAAATGTCCTAAAGAATCATTTCTAAGTATACCTATATAAAACCAAAATCCGGAATCTTTGATTAAAACATCACCACCATAAGTATTTACTAAATATAAAGATTTCCATCCAAAATTCAAAATTTTCTATAAATCTGAATCAGGAATTAATGGAAACTTTTCTTTTACAGATGAGTAATAATCTTTAATAGTCTTTACTATTTTTCCGTAATAAACTCTACCTTCATTTGTGTATTTAGTGATTCTTTCTTTTAATTCTTTATTAACATAAACCTATTTAGCCTTTGGAATATTACGATGGCCATACATATAGAATTGTAATTGATTAGCTATAAAGTTAGAATCTATGAAATCTACCTCCATAAATTTTCCATTTTTTCTAGCTTTTTTAAATTCTTCATCCCGATATGTATGCATCTGTAATGATGTCTTTCTTGATCCAGTTGGAAGCTAAAATTCAACATCATTATCAATTATATCATTAACTATTATTTTTACACATTCTCTGAAAACTTTATAACATAATCTTTTCTTATGATTATCTCCATAAAGTCGCTAAAGAGATACTCCATCAATTAAAAGATTCTATGATTTAAAGTTTTGAAATATTTCATCAAGTTTCCAAGCATATCCTAAAGCATAATTCATAAATTAAATAATAGGTTTTAAAGATTTATTAAATTGTTTACGATTCCAACTTGTTTTTGCATTTAGAATTTCATCCATCTAATTTTGATTTATATATTCTGGAGTCTTTGCTTGGTCACATTTAGTTATCCAATCTTGTTTAAGCATCTACACAGCTGCCATAATATTTTTATCCATTACCTATAAAGCTTCTTTATATTTCTAGGTATATGCAATATAGACAGCAATTGCATTAGCTTCTTTATCATTTATATCAGGTAAACCATTATCATCAAGTACTTCCCCTTTATATAACACTCCAACAAAACGATAAGGTTTATCAAAATATAAGGTATGACCAATCTATTCATACTTTAAAAACTTTCCTGGTTGATATAAAGGATCAGTGAACATTTTAGTTCTTTCAATATATTGTTCTATAGCAAAGCTATCTGGGTCACCATGCCAGTGTTTATTAGTTACATGTTCCCAATCTTCCCAAGCTCCACACACAGAGATTACATGCATAACATTACAAGGTAGTTCCAAACTTAATGTTTTTGGATCCACACTTCCAAAATATCTATAAGTTCTACAATTTTTATTACCTATATGATTATAAGCAATAAGAGCCAATTCTTCAAATTTATCTTCTGGCATATCAATTCCATATAGCTCATTTGCCAGATATTGTGCGTAATGTATATCCATTATACGTATTTTTGGTCATTAGGTAAATTAGGCATATGTAACTAACGATAGTAGTTAACTTTCTGCTACACTAATCTATTTTTTACTTCAATATCTATAAAACTATAGTTTTCTGGTTCTTCTGAAGACTCACAACAATTATATCCTTCTAATTGACGTAAATCTTTAAACACTCCAACAACAGAAATAACTTTAAGTAAAGGTGCATTAAATATATATCCATCATACATATTATTTTCATTTGGTGTAGGATCAATATATACATAAGGCTTATCTTTACCTCTTTTTCTATATTTCTAATATTTTTGTTGAAAGTCTGCACTTACATAAAAAGTAAAAGGATTTTGTCTATCAACTGAACCAATATAAGCTATAGCCGCAGTTCCGAATCCATTTATAATTTGAGGAATTTCGAAATGTGCATTAGGTGTTTTATATCCTGGTTTACAAATTGGACAACGTTCTAGATCTTTACAATCTACAGGAATACAATTAATTGCAACTAAAAGATCTTTTAAAGGTAATATTCCTTTTAATTGATATTCTTTAATAATTTGTAATCTTAAAGCAACAATTTCATCTTCAATTTGTTCCTAAGATAATGAAAGATTATGATGTAGACCAGCTAATCCAGAATAAACATCATTTATAACAGCAGATGCTAATTTTGTATACATACTTATAAATAAAAAAGGAGGCAGAGGCTTTTAATGAGCCCTTGCCTCCTATTATTAATATAATTTTTAAATCTATCAGATTAATTTACCAGCAACTTCAGTAGTTCCAATTGTAGAATTTGTTAAAGCTGATTCAAAAGCTGAAACAGCATCAGCTTCTACATAGAATACGTGAACTGTACGAGAAGTAGCAACTCCACCAAGTGCAGTTTGCTGTAAAACACCACGATCTGAAGTATACTGGATTGTGTACTGTGTATAATGACCATTTGGCATTGGTTTATCATCATTTGGTTCTCCGCCAAAGACATCACCTTCAGCAATTCCTTGCCATCTACGATTTGCATCGGTAGGAAGACGTAAGTCTTTTACAATATGAGCAAAATCTCCAAATGCTTCATTTCCGTTATTAACAGTGACTGTACCACCTGTTGCAGCAATAAATTCTTCGTGAGTTGGTAAACTTGTAGAACCATTTACAACATTTCCAGCTGTGTCAACAGTTTTTAGAACTTCTAGTTTAACTCCGCTGTTAGCATCTTGATCCATAAAAATTTCCCACTGATCGCAAGCTTCAATTACTAAATTTTTAGGATCACCTTGAGCTGCTCCAGCAACACTTGAGAAATTAACTAAATCATAGCCATATTGTGCTAGCATATATTTTTTAGCACGGCTTACGATTGCATCTGCATCATCACCATTAGTTCCAATAGTGAATTCAACATATAAAGGTCTTCCTTTAAATGTCCAATTATTATAGAAATAAGGATTATTATTATTTCTTAATCTAATGTACATTGCAATACGATAAATACCATCTGTAGTAGGTAACACAATAGTTGCTTTAGCTTTAGTTGCAGCTACATAAGGTTGTTTCTTAATTAATTTTGCACTATGGATAGTGCCATCATTATAAAACTCTGGTCCGAATTTTACACGGAAAAATTTTTTAGTTTTGTCTGCCTAAACGCTGCTGCCATCATTAACGATAGTTGTTGTTGTGAAATTTAACATAATTTTTTAGTTTTTAAAATTATTTCTCTGTCGGTGCCTGAGCTGGGTTAGCAATCGACATTGAAATTGGAACATGTGATTGTAATCTTGGATCACTTGAATTTTCCATAATTAAATGGGTCAGCTCATTTATTATCTCTTGACAAACATAATCTGGAAATTCCATCATTTGTGATGTATCTTCAGTTAAGTCTATCTACTCTTGTGTTAAACGTAAATGTTGTGGAGCTTTAATATAGTCGATATAGATACTCTTTAAATCGAATATACTATCGTCCTTTCCTGTTCTAATTTCAATTCTTACTTTTGAAGTATTTGCTAAACGTTGAGCAGTTGGTTTTTCAACTAATGAAGTAGGAGTACTGTCATCAAGTTTAAATGTTCTTGATAAGTTAGAATTTCCTTCCTGATTAGTTACATAGGGGTCGTTGTCTTTTATATAATAATCAGTGTTTTCAGCCCATTCTGTTGGCTATGGGTCACATTCTATATAAGTAGTACCAGATTTAGTATAGTAAGTTTCATTTGTATCTGGGGTAGTAACAACCGTCTAATTGACTAAACTATATTCAGAAGGAGTTACTTCGTATTTATCCTTATTCATATCAGTACCTTCACCTGTACTTGAATTATAAGGATTAGTAGGAACAACTTCATCAACGTTTACATTATGAAGATAGTAATAAGGTTTTTTATATGAAGGTTTCATATAGAAATTATTAATAATCTATCCCCATAAATCAGCAGTTAAACGCGTAGCTCCAAATTGGACATATGTATTTGGATCATAGCATTTAAACTATTTTTTTACTTTATAATTACAAATGCAATTAAGTAAGTGTAAATAATCAGCAGGAAGAAAAGCTTCATAAGTAGCTCCATATAGAGAATTTTGGGATATTACATCACCACTTATATTATTACCATATTTTGTAGTTTTAGTAACATTTAATACAGTAGTTGATTTTAATACTCTTAAATCATCTGTGGACTACTGATTTACATCATATACGTTATATTTTTTATTAATATACTGATTTATAGCTTTATTAGCAAGATAATTAAAATCTTCAAGCAACATTGATGGAGCTTGAACTTTATTTAACTCTACTAAAACACCTTCATATACCTATCTTAGGGTCATTGCTATATCGTTTTATGTTAGTAAATCACTTTTCTTTATTTTCTTCTTTATCATCTTTATACATATCTGGATATGTATCTCGCTTGATAAGTTCGAGTATTTTTTTATTTTTAGGATCTTTCATCCATGTTATAACTGCATCATCTGTAGTTCCAAGAACTATATTATCTGCATACATATAAAGTTTATTTTTAACATAGATGACTCTTTTATCCTTTGCTTCTATAAACAGCAATCTCAACGAAGTATCACTACCAACGTATGCTGTAATAATTTTATCTGGATCAGACTCAGCTACAGAAGTTAGGTAATCAGTAACATCAGCATCACTAGTACCTTTCATATTTTTTCCAAGTAAACGGCAAATAAGAAGTCTACCTTCTGCACCTCGTTTGTCGTCATAAATAAAGTTAAGAGCTTGACGGTATTTATCTTTCTTAGAAATACGACGATTAGCTTCTTCTTCTGGTTTATAAACATAAAGTTCAGCACGTCCATATCTAGGAGTTGGGTTACTCCACCCCATTGTACCATCAATTAAATAATTCCCTTGAGCATCTTTAGCATCTCTAGAAGGAGCAATAAATGGACAGTTTTTAATAGCTTCCCATTGACGTGATTCAATTTCATCTTTAAGATTGAAGGTTTTTCCATCTTCAATTACAAAAACCGCAGTTTCTGGAATAAAATATTTACCACTATTGCGTTCCTCATCTGTTAAAATCATATCACCCATAGAATTAACTCTTTTCACAAATTCTGGAAACTATCCAGTCCTTGGATTTCTACAGGGTTGGATAAAGTATTTTTGACCAACCTTGCCAAAAACACTTCTCAAAATAATAATATCATTTGTTGAAATTGCCATATTTACATTAACATAAAATAAAAAGGGAGCTGAGGCGTAGTCAGCCCCCTTTATCCTAAAAATTTATTTAATTTAATTTTTTAATCTCAAATTTCTTGGCAGATAAAGCTGCGGTATGGGTTAAATACTGCAATACCAGCATATCCGTGTAAAACAAGTTTACTACCAGCAACTGGAGTTGCAACTGGGCCTGACTGACCACCATTTAATCCACCAACACCAGCAATAGAGTTGCTAACAAATTCTTTTCCTTTAAGAGAGAACTGAGCAATTGCGGGTTGATTGTTAGCTTCATCAGCTGTTAAGTCAACACAAATCATATAACCTTTATCGTTACCAAATTCACGTGAAAGTGCACGGTCAACACTGAAAGTAATCTGATTACCAGCGATTAAATAAGTATCGTAAGTAGCACCTACGCTTACATATCCATTAGCTGATTTTGACCACATATAAGCTCCATCAGTATGGAAGCGAGCAAGATAATCTCCAAGAACGATTTGTACATCATTCCATGCTTTTTCGTTAACGCAGAAATGGTATTTATTACCAGTAACTTTGTTAGCTTTTTCATTCATAGTACGAATGATTGTGTTGAATAATTCAAGAGTCATTCTACTATAAGCATATTTAGAAGCAAAACGTTCGATTTGAGGTACAAGACCATCACCAATTGTAATTCCACGTCCAGTATCTGGGTCTACAATAGTAGGTTTACCAGTTTTAGGATTGATATTACATTTATTGAAAAGTAAACCTTGAGCTCTTGAGAACATAAAATTGTCAAGAAGTTTCTTTTCAACAGTGTCCATATGATAAATAGATTCAGTTAAATTATTTTTATCTTTACCCTGTCCGATTTTGATAAATACATCTTCAAGAAGTTTGTATTGTTCTGAATAACTAATATCATTACGGAAAAGAGTTAGATAATTTCTATGTTTACTAACTGAACTCTGTTCTTTTGTATATCCTTCTTCTGATAACTCAGGGTGAGCATTAGATTGGAATCTACAAGTCATACCAGCTTTACAAGCGGTAAGATCAAGAGTAGTATCATAAGAATTATCAATTAAACGTACCTAAACTTCCCAGCAGTTATCAGCCTTACGAATAGGACGGCTAACAACGATACATTGCTAACGGCTTTCGTCAATCTTGAAGATGTCATACTTCTCGAAATAACGCTCTGTGAACTTCATTGTAATTTCTGTTCCGTCAGCACCAGTCTCTATAACATCCTCAGCAAAAGGAATACGTTTAATATAAGAATCCTCAATTTCCCATTCAAAATACATTGAATCAATAGCTTGGAACTTATTAGCTTTCTTTTCATCGTTGTAGTAAATGTTAGCTAATGAACGAGTTAAAAAGTCAGCTGTTAAATCTGTATTCATACGTGATACAACGCCTAACATATGAGGTTTACTTCCTAAAAATTTGTAAAAGTCTTCATATGTATGAGTTTCACTCATTGTAGGGCGATTAGTAACAAAATTTGCAACAATCATAACTAAATTTTATTTTTAAATTAACTAATAAATATTTTATTAACCATAGATATCATCTATAGATGTCGCGCCAGGGTTACCTCCTGTATTCTATGGTCTATAAACAACTTTACCAGAAGATTTTTTACCATCTTCTAGACCTTTTTGATAACTAATCTGTTTTTGGTTCTTTATTTCGTTTACAAAATATTCAGAAATACTGTTAAGAGCATCGCGTCCTTTAAGAGTCCACCAAGCCATTTCGACAAGTGTTTTTGGATCATTTAATGCTTTTCCAAAATAACTCATTCCAGAATCATCTATATCTAAAATAAAGGAAGCAATGTCTTCCATGTCTTCAACTTCTAAATTCAAATCTAAATCTCCGACCTTATTAAGTGATTGAATACTGGCTAGAACAGAATCTTTAAATTGATTAAATTGTTCATTTTGTGTTTGCTGTTGTTCAGCCAACATTTGTTGTTTGTATTGCTCTTCTTGTTCTTTTAGAGCTTTTCTCATACCAGCAACTCTTCTTTCGAAGAGTGGATCTTCTTTAGCTTTATTTAAGGCAGATTTAATTTCTTCTTCAGAAGCATCTTCAATCTTGTCTTGTAAATCTAGCATAAAAATTTCATCATCACTTAAATCATCTATTGAATATTGTGGAGCATTTTGTAAATACTCAGCATAATCTTGAGCTGCTTTTTGTCGAATTGTATTTATATATTGTGTAGGAGATAATTTACTTGCTCTAAGTTCATTAATGAACATAATTTCATCATCTGATAAATCACGCTCTGGCTCATTTCCAGAAGTAGTAAGAATATTCATCTTTTCTTCAAAAGATAATTCACTCCAAGACTTATCTTTTACAATTCCATCATCATCTTCAAATTTAATATGTTCTGGATCACTAATTCCATTATATTTTAAGAAACTAGTAATAACATCTTCTTTACCATTATCCTAACCTCCGTTATTATTATTTGGATTTGTATCAGAGTTTGGATTTGGGTTTTGAGGATTTGGTTCAGGTGGATTTCCACCATCATTACCATTCTCAGAAGGATTGTTCACCTAAGGATTTGGCTCATTTCCTTCGATTGGTTCAAAATCAATTTCGTCAAAATTCATATTACATTAATTCATTTAAGTTAAACATAAGTATCATCTACTTAGTCTATTATAACTAATATTTAAAATAATTCAAAGTATTTTATATGAAAATTAATTAAAAATTAACTTTAACTCTAAATTTTTGGTGCATAACTAATCTGAATATTTAGATCTCCAAGTCTATAGTTAGTTGTAGTAGATAAATAATATAAATCAATTCTAATTGAATAGATTAAATCTATAATTTCCTAATCTTCATCAGCTTCAGATAATGTGTTTTGTGTATTATCATCAGGCTAATCATTATCATCCCATGAAAAAAGTACAGGATCTGTATCTAGAGTAACACCACTACTTTTGACTAATATTCCTACATTTGTTGTTTGATCCAAAAAATTATGTACTTTAGCAAAACTTGGAAAAATTGGTTTCTATCCCCTTTCTATAGATCCTGACGTATTTAAAAATTTAACTTCTGATATTCCATTTAAATTAATTGATAACTAATCTTTGCTAAATCCAAATTTATTAAATATACTGTTCCAATCTTTTCCAAATATTATTACAATTCTATCATTTTTTACAGTCACATATAAATCATTTTGTTTATAATATAATATAGGGATTGTTCCGGATATATTATTATAAAAATCAAATAAATCTAACAACTTATCTGGATTATAATAACATAATAATTTTTTATTCAAATTGTTATTTGTTAAATTTTTATAAATAAGTGTATTTCCTTTAAAATTATAAGTATCATATACACCACTGAAAGTAGATCCAGTAAATACAAGCTAATTTGATAATAGAGTACCGTTTAATATTGGAATATATCTATTCATACTGTAATTAGAAAGTGTATTTAATGATATTCCTTTTGAAAAAGATATTCCACTTCCTTCAGATAATAAATCAAAGTTAATAGAAGAATTATTTTCTTCATCAGATACTAAGTATACTCCAAAATAATTATTACTATTAACTCCAATTCCTAAACCATTTCCCTATAAATTAGTTTGTAAATTATTATTTCTTAAAGTAATTACATACTTAGATAATGCTACTGTCCCAGTAACACTATAACTATCAGGGGCATTTGTTGGATTCCAAGCACTAAGATCAGTGCTTTGTGTGATGGCAGGAGTACTACTCTACGTTGGATTATAGAGATTATCTGTATCCAAATAATTATCTATACTAATAGTTTGCTAATCTATAGTACTTCCTGGTTCTACTATTCCAGGAGATGTATGAGTAGTTGGTATATAATCTTTAATATTATAATTATTATCAATCTGTATTAAAGCAACATATTCTAAATAATATGTTATATCATCATTATGATAATTTGTAATATTTATTGAATTATTTTGATATTTCTCTCCAGACAAAGTAGTGATTTTCTCAGAATCTAGTAACCCTATTTCTTTTGCATTATTATTATTTATTATAGCTTGTTTATCTCTTTTAATAATACAATTTTGTTGAGATATCCATTTATGATTAAGATAATGATTCACCGTATCTGTTTCTCCTCTAGCAGTCGTTTCCCAAGTTATTCTAAAACCAGATATTAAAGTTATATATCCAGAAAAAGTTTCAAATGTATCATTAATACCTATATTACCTCTATATGCAATATCATGTAATGTTAATGATACTAATGAATCACTTAATGTAATATATTTACTCTAATTGTTAGATAATGTAAATTGTGCAATTCTTTTAATAAATTTTCTACTATCTAACAATTCTTCATTTTGAAAATATGTGTGATAATTTGGAGAATATACATAATTATAAACAGGATTACCTCCTAAAGAATATCTAACCGCATTAACTTGACTTACAGAGGATGGATTCGTAATAATATTTCCCTATGCATCTTTTAAATTTCTATTTAATATTACATTCTAAAATTGCACAGAAATTGGACTACTATTTGTTGCATCAAATTCAATTTTTCCTTCCTCAATATTATTGTTATATGCGTGCTAACTATCTAACTAATAGTTATATATTGGACTCTCATCTTTTGTATAGTTACCAATACTAGATATTTTAGTTTTTATTGTCTATTCCTTTTTAAAATATATAGCAGGATAATTTACATTTTCTACTTGTCTATGTCCTTTATTATCAGTTAAATGGATGGATTGCTAATCATCCCCAATTGTTGCTTCTTTTAAATCCATACCTTGTGCAGTAATTTTACCAGTAGTTCCAGACACTACAACAAATGGAGCAGATTTATCTATCTAACTTGTAGATTGATTTAATACAGGATAATTACTATCAGAAATAGGTTCAGTAACATCAAAATCTGGATTTTTCACAAATCCATCTGTATCAAATGCTATTAGATTTTTTGTTTCTATATAATCAGAATTAAACTTACCATCTTTAAACATACCTGCTGTAACTACTCTTTGTACAGCATAATAATCACCAGAATCAGAGTCTGAAATCATTGCTCCATTATTATATATATAAAATACATTTCTAGGAGCTTCATAATAATTATTAAATAGATATGATTCATCAGTAGTAATGTCTATAATTGAATTAGATGGATGAAATACAGAAGATCCAATATCTGTTTTCTTAAAATCAACATATTTTAAATATTGATTACTACTTTGTCCATTTACTCTATCAATATATTTTTTATAGGATAAATTAGAAAGAAATGATTGCTAAACATATCTTACTACAAAGTCTAAATTTGAATAATCATTAGGAATATATATTTTATTTGAATATGTCCAACTTGTTGGAGAAGTTTTTGCACAAATCATTTCATAATATGTAATACCATTTACAATAACTGATTTGTTTGTATTAAACCAAATCTTATTACCTTGTAATAGAATTTCCTCATCACCATCACCAACAGTAGAAGGATCAATTTCTCCATCTGCATTATAAACAGCATCAGGATTCATTAATACAATGCCAGCATTTCCCAATGCCCATAAAGAGTAATCTCTTCCTAATTTTAATATTACATTATTATTTGTAGCAATAGCCCCAGTATAATTTGCTTCAGTGATTATACTATTAGCTTCAATTGTTGCTCTGATAGAAGAGTCTAATGAATTTAAAAATCGTTCAATTTCTTTAATATTTCCATTAGCTAATAAAATATCTTTATTAATGTCAACTAATGAACGACCATTATTAAGATAAAAATTTCCAGTTAAATAAACACTCTCTCCATACAATCCATACCCTCTTGGTTGATTTGTCCCAAAAGTATAATTATGGATTCCAGTAAGATTACCCATTCTTACTTTAGTATTTGGAACAATATCTGCTACATATAATGTATTACTCTGTGAATCTACTCCTTTAACTACTACTTCATCATACTAATTAGTTAATAGTAAACATCCACATTTTAATTCAGATTCTTCACCAGTATTTACATCTATACTTCCTGGTAAATAATACTAATTATTTTGTATTCTAGTATATAAGGAATTATTTACAAAGTATAATTCAAATCCTTGTTGTATTGTATTTTTTCTATATGTAAACTATACACTAAATTTTAAATATTTAGGATTTGTTATATTTAATGTAGATAATAAATTTATAGACTAACTATATGTTAAATTTATGTTATTTGTAATTAGTACTTCTTCATCATAATAAGAATAAGTTAGTAATGTCTATAATATTTCACTAGCGGGAATAATTTCAGACTAAGCTCCTTTAATTCTAGTTAATTTAGGTAATAAATTAATAGTAGGATTTAATAATGAAGCTGCATTATAATTAATTATGATTGTATCAGTATTAGATAATCTAAATGAAATATCATCAGCATTATTAATACTAGTATTATTATTTATAATAGATAGTAATGTATAATAATATGATCTATCTGTACCAGTAGTAGTAATATCAGTTATTGGTTTAGTAACAGTATATTGAAAACTTTTTTGTGGAAGTATTTCAATCTATCCATTGTCTCCGAATAAATAAATTGTATTACTAGGAACATTAATTGTATATATTCCAGGAGTAGTTATTATTATAGATGATGTAACTGTAATTACATTATCTGTTATTGATGTAGTACTTGATTGCACAACATTATTTGAATCTTTAATAATAATATTTCCACTATTTAAAATAGTTGAATTACTATTGAGATTAAATAATATTTTAGCAGTTGATAATGACTAGCTAGAATCATTAATTAATGTAGTCCCATTTATTAATTTACCTACTATTTCATTTGAATCATATAAAACATAAGTATCTCTTGTATCTTCATTTTCCTCAAATTCATAATAAGCAATTAATCTACACTACTTTAATTTATCTTTAATATTAGTAGGTATTGCATCAATTAATGCATATGCAGATACATCATATAAATTATATTCTCTAATTGTTGTTTTATTTGAGTTTGGATCTATTAACCAAATATCAATTTGATCTAATCTATCAATACGGACAGGGATAAATCCAGATTCTTGATTGTATATTAATGCATAAAACTTATCACTATATTCAATAACAATATATTTCTCAATAGCATCTATTGTTTCATTTGGTATTTGTACACTATATACCTCTTCAACATCAGAAGCTAAACCAACAACATTATAAAATGTTTTTGAGGGAATTAAATTATTATCTTGATTAATATAAATTTTTATACCTTTCATACTCTTGCTCCTATTTTTATTTGGATACTACTACCTTCATCTTGGTATGAAAATGAATTATTATCACTTAATTGTTCTCCAGTTATTAACTTAGATTCATTTGTTGTAAAATATAATCCATTATTTATTATTATATTTCCATTACTATCATAAGTTAAATGTTCTGGATTGATTGTATAATATCCTTCTTGTGAATTATCATTTCCTAACATTGAATAAGGTCTATACTAATCATATACTGCTTTTAGTAAAAGCATTATAGAATCAGTTATAGTAGAATACTCTGTTATTAAATTTTGTTTAGCTACTGAATTTGGTAAACTATTAAAATTAATAGCTGTCCAAGTTTTATTTAAATTTTTTAATTGATCTCCAATGTACATAATGTACATGAACTTAGGCTTTTGTATATAAAACTTCCCTCTTCTCTAATTTCCATCATATATAAAGCTTCCTTCAAAAGTTTGATACTTAGGAGTTAGATAATTAATTGTATAATCTGGTCTATTAATATCAATTAATACATCTTGATATGGACTATTATTTTCAGAAGAAGTTAAGTACATAGAATTACGTCTATCTCCTGGATAAATACTTCCAATTCTAACTAAAGAATCATCTTTTTCTGGAGTACCGTAAGTACTTTTTAATAAAGCTTTTTTAAATATAGGATGATTCTTTATTTCTTCATAAGTTAATCCTAAAATTTTATTAGATATTATTAATTCTACTTGTGTAGCTATAGCTTCTTGAGTTTGTGCTGCAATTAATGCATTATAATAAGTTTGATATTCACTTTCAGGTATTAATACCTAAATACTCCACTAGATCTAGTCAAGCATTTCTGTTCGGTTGGCTGGGGATTCATCAACATATTTTTTCAATATTAATTCTGCTAAATTTAGATAATTATTAAATATAATTTCTAAACCTTCACTTTTATTATATAAAGTATCGTCTATTTTAAGTTTTGTTTTAACTAATTCTCCATCTATAGTATATGAATATTCAACACTTTCATTAATTATTGACTCATTCTGTAATTGTATTACAAACCCATAAGCATCAATTAATCCCAATACTAAACCATAATATTGTTTTATACTAGTACCTGTAAATTTCTAACATTTTAATATATCTCCTGGTTTAAATACTGGATATTCATTATGACTTGATTCCAATATATATAGATTCATCCCATCTGTTAAATTAGATCCAAAATATTTATAATATAGATTTATATTTGAAATATCAGACTCTTTAAATATATAATAACCATTATCATCTAAAGTAGCAGTCTTACCATTTACTATAGTAAATAACTAATTTGTAAAACCGCTTATATCTTCTGGCTAAATATAAAAAGATGATGTTAATATTTGTTCTAAATCTTCTACACTAGTAGAATTTTTCTAAAAGATGTGATATATTTGTATTATTTCGGCAGCAGCTAATGCTTTAAGTATAGATTCTGTAAATAAATCAGATATTGAATATTCAGGAGTAACTATATAGGACTAATGAATATGTCTCATTATTTTAATTTCATTACTCAAATCATCTGATTTAAGAGCATTTTCTATATTTATAGTTGTCATTAAAATCCCATCTTCATCAATTTTTAAATATAAATTAGTTTTTGGGTCAGGTTCTTCCTCACCAATTATAGGCAGATGATCTAAATTGTCTAACCGTTCATCTTTCGATATTATATTATAAATTCTAATGTAAGAATTTTCATCAATGTAATTACTTATTCCTTTTGAACCTAATTCATCTAAATAACTAGATAAATCTACTAATTCTTCGGAATCTGTATCAACCTCTTCAGTTGTCTGTGTAAACTTTTTCTTAAATTCATCAATTTGGAGAATTCTAAATGTCCATTTACAAAAATCAAATGATGGTATTGTCTAACCTTCAGGAGATTGATTGTCTCTTGTAGCGTAAGGATGTGTTGAAGTATCTGGAGTTATAGAAGAAATATATAGATTGGGGTTTGAACTATTTGTTATTGGGATATAATATTTATCCTTATCAAATAAATTATTAATAAACTCTTCTGTTTGGACAACTGAATCGTAATCATCTTCATTTAAATATATAATATCATATATTTTATCAACTTTAAAACTATCAGTAACCCAAAATGATCCATTAGTTGCAGATATTTTATTTACGATTAATTCAAATACATTTAAAATTCCTCTAACTATAAGATTATCAATAGTTAATGTATTAGTTTCTGCATCTAATCTCCAACCATAACCAGTCATTCCAGACATAAATTGACTAGAACCAATACTACCATCAGTTACAATGTCACCTGTTCCTACTCTTATAGCTGTATTAGTATCTTTAAATGTAGCAGTTTGATTAAAATCAGTTTGATTCTAAAAATGAGTTTTTCCACTAAATGTAGCTTCTGCTTTTACTTCTAATTCTCCATTTATATTAACTGAATTATTAAAATCATTATGACCATCATGAATGTTACTACCTTTAAATCTCCAATTTCCATTAATAATTTCATCCTTATCCTTTTGAGCAAAATCATTTGGAGTTTTTCCTTGTAAATATTCAACATTAAGATTTTTTACTAACTCTTTAGATTTTATTTTTAATGGAACTCCATCATAAGCAATTTCTAAAGGACCAGTCATTTTATCCCCAGTTTTATTTACATACTTTTCAACAAGTTTATCATTATATTCAAGCAATAATAGTAATTCATCTTCATATTTCAAATATAAAATCTTTTTTAATACATCAAACACTAACATTCCTGATTTATAACTAGAGGGATCTTTAGCTCCAGTTGGTTCAATTATAACTCTACTAAAATCATTTGTAGATTTAGCAACTGTAGTTATAAAAGACTAAAAATCTTTATAACTATTACCATATCTTATCCAAATTTTTCCAAGATTTTCTAGCACTAAATCATGTAAATGATCTCCTACCACAATCTTTTTATTACCTAATACATAATCTTCTTTAATAAATTCCATAATTCATTTATATTATTTATAAAACATTAATTTACAATAAAAAAGGAGTTATCAGAATAAATCCAATAACTCCTCAAATATAAAATTATTTTTACAATAATTCAAATGAAATCATGCCAATTTATTTCTATTCCTTTTCCTTTTAAATCGGCACACCATCTATTAAAAACTAATCCCTCATAACCATCCGGATCATCTATTAAATCTTTCACATACAAAATAAGATGTTTATCATCTTCTATAGAACTATCAAGAAAATCAGCTTTTGCCATATTTAATACATATAAACAATCATATAAATGATAATTTTGTATTGTTATGCCATATATTTCCATTAATTTATGTAAATCAGATTCGCCTGATGGAGTAATGTCCACTTCGTTCCCTTCATTGTCTAGATAATACATCTAACTTACTGCGAAATTTAAAGTATGTTCATTAAAATGATGACCATATTTATTTACATACTCATTTTTATCTTTGTGATGTACTCGTTCTACTATTATCATTGTTTTGAAGCATATTACAAATAGAATCAATTTTAGATTCTATTCCGCCAAGTTTATATTCTAAATTAAGTATCTTTTCTTCCTAGTCCTTCTATTTAGCATACTAAGGATTTAATTCTTTAAGAATATCTTCACAAGCTTCAACTTGATGTCTGTGCATTTCTACACTATCCAACACCTAATTACTTAATTTAATCATGCTCTCAACTTCTTGGACAATAGAATCTCTAGATTCACCTATTAAAACATTACCAAAAGGAGCAACATTAAGATTGCTTGGAACTTGTTTAAATTCCTAATTTTTATCTTCAACTTTAACAGTTATATCCACTGTCGATTGAGTCATTCCATATGCTCCAAATTGATTTAATGGAGAACTAACGGAAACAACTTGACCAATTTTTAAGGAAGGTTCAGATTTATCTAAAATATAAACTAAACTTCCCTGTCTTAGAGCAGAAAACATAATTAACCGTTAGTTGTTGAAGTTGGTGTTGTATTATTATATCTATTTAAATATCCATTTAGTAAGTAAGCAGGTACTACTTCTAATTGTGGATACTGAACAACAGTAGTTGCAGGCTGTGCAGCTCTGATTGCATTAATTTGAGCCTATAAAGGAGCAATCATTCCAGCAATTACCTGATTCTATTGTTCCTGGCTAATCTTAGTTCTAAGGTTAGTTTTCTCTTCAGTAAGTTCAGCAATTTTATCATGTAAATTCTAAGTTTGCATTTCATTTAATTTGCTTACAATAATAGCTGTGTTACGATTATTATCGTCTTTTAAAGACTGAGTTTGTAACAACATGTTATTATTTATAGAACAAGTTTGAGCGGCTCTCTCATAGTTTGCACTTGAGAAATTCTACTGTAAAGTGTTGTTTAAACTATTAATATTGGTTGCTAAATCATACTGAATATCTTTCTGACCTAACTGGGTCTGATAATTTAATTGAGTTGTAAGAAGTCTATTCTCACAGCAACAAGATTGTAAAGCAGATGTTAAATCTTTGTTACCCATTAGAACAGAATTGATAACTCTTTCTCCTGTTATTCCAGAAGCAGCTGCTACTCTGTCAACAGCATTTCTTACTTCACTAATAGCACCTTGCATAACTGCAGAATTAGTACCAAAAGCAGTAGCAAGCTCATTGATGGCAGTAGCACTACCATTAATTCCTTGAAGAACAAGGTCATTATTATGGTTAGTATTAACAGTGTCTTGAAGAGCTGCAATAGCACGTGAATTATAGTCAACACCATTGTCTCCTCCGTTGTTCCAACCATTGCGAAAGAACATCATCCATATAAGCCATATAACATTTTGTTACGAATATACCGCATCCGTATATTCTCTCTATGTTACCATAGAGTTCAGACTATATCATACTACTTTCGTAGTCCCTGCGCTTCGGGAATGCTATTCCCTACTCTACTCACTTCCTGATATTCAGTGTTTTCGATAGTCGTTGAACCTTCCTTAAAGGCTTGGCTGCTGATTGTCCCATAGGGAGTTTCCAGCAATTCACAGGGTTTTAAATCCGCTTATAAGTCTTTTCTGGTCCATAAAAATCCATGATAAAGTTTATCTTTATTTACAACTCTTAATATATTACTAGCATTATAATTATTTGCTCTTGCAGCATCACCACTACCAGCATATGTTGCAAGTATTTTTCCAGTTTTTGGGTCAACTTTATTTATATATCCTTTAAATACAGGAGAATCTTCTCCTTTAACACCATACATAGGATTATTTTCACCTTTATTCCCTTTACCTAAAACATCAATCCTATGACGTTGATTTTCAACATTAGTTACCCACTCAAGATTAGAAGCACAATTGTTTTCTTTGTTTCCATCAATATGATTTACATAATTTTTTTCTTCTGACCTTCCTTCACAGAAATAAACAGCTACAAGTCTATGTACATTAAAATTTCTTGCACCTATTACTAAACCAATATTAACTTTAACATAACCACCATTATCTAATTCTTGTTTTACTAATTCACCATTTCTAGTAACATTTCCTAAGTTTGAAACTTGATAAATTCCATCAGTTCCTTCAATTGTTTTAAAAATTTCTTCCATAATTTATTATATTTAAGTTAAACTTTCATTTAATTTTAATATAACCATTATCCAACATTATTCAAAACAATTTTTGGATTTTTATGAAAAATGTGTTTAAACTTAAAAAGTTAACGGATTGTTATTCCAGTTACCCATATTATTCATCATTGCCATTGTTTCGGCTGAATTATCTTTGTTCATTAAAGATGCCCAAAGAGCTGAATTATCTTTAGGACAATCATAGATATACTTTTCAGTTACTGTATCACTCATAATGTTTAAAGTTTAAAAATTAATAAATACTAGTTAGCTAACTGATAAAATATATCCATAAATATTAAATGTCTTATAGATTAGACATAAAAAATTAAGCTCCTATAGATTTTACTCTACAGAAGCCTAATTTACTTTTAATTTACTATAATATTGTTATCATTCTCAAATTTTAACAATTCATCTAAATACCAATTCTTTTTAGACATCTATGATTGATGACTTTGTGGAATTATTCCTTCAGATTCTTTTCTTTCAATAGTTTTAGTTGATACTTTATATCTATCAGCCACCTTCTATTTAGTTAAATTAATATGTGCAATTTGAGAAATTAGTTCTAAACCTTCATCATCAGAAATATTAGTATTTCCTGATTCAATACCATCTGCATATTCTCTTAATGTGTTTACTATTATTTTCGGCAATATTGACATATTTCACTAGTTTTAGAACAATATAAAATTGATTATGACATATTTAACACCTTGTTAAATCTTTCAAAATAGTTCATACAAATAAATTATTTATATAGAAAATTTTAAAAGAAAATACAAAATGCAATTAAAATTAATTTTTACATATTCTGTATTTACTTAATATAAATAAACAAATCATTATTCCGAATAATATTAATGTAATATATAAATACTATAAATCAGATATAGGTATTCCTACAATAGTATCTATTACAGATAATATAAAATTTAATAATACATAATATAACGGAATACGATGATAAATACAAAATTGAAAAACATACGATGATAAAAATATAAATATTAATGGTATTATCGAGACTCCACCTAACATAGATCCTAGCCAATAATTATTTACATCAAAATATGCAATTATATTATCAATTAATGAACAAATTGCCAATAACATTGGAATCCATCTTAAAATAATCAATAAATATTTATATTTTGTTTTCATTAGCGTCTCCTTTGTCTTACACTTGACATTTTTCTTACACCAGCAGTTCCTATTGTATTACCTCTACCATCTTTTTCAATATCTTCATCTTTCTTTGGTTTTGGGATTAACTTTAACTTTGCCATATTATTTTATAATTTAATTAATTAATACAATATTTTTTTGCAATTTCTCCTGCGTGTTCTCTCCAAATTTGCATATCATCATAACGTTGTTTATAATATGTATTTTCTGGGTCTAAACCAATATTACAAAGTATTGCAATTTGGTCTTCAGGAGAATATCTAAGTTTTACAATGTAATCTTTAAGATAAGCATAATCGAAACTTGTTACTGGATATGCAGTGCCATCAACTTCAATATAATCACTATCTCGATAATCTTCTGGCACTTCTAAATGGGGAGGATTAACTCTCTCCCCATTAATATAGTGCGTATACCCAAGTGTAAGTTCTTTACCAAAAAGAAGCTTATCTGCTTTTCTTAGCAGAAGTTTACCTTCATCTGCTGTAATTTTATTTCCGTCTATAATCATAAGTCATTAAATTAAATTACCATTAGAGTCAACATCATCAGGTGCAATGTAAATATCAGTGTAGTCATAAGTTATATCAGTCCCATCCCAAGTAGCTTTGAGCATATTGGATGGAGCTCTTAAACTATGTGTAGCATACACTTCAATAACATTATTTGCACTTACTGCAAATGTAGCACCACTATTTACAGGACTACTCCAAGCACCACCGTTGATACGATAATGAAGTTTAATAGGATTTGCAGAAGTAAGTGTAGAATCAGTACAAGTAATTGTAGCGGTGCTATTATTGATAGTGATTGCACAGTTTGCAAGAGGAATACCCGTAGTTATAACATCCGATTCTTGAATGGCTGTTTTAATGTGCGCTGGGTCATTAGTGTAGTCGTATTCGATATAAGTATTAATAGTATTCCATAAAGTAGCTTGTAAGTACACTGATTTTTTACTTATAGGTATTAAAAGTTTAGTGACAGAAGGAGCTTCGACTAAAACTTGAGGTTCTGCGTTATTCCAAAAATGTACGATTGTTGATATTCCTTCACCTCTAACATTAACAAAATTCGATTCTAAATATAAATGGTGGGGATAATTTCCTACACCTCTGTTAAAACCAGACCATCTGAATCTATTATTAGTACTATTATATAACAATCTTGGAGTATTCCAAAATTCTATATAAGGAATTTGTTCTTGTGAAATACTGGCATTTATTAAACCTTTAGCAAATAATGATTTTATATAAGCAAAACTGTTATTTCCGTATAAATATGGAGCTAAATAAGTTACACTATCAGGTAAACAACAACAATAATCTTCAAAATATCCTTCATATCCTATTTTTCTTAAATTAGGACATTCAGTAGGTCTAGTAAAAGACGTAATTAAATACTCACTCTCGTTACCTTTTCTAAAATACACACTTCTCAAATTAGCACAATTAGTAAATCCACCTGGAGCAGCCATAGTATTAGGATAACTAATGTCTACAATATTAGGCATATTTTGTTGTCGTCCAAACGATGTAACACTATCGGGTATTTCCGTAAAAGAACAAGCAGTACCCGATAAAGCATCAGTACCGATAGAAGTAACTTTAGAAGGAATTTCAGTTAGATTAAATTTACTACAACCATAGAAACAATATTCAGGAATAGAAGTAATGTCAGGAGAAAGAGTAATGTTTTCGAGATTGGAACATTGATAAAACATTAACGTGTATAAATTATTCAAAGTACCATTTATTTTTGTGATACTTTTACATCTCGATATATTATAATATCTGCCATCATATATATCAGTTGCATTTACTTCTGTTACTTTAATGTTATTACAAAATAAATTAAAACCAGTATGATCTCCTGCTCTTTGATTTTCGATATAGTTATTCGTATGTATAATTAATTGCATCCATTGTTTTAGTGTTCCATCGAAATATAAATTATCACAATTAATCCAATTAATTATAGCTCTTCCATTAAGTTTAGATTCTTGAAATGTAGTAGGTATATACAGATTAGTAACTTTAAGACGTTTACTAGCAAAAGGCCAATCATAAGAACCGTTGAAAGATACAAATCCTTTATCAAATCTTAAATTGACTAGATCTGGCAATTTATAATTTATAGGAGCTGTATTTTTATGTATTGTAAGATTTATTAAATTAGTACAATTTTGAATATTTAAAGAAGTTACAGCAGTAAAGTATTTATACTGGTCAAAATCTTCGAATCTATAATATGGTTGTGTATTCACATCACCATCCCAACTTTCCACCACAACTCCATCTACATCTTGTATCTGAGTAAGTCCGTTTATAGTCCCAAGATTAGTAACCGCAGCGGCTTCCTGTTGAGTTATGTAATAACCCTTGCCGCTCTCATAAGCGTAGAGTGTAGCACCAGTAGTACTTTCATTATTCTTCAGATAGATAATTAAAGCAGGATTATAATTTTCTTCTTCAGGATCATAACTTTGTACTGCCTTAGGAGTAAACTGTGGATGTCCTATAACTTCGTAAGTAGATTCTGTTTGAGAACCATAACTACCGGTTACAACACAAGCTACAACAAAACTAGTGTTATTATTCTTAGCAGCCATTAATTCTTCAGATGTTATAACACTTACTGAATTTCTGTTTGCTTTATACAAAGTAACCATTGTTGTACTATCAGAAATTCTTATAATTCTACTATAACCATCTGTATTTTCAATGCTATATTTATCAACATCTACAACACTTCTAATACTCCAATTATAAGTAGGAACTTCAGAAGCACTAGTAGGAACTAATTGTGCACCAAAAGTATATTCGTGATTTGTTTCAGTAAGATATTTAGTACCACTAATAGTAACTCCGGTAAATCTATTTTTTCTACTTACGTTAATAAAATTAACTATAGAATATTTAGTTCCATCAGTAGCACGCAATCTATATTGAATATTATTATCAACTTCAATAGGAGCAGTTAATGTTCCTTTTATAGTTTTACCAACAGCACCGGATTCGTCGTGAATGTTTGTTACTGTTAAATATTCAGCAGGATGAGTTTCATCAAATACACTCCATGTTTCTCCATCAGTACTAATTTCCAAACTTAATTGTTTTGTATCATCAAGAGAAGAAATACTAAATGTAGATGAACTACTTTCATCATCTCCTACTATACTTGATTTACTTAAATTTAATGAAAGGACATTTGTATAATTCAATACTAATTCACCAGTAGAAATAAGAGTACCAAGTTTAGAATTAATTACTGCAAGTTGTTCAACTGTAACAGAGTTAGCATTAAATGTTATAGTACCTTTAAGTACAATATTAGGAATTATCATTAAATTTACAAAATCTGCAGCAGCAACATTTGTCCAATTAATACCATCAGCAATTAATGTATAAGTATCATCAAGAGTTTTAGTCTTAAGAATTTCAAGCCAATCAAAAATAAATGTTTGCATATCAATACCAACATTACCTATTGTTAAACTCTTAAGATAAGTAGGAGTATATTCAAAATTAACATCAAATAAATTAGCTTGATTTCTAAGAGTAAGAGAAGTTAATGTTTCAGGAAGTGTAAGCTGTGTTAAATTATTTGTTTGAGGAAGAATAACTCCAGTTAAATTAGTACCAGCTGCAAGAAGTTTCTTAAGTTTAGACATATCTTCAAGAGAAGGAATAGATGTAAGAGCTGAAATATTTCTTATATCTAATTCTTGAATATTAATTGGTAAACCACTAATTACGCTAGGTTGGAATAAAGGAGTTGCAGCACTTCCAAGTTTTAATTTAGTAAGACGTTTACCTGCACTAAAATCTACAGTACCGGCAACAGAAGCATCACTCAAATCTCCAATATCGCTTAAATATTCTGCAAGTTCTGTAGTTGTTTGTACAGTATCTGTAGAAGTAACAGTAAATTGTCTAGTTACACCTTTATCAGTTCTTTGCGAATAAATAGAGCTATTGCTTCTTCTATCATATCCATCAGGACCAGTAACAGTAGTACCATTACGTCTAAACAGATATAATTTCATAGCAGGTATTTCATTATATTGAGAACTTGTTTCTTGACGAAATACTATACTAGAACCGGTTGCTTGATAATAGCTGCAATAAGAAGCAATATAAACTATACGATTTTTAATCCATTCATATTCACACTCAAGTTGACTACCAAGAGATTGAGTTAAAGGATCAGTATCAGTTCCTTTTTGTGAAGCAAAAATAGCTTCTTCATAAAGAAGTCTAGCAGTTTCATTATATGCTACAGCAGGTATGTATCTTTGAATACTAAACATATATTTTTCAAAAAATGCAAGAGGACTACCTGCATCATTAATCATAGCAGTAAGAATACTTCTCATCATACTTTCTAATTCCTCTCTATAGGCGTCTTCAAATGTATTATATAAAACATTTGTACCACCAGCCCAGAAAGCATTAGAGAAACCAGAACGACCATCAATATCATGTTCTTCAACCCAATAGAACTTTTGTTTTTGTCCTTGATTGTTGAAAGGATTTATTGTATCAAGGTCATCTTGAGCATGACGAATTATATTATCAACAGGGTCATAATAAGGATATGTATTTTTAGCTCTATTATCAGATGCTGCTATGAATTTAAGGAACTGCATAAGAAATAGAGTATCATTTACATTCATATATTGAGAAATACCATTTCTAAATGCAGCAATTCTAGCAGTAAGAATAATACTTAATGCTTCACCTGGAGCAATAGTTCTTCCAGCAAGACTTAAGTTTAAATCAGTATCAACATTGTATTCATCATAAACTCCGTTAGTTTTAGTAATTCCAGCATTCACCCACTCGTCCGTAGGAAAATTATAACGATGAACTGTATAATTTTCAGCAGTTATAGAAGAATTTATAATAATGTATTGGTATGTTCTATCAGCATAATTAGGAGCATCAGGATTACTACCTTGACTGTTTTTAAGATTAAGAACACTACCATTCCACATTTTGATTCTAGTAGAATACTTATATACAAAATTAAAGGCATCTCTAAATTTATGAAGACTATCTTGATTTCCTAAATCATAATCCCAAGAACCTTCACCATTATACATATAATATTCTTCTTCTTCATTATATGTAACTTCATCATCAAACCAAGGAGCTTGATTTAAAGTAAGAATAGGAGAGTGGTCAGAACCTTCAATCATAAGATAATTATGAAGAGGACTATCTTCACTTTTTTCATATCCGAATGTAGCAGCATCACCTTTAGGAGAACCCCAAGTCATTAAGCAATAAAATACAGGATTCTCATCAGTTTCTCTTTGAACAAAGAATAAGAAAGGTTTTTCTTCAATAGCAACACGAGGAAGTTCTGTATTTTCGGGTTTACCTGCAGCTATATTTCTAGCTTGAATTGTTCTTTGAATACCAGTTGGACCACAAACAGCCATATGCAAAACGTTAAACATTTCGCAAGCACCTGCTTTATGAGATTGAGGAGATGATGCATAATTAATTTTACCAACTTCTTTTTTCATCTTAGGAGAATTAGAAGTAAGTTGATAATAATTACCTTTAGTTACACCATTACCATCAGTCCATACAGAATCATCACCATGACTAAAAGTACCATTCCATTTATAATAGGTCTTGGCTGAAGTACCTTGACCTTTAACTTTCATATTTGTAATGGTACCACTATGTTCTAGATCACCTATAATATTAATATCAAGCCAGCCATTAAAAGTACTTTGATGTTCAAAATCTGGATAATCACCATGCCATACAAGAGTATTATACTTTTCTTTCGCTAATTCATAAGATATAACACCACCATCAACTATATTGTTTGCAGTGATAAGTTGCATCTTTTCTTGTACATTAGAAAGAGAAGCAGTTCTATCATTAAGAATTTGAGCAGAAGAAAGTTGTCTATCTTTATATAAACGGATACCATAAACATAAACATCAGCAGAAGTTCCACCAATCTTAATCTTATCAGTAGCCAAACCAAAAGAAGCAGTATTAGGATTATATGCAAATTCTCTTCTAATACCACCATTTATGTACATTCTACAAAGATTAAGAATTCCGCCTTTAACACTAAGTCCTGGAATTATATTTATAGTAATATGTACTCTTTCATTTTCACCCCATTCAATATCTTGGAAATATTTAGATTTATTAAGAGTAGAATACATATATCCGGCTTTAGCAAATAATTGTAATCCTACAAATTCATTAAGTTCATCTGTATGACCAATTTCAAGAACAGGAGATTCTTCATCACTTATATTATTTGTTTTAATATCAAATTCCATTGTAAGACCAGAACCTGATGTTAAAGTAGTATAAGGACTATAATCAATTTCAACAGTAGAACCAGCAAATAATTTAAGACATTTAACATTATCTTCATCTAATGTCCAACCATCTTTTTCAAATACTACATTATTCCAATTAGCATTTATTTGTGTTGGTTCAGTTTGTACTTGAGTTTCATTTATGATAATTCGTTTGTTAGCATCTGCATTAGAACGCATAGATGGTAACATGATAAAATTAGCATTTGCTGTAGGAGCAAAACTATTACTGTTATCTATAGAAACGTTCTTAGAATATACTAATATATTGTTTATATATGCTTTAATGTTAGCATCGAATGTTACATCAGATAATTCAATACTCAAATAAGGAGCAAAATTATATTTTGTATTATTTAAAGCTCCACTAACAGTATTATCAATCCAAACACTACTACCATCTAAACTTGTAATTACAAATCTAACATCAGTACCTATAAGACTATTTTTATTATAAACAGCCCAATCTAATACAGGTTGACTAGTCCAGTTTACAAGAGGTAAATTAAGATTATTAACTACAAGAAGAATATCTGTTGCATCTACTGTAGTAGCTATAACATCAACTCTAATCTTGTTTGTTTCTACAGCTAATGTGCCATTACTTCTTAACCAAGTTTCAACAGTAATAACCCCTGGTGTAGCCATCAAACCTGTAGCAATAGGATGAGGAATATCAAGTCTATAACTACTTTCTATATATTCTGTAGTTCCAATATTAATACTATTTTCAGGAATTACAACATTTCCATTAGCATCATAACCTTTATAATAAATACTTTTGTTAGTACTACCTGAAATTTTATAATTAATACTCATATTTGCAGAACTCGCAACTAGAGGATTATAAATTTTAGGTTCTTGCCAATTATCGCTACTTTTAATACCCATTTCTGCAACAGAAATATCAAAAATTAATTCAGTTGCTTGTGCAAAAGTTCGATTACCTGTTGCTCCTATCATTATCTACTAATCTCCGTTAATTAAACAATCTGATAAATCTATAATTTTCTAATTAGAAAAACGTTGTGCATAAAGAGTTCTTGTAAAATTTTGTAATGTTTTTACAATAACCCATCCTCCATTATCAACTTTTCTTGATATAGTTATTGTACCATCCTCAGCATTATCTATCCAAGATTGTGAAGAAGCTTCATAGCTCTATGTGGTAAATGATAAACTAATAGATATGTTTTTATTTGGCGAAGCAATTTGTGGATTTGTATTGCTAAATAAATGAACTTCAGATGCTGTAGTTCCCCCACCTCCACCACTAGGTAATTGCATTGAAATTACTGGCTAAATCGAAGAAGGATCTTTCAAATAAGCATCTGCATCTTCTTTAGTATAAAAAAATCTTAAAACTGCTGCACTATCCATTCCAGTTCTTATAGCATATCCTAATTTAGTCTAAGCTATTTGATTTTCTTTTACTGCTTTAACTAATCTAACAAATTCTTCAGCAGTTAATTCATCACCAGTTATTTTTTCTAATAAATCATCTATATTTGTCATATTTTATTAATTTGAAAATGTTAATGGAAAAACAATTGGAAAAATATTTCCAATATGGTCTGACTTTGCTACTAATGTGCTTCCAGCATAAATGTAAAGTAAATTGTTATTATTTGCTGTCACAAAATACCATTTAGTTTCAGATACAGTTCCTTCCTACTAACGCTGTTGAAATTCTCTTAAAGTTAATTTATCTACAGCTTTATCACCTTGTGGTCCAGTTGGACCTAATAAATTTTTAAATTTGAATATAAAATCTAATAATGGTGATCCAGTTACATTTACTTCAACTTCAGGAGTACCTTGTTGATTTAATTCACTGTCATCCACTTCAACACTGTGTACTTTTGGTGTAATTCTTTCTATATACTCAGCTCTAAATTTTGAGTTATCTGGAGTATAAATAGATGGATCGAATATATCCTAATTGTTTCCACTCTAATGACACTATTTTTTAGTATTTATAGGACTTAAATTTCTATCAAATGTTTTCATATTTTAATATCTGGAATAATCCAAAATAAAACACTTTGTAAATATTCTATCTAACTATCATTTATCATATTACTGCATTCTACAATCTGTTTTATTTTATTATTAAGTTGTTTTACTAAATTATCATTTAATCCTCTTGGATCAGAACTATCGTTTAAAGTTATGTCTCTTATAACTTCATAATATTCATCAATAAACATTAAATACAGTAATATACAAATTTCAATATTAGGAACATTTCCATTCTTTTCAGCATATTCAAAATTATTATTTAATGCTAATAAAATCTAATTACTTTCCATGACAACAACAATTATTTATATTACTTACAGAAGTACTGTAATTTTCAGTACAATTATTAAATAAAGATTTAGAATTATCAATTGTAGCTGACCACGAACATAATTCATTTAATCTCTGCCAATATTTTATTGCAGATTTTATATCAGATATGGATAATGCTAATTTAAAACCATAATAAGCTAATATTGGTAAAGCATTCTAAATAAATTTATCTGAATTTTTATCTATCTAAAAAATTCCAGCCTTTTCTGCTACTAAATTAAGCAGATTATAATTATTATATATTGGAAATATAAAAGGATATGTATTATCTGCTAATTCTAAATATGCAAATAATAATTCATTTGTTGTAAAAGGAGAATTACTAATATCTAAATCTATATTAAATAGAGTTCCTTGCTCAGGTCTATTTATAATAAAACTAGACGCACTAGGTGTTGAAGAAGAAACAAAAGTAGTAATATTATCTATTAAAATTCTACTATGGTTATCATATAATATTTGTTCTTCTGCAGATGCAACTAGTCTAATGTGTGTTTCATCAATAATTTTAAATATCATACCTGTCTTATTGTATCGTTATATGGATTACCATCGTGTAATTGTTCTAATTCTACTTTTGTACGTAATAAGTCATTTTCATTACGTCCTTCTTTGTAGGTTCTATCAGTTTGTGCTTCAAACCATTTAACTTCATAGTCTTTCTAATAACGATTAGCATCAATTTGAATCTTTTGCTCATTAAGAGATTCAATTTTACTTTGAGCCTTTTGTAATTCTTGTTGTGCTTGTTTTAATTGTGAAGTTAATTCTTCAACCTACTGTTGTAATTTTCCAACTACATTCTATTCTTCTTTTTGTTTCTTTACAGACATTTTAGCCATATGTTTAGCTTCAGATAAACTTTTACAAGTCATTATATCAAATAATGTATCTAAAGCTATACCTCCACCTTTTACTAATTCAGGAACAAGCATTTTTAATTGTTCTAAATCTTTTACAATTTCAGAGTTTGCTACAACGTGTATATCCCAATCTGAAGTTGTAAAATACTTTGGTAATGCTGTAAAAATTTTCTAGAATTTATCTCCTAGAATCAAAGTTCCAGTTAATCCATTTTTATAAACTATTTTTGCTAAATTTAAACAATCTGTAAGAATTTCTTCCGTAAGTACATCCATATGAGAGTACCATTGTTTAGAAATAGTAAATGAATTAGATTGACCTATCTTTACATTTGTTACAGCATCTCTTGCTTCAATTCCATTAAGTCTTTCTCTAAATACTCCTGATATGGAAGAGCAAGTTTGTTCTACAGAATCAATAGCCATTTGAATTGCTTGAATTGCTTGAGCTTTAACTGTGTCATCAAATCCATTAAATATAGTATTCATAGGAGCCTGACCAGTTGCCATTCTTCCTTCTTGAGCTGTATCAAGTAAAGCAACTCCTTGTTTTTTATAAGCAAGCCATGCTTTTAATCTTTCTGGCCAAGTTACACCTAAATTTGTAGGAATTAAAGATTCGTCAATCCAATCTCCAGAAGTTCCACTATTGGCAATTAAATTATCTCTATAAAATATAAGTAAATCATATTTATCCTAGAGATTTGCACATGCAAGCACTAAAGAAAATGGTTCATTACTTCTATTATCAAAGTATACACCATTTACTGTTAATGCACAATAGTTTGGATTATCTACACTTCTAGTAACATCTTCCTTTATTCCTCTCAAAATATACATACTATCACCAATTTTTACTGTTTGATAAAGCTGCATTTTAAAATCTTTATCAGTTTCAATCCATTCCACTTCAAATACTGGAATTCTTTCATAATTAGGATTATATGCTTTATGTTTTTGAGTTGGTTGACCAGGAGACACTACTGCTTCCTAATCTCCTATTATACCCAGTGATTGACAACCAGAAGTGTGCATTAATTTAATGTATCTTTCTGAGTAATCTAAAAATCCTTGCCAATCATCTTTTAATTTTTGTATATCATCCTAATTTAATTCTTTTCCATATTTGGCTAGAATCTATGTTCTAGTTAACCATCTTCTTACAACAACTCTATATGAATCTTTAACGTAAGGAGAATTTGGATTTTTATCAATAAAAGTATTTAGTGGATCTAAAACTTCAATTCCAACATTATTTCCTTCAGCAGTTGGAACAGTTTGATAAAAAGTATATCCAGATACTAAAAGGTCTTTAATTAATGTCCATAATTTAGTTTTAAAATCTGTCTATCTATTCTGCATTATATACTAAAGTACATCTTGTGATGCTATTTCATACTGAGAAATAAAATTAGTATTTAAATCTTCAACTAAAGTGTCTAAAGTTTCTTTAATATAAGGATCCTATAATTTATTTTGATCTCCAGATTCTATAAAAGATAGAATTTTATTCTATAAATGTTGCTAAACTGTATTATAGATTTCTCTTGTAATATGTAATTCTTTTTCTCTAGTTATAGCACTTATAGTTCTCTAGTCTTTGCAGGAAATCTTAGGAAGTATAGGAGTTCCTAAATATTCTCCAATTAAAGCATCTACATGTTTACGAATTAATGGAGTAAATTCAACTGAAGTTGGATTACCTATTCCGAAATTTTCTTCTAAGTATTTAAACTATTCAGCATCTCTTTTTCCATTATAGTAATTATATGCTTTTTGTAGTTCATCTTTATCGTAAACAAGTTCTGCTATAGCAAGATCAGTTTTTTGGATTAATTCATCATTACTTTTATATTTTGCCATAGTTAAATATTATTTATTTTAAAATAAATATTTTAATATTATTTCCCAAGTATTTTATATTAACTATTATTATTTTCAATAATATAAGTAATATCATCTTGCTGAACTCTATGTGTAGTATCATAATCACCTTTAATACTATCATTTACCGGTCCAGGGCAATTTTTACTTGTTCCAATTGTAAAAAACTAAATAGCACCTAAAGCAGATTCTTGCAATGCTTTCTTTAAATATTTTAAAAAAGTATCTCCTTCAGCTTCAATTGCTACTACAAAAGGAGTTTCATCACAAAGTAATGGAATAGATACTTTATAACCTACTGGATATAATTTATCTATAATTAAGTTTCCTGTATAGCAGCAATCATATAATTCATTTATTAACTATCTAACTTTTTCATTAATACATTCTTTAGATAGTTCATGTTCAGTATATACAATATTATTCATTATTCGTATCCCCACACTCTTGGATCACTAGAACGAGGGCCTTTTTCTGAAGTTTCACTACGAACATTCATTTGCTAAGGCTATCCAGGAATAACACCCCATCGTTTGTAACCTCTTTCATCAGTATAATAACCTACTTTTTGTTGTACAGTTGTTTCATCTTGTTTTATAACTTTTACAGGAACAATTGAACCAAGTTCTTCGTCAGCTAGTTCTGTCATCACTTATGTTACCCTATAGGCTTTTTATCCTATAGTTCTTATGGTTTCCCATAAGGTCAGCGTACATTTTCATTCTAATTAACAGAATGTTCCGCACTCTTGGGAGGATTATTACTCTCATTAACGTTCACCTCCTACGCGTTACGGTGCTCAGCGATTAACTGAGTTACCTCGGTATCAACATAATGATTAAACTTATTATATTTTCTCGACAATCTAAAAATTGAATCATCATAAAGAATATGATACAAAGCGTCAGTTACTTTTTTACTAGCAGTACATAATCTATACATCTAATCTCTTTTTATATAATTTATATTCATAGAAATTTCATATTTTTCTGCTAACCATTTTTGAAATTCCACTAATAATGTACTAGTTTTAGCCTCTATTTGAACACTTGTTCTTATTGTCCAATTAATTTCTCTATTTGCTTTATTAGGTTCGTGTATATAATAAGTAAAACAACCATCTCCATCAAAATAACCTCTAAAGAAATGTCTTACTAATTCTTCTGGCATTTTAGGAATATGTAATTCCTTGTAAGTTTTTCTTTCAACAATTCCTAATTTATGCAAATCTTCTATTAAAATTTTACTAGCAATATTAAGTCTTATACTTGATTTATTTTTTACTGTTTTTCCTCTAACAGTAGCTAAAGATTCAGTACCTGAAAATTCTTGAACATAAGCATTAGGACTTATCATTTTAAAATATTTAAATATTTCAGCATCCTTATCATTTATATGAATAGAAAGTGTATGTCTTTCATCATTAATAGATCCATCTGACATTATAAATCCTAATAAATAAGCTTGTAATTCAGTTTTAATTTCTTTAAAGAAATCATGTCTTATTGCTCTTTTGCTAGTTCCATTTATATATAATGGACAATTTTCTTTTAAATAATTTAATTCTTCAATTCTTGTCATACGATAATTCGTTTTAAGTTTAATCATATTAGCCTTCACCGATTTTGCGGAATTTTACATGGGCATGTAAAAAAGTCTACCCATACTAGCTATAATATCAAAATGAGTTTTATTTTCATCTGTGTATCTATTGAGTTCATCAAGCATATCTTCAAACCAAATTGTATGTCCAAAGTCTTCAACAAAATTTGCAATTAAATCAGTTTGATGGTCAATAATTACTGTTGTAGCTGGAGTACCTACAGTTCTCCTTCCAATTTTTGTTGGGTCAGGATATGTAGCTCGAGGTCTTGCCATGAAATAATTATAGAATCCTTTTTCTCTAGCCCAAGTTAACATAGATACACGAGTTGCTTCAATGTTAATTGCAGCTTTATAATACTATGCTAAGCACATAGCTATTTTATAAGCTTCACGAATATCATCTGGTCTATCTTTATAATATGCAACATACTATGGTTCTCCTAAACCAAATGCACGCTTTTTAATCGTTATGCAAAATTTAGATGGATTATCAGTATTAACTGAAGTATCTTTTGCTCCAATGTCAATAGAGTCAATACCCGCTATATATAAATTATGCATTTCTGAATAATCTCTTTCTTCATTTTCCTGAAGACTTTCCTTATATAAATTTGTCCAAACTGGATGCTCTAATATGTGTATCTTACCAGTTAGACTTTCATCCCATCTAAACCCTATAATATTTTCTTTAGTATGTACTCCATTCTTATATACATATGCTAAATTTCCATGATGTATTTCTGGAGCAATTTTATGTAATCTAATATTTGCTAATTGCTCTGCTACGATAATTTTATTAAATTTATTTTCTCCTTCTAATGAGAAAGCTTCTTCAGCAGTAAAACAATATTCAGCACAATAAATTATAAGAGCTTTTGGATCTTTTGCTTTTTTATCTCGCTAAGTATTATAATAAGCTTTACCTTTTTCAGGGTCAGTCCATCCTCTTTCATCAGTACAATCTGGTCTATTTACAATAGCATAAGCAGGAATAAAATAAGCAGTTGATACTTCTTCACCAGTAGGTGTATGATTATGGTGATATGGGAGAATATCATAAACATCAGTATTATAATACATTTTACGTAATCCTTCAAGAGCTGCACCAGCATCACCACCTGTTCCTCCTCCTAATTTTATACCGAATCTAGCACCCTAAATTCCTACAAGAGCATCACCTTGAATAAAAGCTTTAGTTGAATTAGGCCAAGAACCCAACTCTTCATAAACTAATAAGTCAGTACGATCACCTCTAATTTTATTAGGTTTATCAGCAAGAATACCTTCAATCTAAGACATCCAACCAGTTTCAATTTTCTGACCATTTATAATTTTATATACAGATGCTCTCTTTTTAGTATAAGTATCTGACACTTGTCTTAATTTGAAGAAACCTCCATCGGTATAATTATTTAGGAAGGCAAGAGCATTCCATACTTTATCTAAAGTTTTATTTAAATAATTCTCTAACTAAGCTGTAAGGACATTAACTGAATTTCTATAACTATTATAAGCATTAGCTAAAATAGCAGCATTAATTTCAGAATATCCAATACCTCTAGCTTTCATTAACACAGCATTAACTCTTAATCTTCGAGCTAATTCAACATAATGAAAGAATTCATATTGCCCTACAAAGAATTTAGGGAAGTCGTATAAACGAGATGAACCTGCTTTCTTTGCAGAAGTCAGGTCCATCAATTGATAAAAATTAAGAAAGAAATAATGGTCTCCTGTAATAGTATATCCATTAACAGTCATTCCATCTTGACATCTTCTATACTGTTCATCCCAGAAATCATTGTATGCTTTCGTGTTTCTAGGATACTAACAATAATGACCTGTCCTTAAGAAAACCTCTCTTGTCTCTGTAAACCATTCAGGTTTAAAGTCTAAACCTTGTGTTTCATTAATCGGTTTATAACCTGTTATTTCATAAGACTTTCTAGCATCAAAATATGTAACAACATCATTAACAGAAAAATCCCATCCACCATTACGTTCTTTTATGACTTCCTATTTAATTTGAGCAATTTCTTCCTACTATAATTTTTCTTCTTTTTGTTTAACCTCCTAAACTATGGTTTGTATTTCATCAGGAAGCTAAACAAGAGGAGTTTTTCTAGGTCTACCTCTTTTTCTTTTAACTTCTTCTGCCATAATTAAAAATTAGGAGTATAACCATCTTCATAACCACCACGTAAAGTAGAAGATTCAGCTACTTCTTTCTTAACCATAGATTCAAGAGTTGTAAGTTCATCTTGAACCTTAGATAATGAAGAAATTTCAGCCATAATATCTTTTACTTTAAATATTGGTTTTCCTGTTTGTAAATCTCTTTCTTCAGGATCTATGTTATGAAAATAATCAATAAATTTGTCAACAGTCTCTTGTGCAGCATGTAGTAAACGAATAGATCGAGTTGATTCCTAAATAGACTTAAATTTTCGACAAGCAGCTCTAAATTCAGGATTATTAAACTCTTCATCTGTCATATGTGCATCTTGTAAAGAAAGCATATGTCGTTCTTGTTCACTAAAATCTGCATAAGGACTTTGCCAATCTAAAGCTAAATATATATATGTAAATTCTCTAAAAGCTCTTAATTTATATTTTCCGTCTTTATCCTCTTTACAAATATTTCGTTCATCTTTCATCAACTCATTAAACTCTTTCACAAGTAATATTTCATGATGATTGAGTTCCACAGTACCATTAGCATTATTATATTGAAATATTTTTATCATTTTGGAATTAATTTTAATTTTAAACCTAATCTTCCAAAAGAAATGTTACTTCCTGATATTCCCCAAGGTCTTACTTCTGATTTAAAAGGTTTTGTAAAATCTAAAGTTTGTTTTACATTGCTTGGATTTGAAGTAGTCATCATAGGTTTATTTATTGAAGTAGACCCAGTTATTGGGTTTAATTCAGTATTAAATGAAGTAATGGATGGAATATTAGGATTATTAATTGAACTTATAGATAAAGGATCTTTTTTCTGAGTTCTATTCCAATAATTTACGAGTAAATTATCATTATCCTATCCAAAACTTTGATTTGTTAATACATCATTATTTATTTTCTCTGAATCTTTTTTAGGAACATCTACTTCAACTTCAGGAACTTCTTCTTTTGGTTTATTAGATAATCTATTAAAAAATCTTGGAAATCCTTGTCTACCAAGTGCTCCCATTACATTTATTATAGCTGGAGTTGGATCAATTTCATCTCTATCTTTCGGCTATTTAAATAAATTATATAAACCTTGAGCTGCTAAAGATCCAACTGAACTGTTAGGGTCCCACTATTGAGCTGCATGTAAAGCAGCAGAACGAATACTTGCTGTTTCACCTGCCGATGTGGCATAATCATTCTGGTCTTTTAAATCCTCTTTGAATTTTTCTTCCCATTTTTTAGCAGCCCAATAGTCCATAGCTCCATCTAACATAGTTTGTCCAGCTTGAGCTAAATTCATCCAACCTAGTGGTTCCATAGTATTATTTTTTACACTTTCTGCCGTTCTTAAATTTGGTTACTAATGGAGATTCTCCACCATTTTCCATTTTCTTACCTTTGCAGGCTTCTTCTATTTTCTGACATTTTTTGCAAACTTTTCCACCAATCTTAAACATCTTCATTTCATAACCTTCTGGACATTTGCCTTGTAATTTTCTAAAATATTCAAGTTTAGCTCCATATTCAGCTTTAACTGATAATGCTTGCTAAATTCCATTTAAAGCTTTTGATGCTAATTCAGCCATTTCCGGATCAGCATCTTTTTGTTTGCTAATTTTTGTAGCTAATGTAATAAAATTACCAAGTTGTTCTTGAGTTGTAATACCTAATATCTTAGATAAAGCTTCCATATCTCCAGTTGCAGCAGTTTCAAATGCAGATTTTAAAATTTCTCTTTGTTTTGCAGAATTATCTCTATTTACTTGTTGTTGGTTAACTTGACCACCCATTTGAAAATATTTCATTTTACCACCTTTTTTAAATGTGTATTTATTACTTTGATATTTATAAGAAGATACCACATTTCCTTGTGCATCATAGACTTTACCATCTGATCCAGCATAATATTTTGTACCATTAGCGTCTTGAATTACAAAGAAATCTCCAACAAAATTATCTTTAGAAAGACTTTTTCCATATAAAGCTCCGGCAGGATCAACAAATAATTTATCTGTTTCACCACCAGGAGACCAATAATTATCTATATGTTTTAAACCAAAAGCTGTCTATACTGCTCTTGCTCTGGCTGGATTAGTAATGCCTCTAGCTCCCCATTTTATTTTATCCCAATTGTCAACATTCTCAGATATTGCAGGGAGATCTGTTGGTAAAGTTGGATTAACTGTGTCAGGTTTATATAAATCAGATATAGCTTTAATCTAATCTGAAGTTAAATCATTAGCAGCAAGACTCTATAAATAACCATTAAAATTATCAGAATATCCTTGATTTGCTAAATAATTTTGTATTCCAACATTAGTAAAATTTCTATCAGTACCCAACAAGTCATTTAGAGTATTATATCTTTCATTTGCATATAAAGATTCAAGTAAAGCTTTATATGCTGGAGTATAAGAATCAGAATTATCAAAAGAATAATTATATGTTCTTTTTTCTTCAGGAGTTTCTACCTTTGATTTAGGGGTCACTTTAATATATGGATTATTAGTAGCCAACATTTTTTTACGAATATTGGCTTGTTCATCTGTCCAACCTTCTGGAGTAGAAACACCATATTTACGAGCATATCTTTGATTATGTCTTTCTTCTCTTATTTTATTAAACCAATCTTCATCTGTGTACCCAGTATCTGTTGGCTTTCCTTGATCATCAGTTTGAAATGCATCATTAAATCGATACAAGTTACCATTTTGACCTTGATATAAGTAACCGTTATCTCTAAAATACTATAATTTTTTTCGGCGATTAAATAATCCCAGACGAAGGTCTGAGAAATCTAAAACATTTGAACCATCAGTTGCTGGTGCAACTATGTTTTTACCAGCCTAAAAATATTTTATTTGTCTCATTGTTTTACAAGTTCTAAATCTTTTGTATTAAATACATCTTCTTGAATATATCCATCAGATGTAAACCATCTGCAACGTATTCCTCTTAATATTCCTTCCTTGTCTTCATCATGTTTAATCATACTGTTTACTTTTTTAACAACAAGCATGATTGGTTTATTTGGAATATTCTATCGAATAGTTACTAAATCACCTGGTGAAAAGAAAACTTTTTCTTCCATATTAGTCTTTTTTAAATCTTTCATTTAAATCATCATTAATTACACAAATTGCTCTAGTTTCATTAACTAGTCTAAATCCAAAGTTATAGAAAGGAATTACTACTTCTGACATTACAGTCCACATAATAGTGTCTCCACTCTTTAACCATTTACATTCAGGACCCGCTTCGATAACTACACCTACTTTAATTACCTGTTCTGCTTCTTCATATTCTCCTGAATCACTATTTTTATATTCTGGAATCATTCCACCAAGATCTGTAATAAGGCCAGAACTAGAAACTGTTACTTTTTGGAATGGATTCTCAGTAAATGGACGTACAATAACATAATTACCAATAGGCATTATCTGTACTTCATTTAAATTTTTAGCATATTCATCAGCAGCTTCTTGTAATTTTTTCTCATGGTTAGCAAATTTATCTTCTATTTTCTGAACACTTTCATTCCATTTTTCACGCTTCATTGCATCAATGTGTTCATCTAATGATTTGTCATTCATATTAACAAATACTGCATCAGAATCAACTTTACTAATTTCTCTTGCAATTTTTTCTTGCATACTTAATTCATTTCTCATGTTTCCCATAATTCATTAATTTTAAAAATTCATTACCATTTCCCAGCTATACATTTAGCATTAGGTAATGTGGTTTTAGCTAGGAGTCGACAACCACATCCCTGAACATAACCCTCTAAAGGTTTTAATGATACTTTATCTGTATCTGGATCTATCCAAAGTTTTCTGTTGCAGGTTCCTCCCCATTCAATAGAATAGATAGGACATTTCTTGCATATCTTCATTCTATATTCTGATATATCTTCATTCAAACCAACTAATTCGTTGATATGTCCTTTAACAATTTGTCCTACAGGAAGTTTCATATACATATAATTTAAAATAACCCTTTAAAAAGAGAGTGAATGTTTTTATCTTATAAAGACCAAAAATATTTTTAACAAAATTTAAGGGTTAATATTCAATTGGTTTTCTTTTAGCACGTTGAGCTTCTTTAATTAGCTCTTTCTTATAAAAAGCTAACATTCTTTCAACTTCCGTTTTTAAATAATCACAATGATATAAAGTATTATTTCCATCATGATCATAATGATTTAATATTAAATCTTTAATAACAAATTCTGGATTAATTTTTTGAAGCATCCAAGCATAAGTTGATAACTGAAGTTGATAGTGATTAAAGTTACAATCATCTAAATTATTTAATGGATACAGCATTTTAACTGTAGATTTTGTGTTTGTATTAAAACCACCTTTTAAATCTAATTTCTTATTAGTTTTATGGTCAATTATGATTATCTCATTTCCATTTTTTACTAAACAATCAATTTGTCCAGCAATATTCAATATACCATCTGGAGAAGTTCTAGAAATTAAGTATTCTGGATAAACTCCGTAAGGTAAATCAAGTTCAGTGTAATTTCGTCTACACTCAAACTTACCTCCTAAACCAAATTTCTTCAGTTCAACATTTTTACCTCCATTATAAAACTCATTTTCTAATTGAGCATGAATCTTAGTACCTCTTTCACAAGATTTACGATTTTCTTCATCCCAAGCATCTAAAATGTCTTGTTGAGTTTTATTGAAGTCATTTTCAGAAATATCATATACATCTAAAATAGATTTATTGAACCTTTTTGTATTTAATAGAGATTTTTTCTCAATTTTCCAAGAATCTGCTGGAATTAATTTTTCTAATGCTTTATAAGCACTCCAAAAATCTCTATCAAAAGGTTGTCCAAACTTTTCAATTAAAGTAGTAACTGAAATAAATCTTTTTGATTCATCATTTACATTCCAGTATTTGTGTTTTTCTTCATTAAACGCAATACTACCATTTTGTTTATCAATTTGCATACTCATATATCATTTGATTATTTTTACTATTGTCTTTAGTCTTCTTTATCTCTTCCTATTTTGTATTTGTAGGAATAATCTACTCCTATTAAAGCTCCTACAAATGTAAGTGTTTCGCCATATGCGACTAGCACTGAGTTATCTATTACACCTGTCGGAGGTACAATAAATGAAGCTATCAATAATCCAATACCAAAAATTATAAGTAGTACTGATAGCCCTAGTTGTATTGATAATTTATTGAACCTTTTCACCTTTTAACGTTATTAAATAATTCTAATTAAACAAATAAATACAATTCGCAGTAAGCCGAATCTAATAAACTTGTTCTAACCTTTATCTATTTTGAATTTACTAAAATTAACTGTATTATTAGTTAAAACAAAATTAAAGGATATAAAGAATGAAAGTTTAGATAAATTTAAACAATTTCAATGATGATGTTTTGCCACATCTTGAAGATAATACTTCTAATGGTTATTTTTCTCAATTAATTCCTATGGGAAAATTGGGGATACATATTAAAAAGAAAAATAGGGGTTCTTTTACTTCATATTGTGGTGGAAAAGTTACTGATGCTTGTATACAAAAAGGAAAAAATAGTTCTAATCCTGTAACAAGAAAAAGAGCAACTTTTGCAGATAATGCTAGAAAATGGAAACATTAGGAAGGTGGTTCTTTAATCCCGGGAATAAACTATAAAAGTATTAGTAATTTATTTGTAGATACGGATCAAGCACCTGTTTATGATCCAAAGAGTAATAAAAAGAGTAAAAAAGATAATGTAGATCCTCTTTTACAAGACTTGTCTGTATACTAGTAGCCTAAAAGAACTTATGATTTAAGTTCTATTTATAATAATAGTATAGAAGACCACTAGGAAGAACCTTGGTATAATACAGTTTATCATGAATATCAACCTTCTTCTAAAACACCTAGTATTAGTCACGATAGATTAATGGCAGCTATTACTCCTCATTTAGGATTTAAAGGTTCTCTTGGACATTATGATTGTTCTAATTTTGTTTCTCGTATTTTAGGAGATTTAGGATATAATTTATCTGGAAATTGTAGAACACTTTATGCTAATACTGATAGAGTAGATTTACCTGATTTAAGAGTAGGGGATTTAGTATTTAAATAGGACACACAAGGTGATAGAGTTCCGCATGGTTAGGCTAGTCATGTTGCTATTGTAACTGATGTAAGTAGACTTGGTGAAGGAATAATTCAAGTAGCCTAGGGAAGTGCTTCTGGATCAAAAACTTAGATTATGGACTGGAATTTAAATAATATGTCAAATTATTTTGGTGCAGGCAGAATACGTAAAGGTAAACAAGGATTTAAATTTCAATTAGGAGGATTATTAACCTCTTTACCTACACCACAAAGATTTTCTCCAGATAATTTCTTTGAAAGTGAAAATGAAATTAGTAATGAACCATTAAATATTTCTTTTTAGATAGAAGATGTTCCTCCTTTATTTGAGCAAAAACGATAGTAGTAGCAAGCTTTAACTAATAATGAAGAAGATAATGCTTGGTATACTAGAGTGTATGCTCCTAAAAAGAAAAAAAGTAAATTATTGACTCCATCTGAAAAACATTATTCTGGCAAAGGATATAATTTCTTTAAATAGGAATTTGATAAATATTTATCTATTGATCCTTCAGCAAAAAAGTATGAACAAGTTTTAACAGACATTGCTAATAGAGAAAGTAGATTTAATTTTGGAATACAAAATACTGCTGGGGCTCCTGCTTATGGATGTTTCCAATTCTGGCAAGATGGTAAAATAAATAATATTACTCATTATTCTGGATTAAGTGTTGATGAATTCCTTAACAATCCTCAAGCACAAATTGCTGCTGCGGTTAAATTGGCAAGAGATATAGAAAAAAGATTTAATTCAGAAGATTTAAGAATTGCTAATGCAAGAGGATATGATATGAATGCTTTAATTAAAGGAGCATGGTTAGGAGGAATTGGTGGAGTTAGAAAAGTATTAAGAGGGTTAGGTAATCCTAGTGATAGTAAATGGTACGGTGGAAAAAGTGGAGCAAGTGTTAAACAAGTAATGGAATCATAATAAATATAAACTTATATGAAAAAATTAATTAAAAAATACTAGTGGGGAAATATAATGGTTCCTCCAGTCCCAGGAACTACCCCAAGTAATAGCGATTAGATGGGAGCTATTAATTATTATAATTAGCAGCAAAGTTAGATACCCATAATAAAGCAAAAAGATGCTGAAAGAAAAGAAGCTGAGGCAAAAAAAGCCTACGAAAGACATAGAGGATATATTGGGCCAGATAAAAATCCAAAATCTTATAAAGAAAGAGAAAATGATGCAAGAAGAAATGAAATTAATTATATGGTTCAAACTAATCCTTATCATCAATGGATTTCTGATCCAAATGGTACTGGTTCAATGTAGGCTGCTGTAAAAATAATGCCTTAGGTTATTGAAACAACTTAGAATTATTTTAATAGACCAGTAGGTGAAATTTTAAAAGGAGAGGCAAGAACTTTAAATCATGCACTTAATCCATTTATGGTAACTGATGATGCATTTTAGAGATCAAAATATTATATGCAGCATGGTTAGCCTGTTTTAGGAATGTTAAGTGGGTTTGGTGGATTTGGTTTAGGTACTTTAAGTGCATTTCCTTTTGCTACTCCAGTAAAATCTGGAATTGGTTATACAGTGAATGCTGGAAGAAAACTTGGGAGACAAATAGCTAGTGATTACACCAATTGGGTAAATTCAAATATATCTCAAGGATTGCGTTTAGGTAGTGATTTAGGATTTACTCCTCAGTTTCAAGTAGCTGGAACCAATTTTAATTTAAGAGTCACTCCAGAATTAACTTTTGGAAGATTTAATACAATGAACAGTGTAGGACAAAATTTCTGGAATACACTTAGAGGTAAGAATAAAATTGTTGAAAATGCTGCCCCTGGTCTTGAGGCTCCAACTGGTAATGAGGCATCTTTAGGAAAATTGGCTCCTATTTCAAACAAGAATGGTAATGTTCCTGTATATACTAAATCTCCAACTAAAAAATATTTCTTATCAGATGAAGAAATTTCTGATCCATCTTTAGTAACTAAAGAAAATAATGTTTCGTATATAACAGACCATGGTAATGTAATTTATAATCCAGAATTAGTTACAGAAGAAGTAGCTGGCAAACCTGTGTATAAGTATAATGGTAGAAAAGTTACTCCTAAAACTACAACTGCTTATAAATATAATGGTAAATATTATCCAGAAGCTCCAATTGAAAAAGAAATTCCTGGAAAAACTCAATTAAATGTTGGAGATGATTTACCTCGAGATGCTATATATTATGATTTTGAATCATCATCATATTAGCCTATTAATGGTGCAATATTTAGAAGACCAGGAGGCCGTGCATGGAATAGATGGACATATGCTAATGGATAGACTCCAAAGGGTTTTAAGAATCCTTGGATTTTACATACTACTATAGCTCTTCCACTCGTAACAGGATTAGTTGCTGGTCATAAACCTATATTTAATTTTATAGGAAATAGGGTATACAGTCTTAGACAAGGAACTGGATTATTTGGTCCTGGAAGACCTAAGAAAACTCCAGTAAATAATAATTCTTCAACTGAGAATACTGATAATGGTTCAACTAGTACTACTGATACAACTACTACCACACTTCCTGTAATTGATACAGCAGCACAAAATTAGCAAGCTAATGAATTATTTAAAGAATTTGGTTATTAACTAAATAAAAGCCCATTCTCTTTAATTAGGGTATGGGCTTTTTAAATATAATAAATTATGATGAAACTAATACCTAGATTTAAAACTGGATATAAAACTCCTGATTGGGATCCTACAAATCCTTATCATTATCATACAGAAGATGGTAAGAAGGTTGTTATAACTCCTGAAGATTGGAAAGCTAATGTAGGCAAACCTTACTTTAGAGAGATCGAAGCTGCTGTTAGAGCAGAACAAGCTGCTCATCCCGCACCTGAATATGAAGTAAATCCTACTTTTGTTAGAGACTTAAGAAGTACTTATCAGTATAACATGGGTAATGGTTATTAGAACTATAAATATTTCAGCTCAGCTCTCCCTCAAGGATACAGTTTTACAGATGAAGGAATGATAGTAGATCCACAAGGTAACTATTACGTACAATCTGGTTATAGACAATCTCCTAGATTTACTTATAGTACAGATAATCCTTTACAATTTACTATCAATAAAGGTAAACCTATTGAAAGAAATCTTACATTCTATCCTGTTAATATGGATAAGAGAGTTAAAGCACCTCTTCCTGTTGACAAAACTTTAGATGTTAGTAAAGAATATGAAAACGCAGTAAATCTTTTAATAAAAGATAATACAACATCTATAACGAATAAATCAACTCCTATAAATATATACAAATTCCAAAGAACAAATAAATATGATAATATTAATGGAAATCCTGTAATTTTCTATCATGCAGACGTTCCATCATATCCTATTTCAGAATTAACTAATAAACAAAATTACAGTCTATTTTATACTAAACCGGAACTTTATAAAACTGTAAATGTTCCGTATGATTTAAATAGAATAAGAAAAGATAATCCAGATTTGGCTATAGATTTTGAAAGATGGATTCAACAAGGTGCTGAAGACCAATCGTATCATTATGACAAACCATGGTTTGAGCAATTTGAAAAATATAAAACTGGAACTTACATTAATAAACCTTCTCGTCAAGAAGCTGAGAAAAAGGCTGTAATATCTATTAGTCCTTTAGAAAAAGTAAAGACATTTGCTAATGGAGGACATTTGTTTCAAAAAGGAGGAAAAGTTAAAGGGTATAAATTGTCTTCTAAACTAATGCGTTTAGCACAAAAATTTGCTGACAAAGAAGCAGCAAAGCAAAATGAAGAAGAAGGTAATGGAGCTCCTCAATCAACTTTCTTAATGAATAGAAAAAATTAGCAAAAAGTTTTTGAACAAGAAGGATACACAAAAGTAGATAGCGATAACTATGGTCCAGTAACAAATGCTGTGAAAAATAGTAAACATAAAGATGTTCCTATTTATTAGAAATATCCTGATGTTGATGTGGATAGAAGTAATTTAGTAAAAATTGGAACATTTATGGATTATGCAATAAAAGGCGTACATGGTGAAACAGAAATATATAGTGGTCCTTATGAAAGTTATCTTACAGACCCAGCTAATTTTCCAGTAGATATTTATATTGATAGAAAAACTGGTAAAGTTTATAATCAAGGTTGGGATTTTAATGACTATAATAATCTAAGAAGTACTACTGATATATCAAAATTAAAGAATATTGCTGGTAATGTACTTGATAGAATTGGAAATCCCACTGTAGTAACCACTGGATTGTAGGAAAATGAAAATCCTCCAAAAGAAATAATTGATGATTATATAAGTAAAGCTTCTAATGGATTTTTATAGTATAATTCAAATGATGGACAAATTCAATTAAAGCCAGTTACTATCACTGCTTAGCGTACTAATAAAAAACTAATCCCAAAAGAAACAAAAGATCTACCTACTACTGGAGAATTTAGAAATATGAGTGCAGATCAATTGTTTGATTGGCTAGAATAGAATAGAAAAAAATGATACAGACTAAAATAAACGGTCATGAGATTACCATTACAACTAATAATATCAATATAAAAGATTCCTATTTAGTTTGGAATCCTTATGATATGTATGATATGTTAGATAAAATAAAAGTATTCTTAAAAGAAAATAGCATTACTATGGACACACCTCTTAATCATAGAACAAAACTTTCAATGATAAGAGAATGGATATCACATAATAATGCTTATTACTTAGGATATAAAAAAGATCAAGCGTGTAATGTAGATTTAAACTATCCACAAAAATGGTATGTTAAAATTATTTATTTCTTTTGTAGCTTAATAAGATTATGACAAAATTAATTCCACGATATTAGCACGGAAACCCATTTTTAATAGATAAATCTTCAATTCCTGGAACAAGCCCACAGACATCAAGTACGATTAATTATAATTGGGAATAGCGTGCTGCTAATAATGAATCAGTTAAAAAAGCTGAACAAGAAAGAGCACAACAAGCATATTTAGATAGACGGGGATACATTTCTGAAGATAAAGATAAAAGAAGTTATGCCCAGAGAGATGTAGATGATAAAATAAATGCTACAAAAAATGCTAAAACGGATTTTTATAGTATGGGTGCTCCTAATTCACAAAGTACTGATGTAACTCCTAAACAAGTATTAATACCTGCATTTGTTGCCGGAACTACATTTATAAATCCAGTAGCTTCTCTAATATATGGCGGTATGTACGAACCTATGGAAAAAGCAGGAGTTTATCAGCCAATTAGTTTAGGTCTACAAAAATTAGGAATGAATGAAGATGCTGCAAATATGACATCTTATTTTGCTACTGATTTAGGTATAGGTTTATTACCAGTTGTCAAAAATAGATTTATCAATGCCTATAATAAAGCATGGAATCAAACATATGGTAATTTAAATAATCTAGGTATAAGTCCTTTCAGGAGAGTGACAAAAAATGTAAATAAACTTGTAAAAAAACCTTCCAGAAATTATTATCCAATAGAGGAAATGGCAAACAATATAGCAGAAAGAAGAGCTCCAAATACTTATACTAAATATGTAAATCAAGAAGCTATAGATAATGGGTATGAAACATATAGGAATGCAGTAAATAATGCTGCAATAGATAATATACAAAGTATAGCTAATGCTAGAATTAATTTTAGTAAGTTAAAGAAAAGAACTACACAAGAATTAAATGATTTTAATAAATTATTAACCATATCTCCTGAATATGGAATATTTTTATCATATAACCCAACACTCGATGGTCTCTCACAAGAAGCAATAGATGCATTCATAGAACACCAAAGTCTTAGTGTTAGAGGTATAGGTGTTCAAGAGAAAATACCTAAAACTACTACAGGAGCAGGTTATGTTAGAGTACACAATGCATCTGCAATAAACGATAAAAAAGCAGAAAAATTTTTAACAACACCACCAGAAAATCCTTTAGACAGATTAGGTAATAGAGGGCTTTATACTTCTAATGGTAGATATATTGCTGATAAATTTATGAGACCAGAAACAAATGGGTATAACTCTGCGTCTTATCAAGGAATAGTACATTATGACTTCAACATAGATAGAAGTAAACCTTTAGAAGAACAACTTAGACAATATAGAAGTAAAATAAGAAATTACGATTGGGATATAACCGATCCAAGAGAGGAAATGATTGAGGCTACTTATGTTAAAAGTGGTGAGGGGGCTACAAAGAATATATATGAAAGATCAATAAACCCAAAAGGAGTGGATAAACCTGTAGTTAATTTAAGGAAGCTTCAATATTTCGGTAAAAATCTGCCTAATTTACATGGTCGTTGGGGGTTAAATGATCTTAGTGCTGTTAGTGATCTTGATTTATTTATACCAAAACAACCTAGTCGCTCATTTGGTGAATTTTTAAATTTTGCTAGAAGATTAAAATCCACAAATGAATTTACTATAAAAAAGCGTAATCCTAATTATTCTGCAGAATATTCTAATGCTTATGGTATACTGAAAAGTCAGCTTGAAAAGCGTGATAAATTAGTTAGACAATTAGAAAAGAAACATAACTTTGTAACAAAAAGCTTAAAAAGCTTATTAGTGACACCAATAGTAGGAGGTGTTGGTGCAGCAGTGGGACTTATTAAAGCATCAAATGATCGGCAGAATAAATGGTATAATGATCATGCTATAGAACTGAGTGAGATAATAAACAAAGAATTAGGCAATGAAAAATCATATAAAGATATGACAGATGAAGAATTCGAAAAACGTTTGGACCAAGAACATGAAATAATAGAGAGGGAATATAATAAATACAAAGAAAGTCTTAAAAAGTAATAATTTAATATTCATATTAAAATAAAACAATAAAGGCGAACTCGTTTTCACGGGCTCGCCTTTTTATTTTATCAGTTTGTTTTATTTATTGTATATGTTACTCCATTTTCTGTTGAATAACATTCCGTTCCATTTGTAGTACATTTAATAGGAGTTGATCCTAAAGTGCAATGACATATTCCAGAACCTCCATTAGAAGGATGGTTTGGGCAATTCTTACAAGCTTCTGGAACATTATCTTTTAAATCAGAAATAGTATAAAATTCTGGTTTCCAATCTTTTATTTGAACATAAGGAGTATTTATTTGAGGAATAGGACATTGTCTACCTCTATCAAATTCTTTTTGTAAGAGTTCATTTAATTCACCAACTGAAATTTCCATAATTAATGTGTTACACTAAGTTTGTTCATTCTATCCATAAAATCTAAAAATTCTTGCTCGTTGGCAAGTCCATTTTCTTCGCAGAACTCTATTACTTCTTTAAAATAGTGTTCTACAGTTGCCATAAATTTAATTGGTAATTTATTATTCATATAACATTAACATTAACATTAGATGTCCGCCCAGGACTCGAACCCGGAAATGGTGGGTTAGAGCCACCCGTTTTACCATTAGACTACCGGACATTATTTAGGAGAGAATTACTCTCCTTTATTATTAAGGTATTTATTAAATAATCTGTTTACTTCTTCAGTGTGCTCTTTAATACTCTGTTCCACAATTTCCTTAACAATAGCTTTGAAGATTTTGTAAGCAACTTTAATATTCTCCATATTAGGATTCTTTTCTTCAAGAGTCATCATTACTTTGAAAGCAGCAGGATTAGATGTTTTGAGTTTCTCAGCAGCAGCTTCAAAAATTTCATCATCGAGATCTTCGATTTCTTGTCTAATTTTCTGGAGTTCAGTATTATCTTTCTTTTTAGAAATAAAAATTACTGTATTTCCTTCTTCATCTTTATCAATCTTTACATCATTTACATTTTCATAGGCAAATAAAGCCACTAAATTTTCGATTAATTTTTCCATATATTATTTATTTATTTAATATAATTAATTATAACTAACATTTTCCAATTTTCAAAGTAATTTGAAAATTTTCGAAAAAATGCTAAATTATTTTCAAAATTTCAAAATCAGTAAAGCAGAAAATATAAAATATAATATTTATAACCACTTTCCTTTAATTAATAAATTATATACGAGAATTTTCGTAATTCCAAATACTTCCAAAAATTTCGAGAAAAAGCATGCTTTCTGAAATAATAGCCCCCCTATATTCACCCCCGCCCCCTATTTTCAGAATTCGGAAAATTATTTCCAGAATTTTTTTCAAGGATTTAAAAGATTTTTAAAAGGAATTTTCAAAATATGAAAAGTTATAGGAGAGGGAGGAGACATATGTCTTCGACCCCCGGGCTTAATGCGTAGGAAATTGATATGAATTGTTATATTTAAGTGTGAAACGTTTAAAATACGTTACGCGTTTTCATTCATTTATTAATCAATTAAATTCAACAACAATGAAGAACACATTCAACAAAGAAGAGAACACTTACACTATTAGTAAGGAAATGATGAACTGCTTTAAGCAATTGCTGTTTACTACCAACGGAGAGGGAGTGAACTTGCAAGGCATCATCTCGGACATCACTTGCGGAGAAGAGGACGACCTCGTTTCGTGTAAAGTCGCTTTTGCTTTTAAGGGCATCAAACCCGCAATTAACAAAGCACCTCGTTTTGAGTACGGCTATCGTTGCTATTATGCTTACGAGGTCGTAGATTACTCTATGATACTTGATAGTTACAAGTGCATTAAAGGTCGCTATGATTGGGATAAAGAAACAAAGTCCTTTGTTGCAAGAGAAACCGAAGAACCCACTATGTTTTCCGCTGACTTCATCAACTCTCTGCCTACTAAACTTGATATATCAAAAGTTAGAGGAATTGAAGAGCAATAACATCATCATTAATCATTAAGGGAGGGCACACGCTCTCCCTTTATTTTATTATATATTTTTTTGTAATACGTAGGAAATTATAAGTAATTTGTTATACGTTACACGTGTTACACGTTTTTCATTCATTCATTCATTAATCAATTAACATTAAAAGGAGGAATTTATTATGATTACTAACACACAATCCACTGTTTCCGTCAGCACCAACGCCAACGATGCACTGAACGCTCTGAAAGCAGCAAAAGCAACACATCCGTTTCGTGGAACAGGGTTCAACGGCATCGGTTTCGATGATAACGAGATAATACGCTCGTTTGAAGGAATTGGTTTCCCTACTTGGGAAGATGACAAAGACGCCAACAAGAAAGGCACCTATATTGTGGTGTCTTTCAACGGCAAGAAAATTGCCCTTAATTCATTTATTAAGGACAAATATTTGTTAAAACCGAGTGGGGAGTTGGAAGAGTGGAAACAAACCGAGGGATTTGCCAAATTTGTGCGAGAACACCCATTTCGCCCAGATATGACTGAAACTGAATTACTTAACACCATTAACGCCTACAATGCGGAATGCACTCGTTTGGCAGCAAGCAGTGCTAAATTCAGTGCTGTCTATGGTGTGAGTGTTCAAGGTGGTTACGCTCATCAAGTCGGTAAATTCAGCATTATTGGCTAAATTCCGACATTTTAAGGACTTGCAGTTATGGTAGTGGACTGCAAGTCCTTTTTTTTTCTTTTGTAATATTTCCAAAAAATTCGTAATATTTCTCTGTAATACGTAGGCAAATGTATATCGGCTCGCATATTTTAGGCGAGAAATGTATTAACATTTTCAAAACGTTGACTGCTGGAAATAGACAGCTTTGATTGAACTTTTTTTTAAAATTACATATAAGTTTAATTTAAATTAAATCAAAAATGATTACAGTTAATCAAGAAATGATGAATGCCGCTCTTGAGCAGCACAAGCTCCCTGAAGGTACAACTCCTGAACAGCTGATTGCCCAGTTGAAAGACCGTCCTGTGGTGAATATTCAGGAGAACGTATTTGAGGAAGGTGACACATTCACAATGCCTGCAAATGAGGCTGAGCTTGCAAAAGTTCTACGTGTGGAGAAATTTGATCGTCTTGCTAGAATCGACAATGAGGGCAAGAAGGTTGTTCCTGAGGGATTCTATGCCCTTGTCTACACTGAGAACCCCAAGACCAACATGAAGGCCGTTAAGAAATTCCGTGTCACATCGGCAACTGCTTCCTTTAACGAGTATGCCAAGGATCCTGTGAATGAGACCTATTTGGCAAACGGTAAGGTTGTCAGAAGTGAAGGTGATGTTGCAACTCTGCTCCGTTCTAAGAGTAGTCAGTATGAGCAATTTACTGCTCTTCTCGGCAAAACCATCACTACCAAAGCTCCCCTTGTTGGCAATGCAGCTGTTATGGAGAACCAGGTTCCTAAGGGAATCCGTCGTCGTACCATTGCGAATTTCGCCTTCACCGAATAATGTCCACACTTAAGTGTGTATTCGGCAGAGTTATTGGAGATTACTCATTAAAAGTGGGTGATCTCCAATACTTTGTGGACAATGGACATATGTATATGAATGAAAGAGGATTTTTCTTAATTGAATTCATCTCTGGAGTTATGTATCATATTGTCCGATTTCTGCGATATTAATGAATGAATGAAAGTGTAAACATGTATTGTTAGTAATCATGTACATACGGGTGAGAACGCAGACTCATCCTTCCCACTGAACTCTGGGGTTTTTACTTTAAGCTCCAGAGTTCAAAGTATGGGAATGTATATACTTTTCCAGAATATACAAATTTTCCTAAATAGAATTTTTTGGGAAATTTTAGAAATTTTTGGAAATTTTTGAAGTTTCATAGAAATTATAAAATTTACATTTAATGCAGCCTTGGAAACACTTGTTTTCCATGAAAGTCACAAGCCTTTGTAAATGCAGAGTGAATGTAAACTTTTTAACCTGCGGGTAATCCCTATAAACTCGTCACAAAAAGGTTTAGCTAGGGTGATAACACTATAGATATTAGAGTGGTGTATGACAACGGTTAACCTCGTTGTAAGTGAGTATAAAATCCTCAAAAAGTATCTAGTCTTGTAGTACTCTCTAAATGGAAAGGATATGAGGATTTTAACTTGCGAATTATATTTTCCTCGCTAGTTTGCCGGGAAAATTTTCAGCGGATAGAAAGATTTGCATATTGCAAATTTGCCGCTTCTAATTATGGGTAAACAAGGAAATTAAGAGTACTTTTGCCTAACAGAGCAACTATCTGGAATCTGTAATCGTGTTAGTCAGCACGTTGGGAATCCGAAGAGTATTGGTCTGCAACTAATATCTCTGGGTAGATGAACAAGACATTTTAGAATTGCAGCTCTAAATTGTCGAAATTTTGGAACATAGGTGGAAAATGACAATCTACATTCGCGACTATGTTCTTTTAAGGTTGAAATTCCTTGAGTTCTTACATTATTTGAAAGTGTTAAGAATCTCTAAAATCTCCCATATGAGAATACCTTGACGTGGTTTGGGAGCTTTAAACTAATATTCTCAAAATGAACACAAGTAAAACCGCAAAAATAAAATAATATGTTTGAAAATATTAAACATCCGAAAACTGGTGAGCAATTATTCCAGATTATAAAGGTTGAGTCCAATGCACTTAGACCTTATATAAAAATTGCAACAATGGAGGAATGTCAAAAACTTTATCAACAGTTCACAGAAGAAAAAGATGATGATTCATGGTATGTAAAGAAAGGCCGTGAATGCATTCATTCTGATGGGACTAGTGATTGTTCTCTTATAGTTAATCACAAAGGTTGGGGATTTGACTATATGAGAATGGTTATTATTGATAGAGTATATATGGATATTTAACTTTAAAACCGCGATAAAATGAAACAATTAATTTTTGCAATATTTATACTTATATGTGCAAGTTGCACAGCACAAAAAGAAAAGAAAGTTGCTTCTGTTAAAAATGAGAATTATCTTATCATGTTTGATTTTTCGAACATTGATGATGCTCATTATTCTATCGATGATTCCAACTTTTGGTTAGAATATGATGATCCTGATGCTTTTGATCTTGATCATTTAGCTGAAACAACTGGACGTAATGAATGGTATGGTGATTATATTGCTATAGACATTCAAGATTCTCTTGTTTCTCTCTTTCTTATAGAATGGGGAGAATATAATGATCTAAGAAATTACATTCATGAAAATTTAACTTCTGAAAATAGGTGTAGATTTGAATGGCAAAGAATGGATCAACTTTCTGAATCATGGGGAATCCAAGAAATTTGGACTACTTTTGATGATGGTTCAAAAGATGTTCGTTATGAATTAACTTACGTCGGAAAGGAGTATAATTGGTATGAATGATATTACCTTAAAATATGCTCTACAAATCATAGATTCTCCGATATTCCAACAATTACAGAAAATTGGTGGAGGCCATCAATATCATCAGGAAGGGAGTGCATTCGTGCATTCTCTTCTTGTTTTCAATAATTCATTGGAATTTTGGCAGAATTCACCAATGAACATCATTGCCTTGTTACATGATATTGGGAAAATCTATACTGGTCGTCAGAAAGAAAATGGTGATTGGGAATATCCAAACCATGCCAAAATTGGTGCTTCACATTTACTTGAATTTCTTCCCGAAGAATTAGAAGATGATACATGGTTTTGTGAAGAAGCTAATTACTATATAAGTAATCACATCAAGCCATTATTCTGGGAACAGAAAGGTTATCCAGAAAAAGACGAACATACAATAAATCTTGCAAAACTTGCAATTTGTGATTTAAAAGGCAGTTTTGCAGAAATACCTCAAGATAGCAAAATACAAGGGTTATACGATTATATTGTCATGGGATAGTTATTTATTCCTGCAGGATGCTAAGGGTTTGCATCCTGTCTTAATGTAGCCAATGACGGTCCAAAGCCCGTATGAGAAATTACAGATGGAGAAAAAATACAGTATAACATCAAAAAACTAAGCACAATGAACCGCAAAAAATCTAATGGCAAAGTTGTAATAACTCGTAAGTCCATAAAAGGTGAAAACAGTCAAGCAGCTCGAGTAGCTCGCTTTGATATGGAGAAAGCTGGAATTACTCCTTTAGAGGAGAATCAAGTTTTTACTCCAGAAGAATTGGATGAACTGTATAGGTTTGATCCAGAAAATGAACCTTATTGGAATCGATAAATTAATTATAAATAAACATTATAAAAAATAAAACAACATGAACCAGAACACAGTAAAGACGATACGCTTGGCCGTGGCGTATGAAAATGAATACGGTCGCATTCTCTGGAATAGAGAATGGCGAATTTTCACTGTTGAAATTGATGGTGAAACTGAAGAAGAACGCAAAGATAATATCAAGCAACTTCTGGAGATTCTTCATGGAGAAATCCATGACTTCAGCCAGATAGTGTATGGCGACTTTGAGAATGAGCAGGCTCGTGATGCTTTTACTAAGCGTTATGAAGTAGAGCTCTTTATGTCTGACCCAGACACCCATATCGTTATGGATCAGGGTGAATGGAATGCACAAAAAGTTGCTATGAGGGAAATGGCTGAACAAATGTTAAAGGATGTTCTAAAAGATCATCCGGAGATGATCAACCATATTCCTCCAGAACTACGCCACCGCTTTAAATAATGTTGTTTTTAAGTGGATGCTTTATCAGGTTAGAGAATCGCCCGTGCCTTTGTTTGCGTAAGTACGGAAGTCGTTGGTTCGAGTCCAACTAAAGCTCAATAAAAAATTTAAAAATGAAAAAACATGAAAGCAAAGATTTTTTGTTACATATTCAGTTTCTTAGGTATACTGAGTATGTTTGGTATCACTGCGGAGAATGCTCCTATTTGGTGGTATATCATCTGTTTGTGTGTAACATTTTTGTGTATCATATTGGTGCATGAAATTAATCCTAATTTCTTTCTTGAAAAAGATAGAAACGGAAATGTAATAGAGTAAAAGTGTAAACTGTGTTCATTAAGGGCTATATGATTACAGTTTTTTGCGGTTTTGTTCATTGGCCCATTTCCACATTACCGTAGAGAATATGTAGTGTGGGAACTAATTAGTTTAGCTTGTTTATAGTAAGTGAATAATAGTAACTGAAGTCTTTAAAACAAGACTGGTAAGTGATAAACCAGAATACAAGAATCACATTTTTCTAGGATAATTTAGTGACCTAGCACAAATTAAATTATGGGTAAGAAAAATCATCCCAACACTAAAGATTATGTGTTCACTCATGAGACTTCTCCTGAAATTGTGCCTGCTGGAAAACGTATTTTCATAAAGGGCAATAAACATGGCCAGATTGAGGATGTAAATCCTCGAGAAGTTGCCGGTATTAATCTCTTTACCAAATACTATCATCGTGATCAGCGTATATACGTTGATCAGTATGTGGCCGAAGTTTCACGCCTCTGGAGAAAGGAGGCCTAAATGACAAAAGGTATAACTCCTGAACAGTTTGCCTATCGTATAAATACGTTAAAAGGGCAAACTTCTGCTACAATCATCTATGACAAAAAACATGTCATAGAACTCCTTAAAAAGTTTGATCTTCCCTCTAATAACAATTACTTTCGAAAGTACATTGATTATGGTATGATTGTAAGAATCAAACCTGGGGAATTCAAATTCCCTGCAGCTCCTGTGCATATTTCCAAAATTGTCAATGCTCTTACTGAATTGAGAGAAAAAAGTAGAGAATATGCTGCTAAATCTAATGCTAAGAAACATGGATTTCTGGAAGAAGTTAAGGAGGAAAATGAAGTTCAACCTATCGAAGAACCCAATGATGAGGATAAAATTGCAAGATGCATTGATTTTCTCAAATCAAAGGGATTTCTGATTCTCCGTCAAGTTTAATAATGAGCACAATTTTGCAATTAACTAAAAATTTCAATATTTCTTGGAAAATTGTAAAATTGTGCTTATTATATAAAACATGAATGTAAAAAATATTTTAAGTCAATTATACTAATATCTGAGGATTTTGTATAACATAAATTGACTTGAAATCAGCCCAGTGCCTGCGGTGACTGGGGTTTGTACCGTTACCTGAGGTACACTCATTAAACTGGAGCTCTCTCGACGTCCAGATATAGGAGTAGTGATATTCGAGAGTGAGTACTATATAGGAAGAAGTCCACAGCTCTATATGGTTACAATGAGACCTTTCAGTAATGTTTAGGATTGTTGCTGGGAATATACTTAGATAATAGCTAAGAAAGTAGGTGCGAATCCTACAGATGCCGTGGTGGTGGAATGGTAGACACGAGGGACTTTAAAGATTTACAAATGAGAGTGCTATGGCGAGAAATCCCATAGTAGAAGCACCCTAATTCGGTGAAAATCCTTTTTATAAACGTTAATGTGAGTAATTACAGTTTTGCTATCGTAGCAAAAGGGCGAATGAACTGAAAGAATAATTCGTAAAGCCTAACCCTACTTAGGGAGTAAGCTTCGAAACTTACTAAAACAGAAAGCATAGAGCTAAAAACGTTTAACACTAATCAATAATTGTGTAAGGATAACGCCGAGCTAAAATGAGATAATGATAGCGGAGACTAGGCAGCTATTAATAAGTTATTATTGCAATTTCTTATCGATATTATCTCATAAATGTGTAGAGAACATAAAGGTGCAGCCTAAGTTGAAATTGTTTCTACTTGAAAATCTTGTTGATATGTACAGAACGAGAAAGTAATATTTCCCTTTAAAAGAGTAAAGTAAGAACACTTGCAAGAATTTCAATATGGTTAAGACATGTTCCAGACTACAAACAATGGATTCTAAACTGATTTTGGAAGGAAAGACAACTACCTCCTTATATATCAGTGGACGAGATAAGATTGTAACTTGTCATGAAATTGTGCTATGGTAACATAGTGTAGTAGGAAAATCCCTTGGACTTAGTCCGTGTGGGTTCAAGTCCCACCCGCGGTACAAAATTGCTGGATTACTGACCTGCCAGTCGGCAAGCATGGCAATTTGGACGACAAATAAATCAATTGGCAGATTGAAATGTTTGTTGATAAAAACGTTATTGGTGTAATAAGGTAGCACACTGGCCCTGCTGTAGATTATACAGAGGGCCGGGGGTATTGGTTCGAGTCCAATTAACGTTCAAAGATTGTTGTATAATACCACAAAAAATCTAGTTAATTTCTTTACTTTCATGTTTTAGATATTTTTAGTGGGACAACATGTATTCCTAGTTTGATTGTTGGAAGGCAGATACAGGTTCGACCCCTGTCTAGGAATCAATTACTAACCAAAAAATTAAGGTTATGGAACTTTTAAAAAAACTATCCAAAGTAATTGGTATATTTTTATTAGGAGTAATTATTGCAGTAATTGTTTTTATGGGCTTAAAAGTTTGTAATAAGATTATTCATAATAAAAGTAAAATCAATTATGTTGAGTTAGCTCAATTAAAACAAGCAGAGCTTAAGTATTGGGAAACAAAAGCTGAACTTACTGAAGAAGTAGATGCTTATATTCATAAAGTAGCTCCAACATCAGCATTAAGTGCAGTTATCTTAGTAGACAAATGTGAAGAATATGGTGTTGATATTAAATTCGTGCTAGCACAAGGATACCAAGAATCACATTTTGGAACAAGAGGACTTGGTGCTAAAATTAATAGTCCATGGAATGTAGGTGTTTACGATGGTATGACATATGCTGACATACACAAAAAACACATATTCGACAATCCGAACGAAAGCATCGATAGATATCTTGAATTATTAACTACTAAGTATTTAACAACAAAGAAAACTGAATTAGATTTGTTGAACAGTTTTGTTAGTGTAGATGGTAAACGCTACGCAAGTAGCACTACATATGAATCTTCATTAAAGTATAAATATGAAGATATCTCTAAAACTACAAAAATTGATTCCCTTCAACAAGTCTTAAGGTATTGGACTATTCAGTCTAATAGAGAGTACTGATCACACTCTCAAGCATGCATAGTTTAAGAATGAAAACGTCTTTGGATGATGTTAAGGTGGAATTCCTTAGCTGCATGTTATACAGATTTACTTGAGTTATTCTGTATAAACAAAACTCTTGAAATCTAGGTTGACTTCAAAAATGTAATTTCGCGAATCCTAGTGTATTTCTCTATTAATTCTATGGATCATTCCAGTATAGAGAAAGATGCCTTCTTACTTGATTCTGGCTTTAGAATGAGAATCTTGAAACCTATTCTTGCGAGGAGAATAGTGTAGAACCTTAGTTTAAGTAGAAAAACCATATGATTTGAGGTGCAAGTCCTCTTAGGTTCTCTAACATCTAATAATAGTAGTGAAGATGTGAAGGCTACTCAATCCTTTAAGTGAGAGCGCGTAACTACGGATAGTCAAAGTAGTTCCTAGGGAGTTTAAACTGATCTTCCTGAGGTGAATGGCAAATGGATAGTGCTACTACACAACTCCTAGAAAGTTTTTATAAGTTACAATCATAAACAAAATTTATGCTGTAGTTGAACAGAAAATGTAGGGATTCAACACCTCGGTGCACTGAGGAGAAGGGTTCTGTAGGTAACAGAAGTAAGGCGAGTGCAACTCCACCCTGTGTAACTTATATTTTGGACTGGTAGCTCAGTTGGTAGAGCACTGCACTGAAGATGCAGGTGTCAGTGGTTCGATTCCATTCCTGTCCACAAATTAAAGGCGCGTGGTGTAATTGGTTAGCATACGGCACTGTCACTGCCGCGGGAGCGTAAGCCATTGCGGGTTCGAATCCCGTCGTGCCTGCAAAGTGTTTTATATTGTTATTGGAGATAGGTAATGTATAAAAATTTTAAAACTAACAAAAAATTATGAAGAAATTTACAAGTATTTTTATGGTTTTTGCATTAGCACTTTGTATGGTGTTTAGTGCATGTAATGGCTGCAGTCAGAAAAATGACTCTGCTAATGATTGTACTTATCCTGTTGCAGGATTAAATGTTGAGCGTGTCACTGCTACTGATTTTGAGTATATGACTGCTAACTATGGCAATGACTATCGTTGGTATGAATGCTGCATTGATGCTAAAGATTGGATTGATGAAAGCGATACATTCTATGTCAATGGTATTGCCAATGTATTCTACAAAGTGTATCTCAATGAAGATAGCACATCTGGTACTGCCAAAGTGTATTTACTTACACATGCTGGTGATGCATTTACTATTGACTCAACAGAAGGTATTTGGGTTGGGGATGAACCTATGAATGATTATAACCCCATGACCATTGACTTCGCTCACGCTTATGATGCTATGATGATAACTAACTGTATAAAACCTCATAGTCGTCATTGTGTTCTTCGCAAGGAACTTGGTCCTCTCGATGCTGCTCCACAATATATCTTCGGTAACCAAGATTGCCAGGTTTATGTAGATGCTAAAACTGGTAAAGTAAATCTTGACAATCCTGTGTTTCCTGTAGATGCTAATGAGATTCCTGCAGATCGTTCCGAGAACGATAGCACACTCAAGAAACTTAACTACGTCTTCAATTGGTAATTTTATAATTCTTCTAGCATTAAAGAATATATGTGGCTGCATCAAGTACAAGTGCCACACCTCGCTTAAGGAGGTTAATGAGTTCCCTAACTTATTTATAAAATAGACAGTAGGGACGATCGGTACGTGTGCCCACTCGGGTTGGGAACTGGACTGTCACTCCAGTAAAATAGAGGGTTCGAATCCCTCCGTATCGGCTAATTTTACTATTAATACTTGTACCGCAGGCAGAGTTGGCTAATGCACCGGACTTTTAATCCGGAATCTCAATAGAGATAGCCGGGTTCGAATCCCGGGCGGTACACAAGTTATCTTTTTCTATTTAAACCATAAATAATTTTGAATATTGAATAATTCGAGTTATTATTAAATAACTTGAGGTTCAAAATTTAAAATTATTTATTATGTCTAAATGGGATTCTGAAAAAGAAAATTTGAGAAAAGCAATAGAAGAAGATAAGATAAGTTATGAAGAATTAGGTAGAAGATATGGTTGTTCTGGAGCAAATATTAAAAAAGTTGCTATAAGACTTGGAATTAGTATTGAAACTCGGAGAAAAGTAAATGAAAGTGAACACTTTAATAAAGGGACTGGAATAAAAAGGTATTGTCTAAATTGTGGTGCAGAATTAAAAAGATCTGCTAAAAAATATTGCTCTTTTGATTGTGAACATGCTTATCTTCAAAAAGAATGGGAAGAAAAGTATAAAACAGACAATAGTATAGCAAAAACAAATAGTTGGGGACAAATACCAGCAGCATTAAGAACATATATATTTAAAAAATATGAATATAAATGTTGTCAATGTGGGTGGTCAGAAATAAATCCTTATACTAATACAATTCCTTTAGAAATTGACCATATTAATGGTAATTCTAATGATAATTCTGAAGAGAATTTAAGATTACTTTGTCCTAATTGTCATTCCTTAACATCTACTTATAGAGGTGCTAATAGAGGTAATGGTAGAAATATTACTTGGATAATAAAATCTTAAAGATAATTTTACTCCTATAGTTTAGTGGTAAAGCGTGGGTTCGAATCCCACCGGATACACAAATCTATTTGCTCCTATAGCTCAATTGGTTAGAGCACTTGACTGTATACTGGGTAGTTCCAGAGAGAGACTTAATTCAAGGATATGTTAGAAGTGATTTTAACATATTCACTAATCAAGGGGTTCTAGGTTCAAGTCCTAGTGGGAGCGCACTTATTCGGAGAATTGTATCCATTTGTTTAATTAACTGTTAGTTTATGTTAAGCCGCTAGTCGGGAGAACTCGCAGTTATCACTTGTTTGATGTACGGAAAACCAGTGCATATTCTAACAGTGAATTAAATAATGTATACGAGTCTTTTGTTTATGGACTATAAAAATAAACACGTAGTATTCTACTCTACTATGTAACTGGATGGATTTCCGGGAAAGGTTATGGCTGAGATTACCGACAACAGTTTTCTGGGTGTATCACATAACGAGTACAGCAACTTAACTGGTGAGCAAGGTTAGGTTGTCGCTAGGCTATGACAGCGAGTAACATGAAAATACTGTAACGCAACGTAAGTATTAATTGTTAATGGCATAGAGGCTCTGAAAGAGACTTTACATGATAGTTGCTATGACTCCTGAGTTGAGCTGGAGTTAGTGTAAAGGAATTAGTATTAAGGATGTTGTAGGGCGATTATAATTGACTACGAATCATCATACCTTATTGACTTGCATCTGTGGAGTACCTACCGAGTTTCTCAAACTATAAGGAATATGATGATTTTTTTTAAACCGCAAAATTATGAAATTATCAAGAAGACAAACAAGAGTAATTTTAGCATTTAGAAGAGCACTTCTTGGTGCTTGGTGGCTTAAAATGAAATGGAAAGATTATATATCTTTTTATTATTATTACAAATGCTATCGATATGAATATGGTGGTGAAGGAATTTCAAGAGTTTGTTTTGAAAACTGGAAAAATCATATTCCAATTAAAATTTCAGAAAGAAATCCATATAAATCTCGATATAAAGAATTATTTGGAGCTCCAAGTTTCTAAACATATTTAAAGGAGTATAAGGGAGAAATACTGCAAAAAATTTTGTTCATAATTATTGGTAAAAAGTGCTAATTATTTGATTAGACTTTTAATACTTTTTTAGTCTAACTAGTAAAACCGAAAGTATTAGTATTTGTCAGCATACTTTAATCAACTGAACAGAAACTTAAATTCTCCTGATTAAAAGAACTACTTTCTGTCATATTATTTATAATAATGTAAGACGTACAGCAAAAAATTTCATTTGTTATTCTACTCAATTACAAAAATAAAAAAGGTCTTATGGAAACAAACAACTTAGAAACTCGCCGAAGTGAATTGGAAATGATTTTTAGTGAGAAATCCACTGAAAATGGCGATCGTGCTTTTGATTCTACTGGCAATAAACTTGTTGATATTCTGTTTATGTCAGAGTATTATACAAACCATTTAGATCAAGTACCTCACATTGGTGATTCTCACGTTGCTAAAATCTTCTCTATGTTCATGCGTGATCCACGATTTGGTATGGGTCGTAGAGAGTTAGGTCGCCACTTAATGGCAGCTACAATGCTCACACCGCAGCAAATTGTGATGGCAGGTAGATATGATGATTTGTATCTTATGCCTGCTTGCACTATGGAAAATCTTCGTTTCCTTTTTAGTGAAGTAGAGAAAGGAAATGAACTTGCCAAAAAGTGGATGCCTCGTTATTCTAGCAAACATCTTGCTATTGCAAGACACTTTGCAGGTATACTTGGAATGAACAAACAACAGTATGGTCATTTCATTAAAGCAAACACTGTTGAAAATACTATGAGCCGTAAACAATGGGAATGTATTGACTTTAGTCATGTTCCTTCATTGGCTGCTATCAAATATGCTAAAGCTTTTCAAAAACATCAACCTGAAAGATATGCTCAATATATTGAGGATGTTAAAGCAGGTAAAAAAGAGCTTCATGTAGCAACAACTAATGTATACGATATCTACAAAAATCGTACTAATATTGATGCTGATGTATTCTATGGGAAGATAGAAAAGATTAATATATCTTGTATTCCTATTATTGATACATCTGGATCAATGAATGACAATGACGCTATTGGAAAAGCACTCTCCATTGGTAAATATCTGTCTGACTGTTCTAGCTATTGTAATGGACAATTCATTACATTTAGTCAATGTCCTCAATTGATTACTCAACGTGGAGATACATACAATGAGCAAATCAAGAATATTCTCTATGATGGTAGAAATTGGGGAATGAACACTGATTTTGGCGCTGTAATGAGAGTACTTAGTAACCTCAAAACTGATTTCCCAGACTATCTTGTAGTGATGTCTGATATGGAATATGACAGAGGCAGTAACTGTGAGAAAGACAAATTGATGGCAGATTGGGCTAGCAAAAGAATCAAAACTAAAATTATCTGGTGGAATTTCAATGCTCGCAACAAAACAGCTCCAGAAACTGACCAATATGGAAATGTATTCATGTCTGGTTATTCACCTATGATGTTGAAGTATATGGAAGTAGGATTTGATGCTCATCAATTCCTTCAGAAACTTCTTGGTGAATATGTTAAGAATATGGGTGTTAAATTTGAAGACTAAAAATATATGGAAGTCATACAGCAAATTTTTCTTGGTTAACAAAAAATTTTGTGGTAATTTTTTAAGACGGTTCAAATCCGTCAAATCTGACTTCTGAAATCCTTGACTTGGCAAAATTTAAGGAACCCGTACAGCAAAACAATTTTTTCCTGGCTTTTAACTTGGTATTCTTTTTTGGGTTCTGATAGAGAAATTGGACTCAAACTCAGATAAAAGTCTAAAATGTGTTGGTGTCGCACAGTGAAGTAGTAGCATACACCTCTGGCCTCACAGAATAAAGAGGTCTTTGAATCTTCTGGATAAAAGATTTTCCATTGTATAGTTATGGATTACAATGCTATACAACCTCATTCGGAAAGTTACGGGTTAAGCAGAAATGATAGCTGAGTAAAACATTTCTAGAACTTTCCATATTGCCTCCTTAGTTCTAATGGTAAAACGATGCCCTTGTAAGGCATATTTGCTGGTTCGATTCCGGCAGGGGGCTCTAAATGAAAACCGAGGGTTGCTTGTATAAAAACGGTTACAATGGGAGGCGCAGTACACAAGTTTTTAATTACACCGTAGCTCAATAATGAGTAGTCTCTGTGTACATAAGGTTGCACTGTTCGAAATAGCGCGGAGCAGGTGCAAGTGTAGGTTTTTATTTTCTATATGTTAATTAATCTTTTAAAATTTTAAATATATGGCAGGTAAAACTATGTATGGAGGAAGTTCCTATGTTGGACATCTTCACAAGAAAAGAAAAGGTATTCATTCTAAGTGTAAGAGTTCTAGTAACAAGAACTCAAAGAATTACCTGAAACGGTATAGAGGACAAGGACGCACATAAGTCCTCACATCGGGCGAAAGATGTGCGTTTCATAGGTCTGGAAACGTAAATTAAAGTCCGTAGTCAAAGGGGAACGACGAAAAATAATCCTCACAGATTGAGCGAATAACCAGGAAAGAGTCCTCGTCTAGCTATTAAAAGAGAATGGTATAACTCTAAGGCCTTGAATACCATTACGCCTATGGTGCTGAACGTTCACTCAATCTTTTTTTTTTTAATTTAATTCAAAACACATGTGTATTTTAAAGAAAAAACAACCAGTTGTTGAGTAGGCTCCTGAAACTCAACCAATTGTAGAAAATCAAGAAAAATAGGAGATTAAAGTGTTAGATACTGAGAGTCCTATAACTATTATATTAGGGACTGCTCATTTAAAAAGTACACCTGGCAAGCGTTCACCTGATGGTGCATTTAGAGAATATAAATTCTCAAGAAATGTTTGTTTAGACATTCAAAAAACATTAACTGAACTTGGTTATAGATGTATTATTGATTATATTGATGATGATATGGAAAATTCTAAAAAAGAGTTGGAAAATCGTTGCAGTATAGTTAATAATATATGTAAGAAGTATGGTTCAAAGAATTGTCTATATGTATCCATTCATAATAATGCCGCAGGTAATGGTGGTGAATGGAAAAAAGCGTATGGTTGGAGTGCGTGGGTGTATAGAAACGGAAGTGAAAATTCTCGTAAATTAGCAAATTGTTTATTTGATGCCTGTAAGAAATTAGGATTAAAAACTCGACAAGAATCTCCAAATAAAAGATATTATGATTGTGGATTTTATGTATTAAAACATACAAGTTGTCCAGCAGTTCTTACTGAAAATTTCTTTTAGGATTGTTTAGAAGAATGTGATTTTCTAATGTCAGAAGCAGGTAGAAGAGCAGTAGTTGCAATTCACGTCAATGGAATATTAAATTACTTAAAAGGTATATAATATTATGTTATTCAGTAAACTTTTTAAGAAAATTAAAAATCTTCCTTATTGGAGATGTCTTACTTGTGAACATTTTTGTTGGTGGGATGGAGATTATTGTTGTGTAGATAAAATGAAAATATTAGCTGAGTCTCCTAGTGGTAGAATCACCAAAGAACGATATGATACTTTGTATGAACGATATAAACGTTGTCGATCTTATAAAGAAAAACATTATATTTGGAATAAAAGTGGTTTATATGTTGAATTAGATAAATTGATAAAAAAGTCCTTTAATGCATAAATATGTCAAGTTCGAGGAGTACTGACGTTAAATATAAAACTCCTCTATTTAGCGAGTATCGTTCAATGGTAGGATAGAGCCCCTCCAAGGCTTAGATGTGAGTTCGATTCTCATTACTCGCTCCAACTCTTAGGGTTTCTTCTTGTAGTAGATTTTACAAGTTTCTTTTCTTTAGAGATTATGAAAGTCATACAGCAAACTTTTTAAAACTTTATCAAAATATGTGAATTTCAATAATCCAAAAAGAAACCCCACTTGACTTTTGAAAACTTTTTAACAATGAGTGATACAATAAAACACAAAGATTTAGGTAAACGTAAACGTTTACACAAAACATCTTTCATTGCAGAAAAAATGATGAATCGTAAATGCGGTTCTATTGATGACAAAGTTGATAAACTTGAAGCTCTTAGAAAAGCTGAAAAAGAAGTAATGAAAGAAGTTGAAGAACTATTAAGTTGAAATTTATATAACTAGCTAGAATTTCAACTTTTTTGGAGAGGTGGCAGAGTCTGGTTTATTGCACTTGTCTTGAAAACAAGAGCTCGGAGGAATCTGGGCCTAGGGTTCGAATCCCTATCTCTCCACTAAGTGCTTGGATGGCCATGAGACCAATACGTTTAAGATTTGTTCTTTTGAAGCACTATAAATATAATATGGGCCTCTGCTGCTGCGAGGGTAGTCTCTTTCTCGTCAGCATTTGGGGATTTAGCTCAGATGGTAGAGCGTCTGATTTGCATTCAGAAGACCAGCGGTTCAAGCCCGCTATTCTCCACTAAATAAAGTATTTTTGTTTCACTACGCCAGGGTAGTAAAGCTGGAAATCTATCGTGATAGTTTAGGGAAAAAGCTCCCTAGGATTATATTCTCGGGTGGAAGATAGAGTATAATCTGAAAGAAATCTGACTGCCGTTCTATAAGGTTGGCGAGGAGTCAGTTCAGTTGGATTAATCCCGAAATTAGATGGCTCAAAACCTAGATAAAGCTTTGAATCTTTATTGAATACTTTATTTAAATTATAATGAAAGAGGCAGAATGTAATTAATATAGTATAAATGATAAAAAGAGTACACTTTCATTTAAACTTATAAGGAACCCTAACAGCAAAATTTGAATATACTTTTTGGATCTTATTTATGGGTTCTGAATTATTAACCAAATAAATAAAAAACTTATGGAAATTTTAATGACAATGTTTGCAACGTTTGTTGCATTTGTATCAGGTATTCTGGTACTAACGTAGGCAGTTAATAAACTGTTTAAAGTAGAAAATTCTCAGATTAAACTGATTGTATCTTGGGTACTTTCAATTGGACTTGCTTTAATAGCATTTGCTTTACAACTTGGTTTCTTTGCTGATTGTGGAACAATTGATATGTGGCAAGGATGGGTAAAAGCTGGACTAATTGGATTTGGTTCTGGTTTATGTGCTAATGGAATGTATGACCGTGATGAAGTTTGGAACTTCTTACAGTGGATATTTTCAATGTTTAGATCTAAGAAATAATATTCCTCTTTCTACTGACAGGTAAAGAGTAACCTAGACGGACAAGGCTTAGGCAGGTGATGATCTTTTCAATGTGGGACAGGGTTAAATTGGCTATACCACATTTTCAAGATTAAACAGACTGGTGGGACGCGAGTGGTCTAGGTAAATAGGGTAGTGCGGTAGTTGGTCACCGGCTTCATTTGGGATGAAGACATTCACGCAGGTTCGAGTCCTGTCTACCCTACAAGTATTAAACAATTAAAATCAATAACAATGAAAGTACAAGATTTACCGCAGCCATTCCAAGACAGAATAGCTCGTTTCAACAGATTGTTCCAAGCAGGAACTGAAGACCATCATGATTTTGAACATCATTTTGATGATGATGGTAAGCCAGGACTTTTTCAATATGAAATGCTCTGTATTGAAACTGCATTAGCATTTGCAGAACTATTACCTACAAAAGAAATTTTTGATTCTTTTGCAGAAGAATGTGAAAAAGAATTCAAAGAAAATCCTCCAGAGAAATATAAATGGGAAGATGATGATTGTTACAAAGAAAGAATTGCAGCAGGTCCAACAATTGGCTATGTTATAGCAAAACTTCGTAAGAAATATCCTGAAAATAAGATTCGTGAAGATGAACGTTCTAATAATACCATGAATGTATCTTGGATGTTATTTAGAATGTATCTAATTTATCCTGAACTTGTTCCTTATGTGCATGGTGCTCTTGCTTCTCTTATTGGAGATGAGGGATATTATGATGATCGTTCTGATTTACCAGAAAGAAAATAAATATGGAAGGTATGTATTCCGGAGTACATATGTAATTGGGAATAAGCTATTAAACTGCAAAATCGTATAGGCAGGTACAGCGAATCTGGGTCCGAACCAGACTTCCATACGTAATAGTGTTTTAGCAAGGATCACTTTCAAACATCCAAGCCTTTATCCTTTAGCTAGTTAAAAGGTTGCACTTCTGCATAGAGCGTTGTTTGTAAGTTTTTACGATAATCCGAAACTTACATTTGGGGTCATAGTGATAATGGTCAGCACAATAGCTTTGCAAGCTATGGGTCAGGGTTCGATTCCCTGTGATTCCACTAAGTCTTCTAAAAAAATAATTAGCTTCCTGATTTCTGTTGACATGTTGTTGATTATTTTTATTGTTAGTTTACTTGTTTAATAGGTTTTATTTGTTTTTCCTTGAAGACTTATATATTGCGGATTAGAGAAGTGGCCTATCTCGGGAGTCTCATAAGCTCCACTATCCCAAAAGGATAGCGCAGGTTCGAATCCTGCATCCGCTACAAATATTTATTTAAATTTTTTTATGAAACGGTATATTACAATTGACGAAGCAGTTGAACATTGCAATGAACAGGATGCTTTAATTCCAAGTGCACTTTTATGCATTTTTCCTAACAATTTTGGTATTAATTTGTGTGCTGTAAAAGGTTTTGAGATAGATATGACAGAAGATAATCAATACAAATCATTAAGAGTTGATTTTCTTCCAGTAGAGGAAAGAACTTTTGCCAAGGATAATGAATTATGTTAAGCAACCAAATTGATCAATTAATTAAAAAAGCAATGCTTGAAAAAGATGCTTTACGTACAAATGTACTTAGAGCAATCAAAGCAAAGTTTCTTGAATTTAAAACTGCAAAGAATGCAAAGCCTTTAGATGAAGTTGCTGAAGTTTCTATTCTTAACAAAATGGTTAAAGATAGAGAAGAGTCAGCAACATTGTATTCAACAAATGGAAGAGATGATTTAGCTGAAGCTGAATTAGCTGAAGTTAATGTTCTTATTGAATTTCTTCCTAAGCCAGTAACAGAAGAAGAACTTAATAATGCAATTACTGAAGTCATTGCTAATATAGAGCCCATAAAGAAAAATATGGGCTTAATTATTAAAGAGGTTAAGATAAAATATCCTCAAGCTGATGGTAAAGTTCTTGCAAAATTAGTACAAAATAGACTTGTTGGCTAATTTCCATATGTGTTTTGATAAAGAAACTAAATTTCTAGAAGTTTCCTTGAAAAAGTCTTTCACTAGAATACTGCCCATATAGCTCAGTTGGTTCAGAGCATCTGATTTACATTCAGAAGGTCATAGGTTCGAATCCTATTGTGGGCACAATATGAACTATAACTTTGTGCAATAGACCATGCATTATAAGAATTCCTATATCTCTGGTCAAGATTTAAAGGTAGCGAAAATTGGCATAAGCAGAGTGGGTAGCACCAAAAGACCAATAAAGTTATAAGTGTACACAGTTCATATTAATGGGAGAGCGCCAACGATGGTGAGTTGGAGCAGACTGTAAATTTGCTGCCTTTCGGCTTAGGGGGTTCGAATCCCTCCTCTCCCACTTATGGGGGTATTTTGGTTTTGATTTCAGGTATCGGGTAAGAAAACAAGCAAGGAGAGCATTATCCTTAAATGATGCGAACAATAAATGACAATAACAACGTAATTCGTCATTCCTTCAGAACTGTTGCTTATAGAGCAGCTGCCTGAGGTTGAGTTAGTAAGTAACTTAGAAACAGAAAACTTACATGGAAGATTATTCTAAACGTCCAAAATTTAATAGATGTCAAGAAGGTCTCCAATATTGTGGTAATTGTGTAAACTTTAAACCACTTTGGGATGGAGCTGATAGAGGTACTTGTTTGGTAAAATACAACATTGTGTATTTACATTTTTGTTGTTCTTTTCCAGGGCAATTTAAACCTCTTATTGGTTCTCAATTATCCCTATTTTGAGAACTCCAATTCATAAAAATGGAGTGGGGGTGGATGGGACTAGTAAATATAGTCACTTCCCAGTTTGTTCATTCTGTAAAAATGAACTGGTGGACGAGAACTGCATCCAGCAGTCCCAGAGAAGTTTAACTCTTAAAAATAGAACTAAGCTTGTAATAAATTTTCTTATCTAGTGCAGGAAAGACGACGGTTCGAGCCCGTCTACCTCCACTATTAATTAAGGAGCAGCACGCCTTAGTACGCAATGTGCTCGTTTACTATACGTGAATTAGTATCGCACTTATTAGGATTCCGCGAATCTTGAAATCCTATAAACTTCAGGCTATAGACTGGTGTGGGAAGTTGCCACCACTAGTAGTGTTATACCACACAATGATGGGGTGTATCTCCTCTCCCTGATAAGGAGTAGAAAGAGTAGTAGGTTGCACGTCGGTTCGATTCCGACCACCCCAACAATTATGAGAAAAATATCAGAAGAAACCAAACTCTAGGTAATTGAATTACGAAAGGCAGGAGAAACATATAAATCTATATGTGAAAAAACTGGTATTGGTAAAGTGAGTGTTTCAAAACACCACATTGAATTGAAAATTTCAAAAATAAAATGGATAGCAAAGAAAACAAAGAAAAGAAAAACGAAATCACTCCAAGTCAGTATTTCGATTTTATCAAAAATGCAAAGAACAACATTACAACCGAAGCGTTGAAAAACTCTTATGGTACTTTCATTTCTCTCGCTGAGAAATACAAGAAACTCGGACAAACCGAGTCTATGAAGAAACTCTGTTTCCTCGCCGATGTTATGACAAAGGAGGAAAAGTTAATCGAGATGGGTATAACTACGTTTGTTTACAGAGATGTCATCGAAGACTACATCGAAAATGTCGCCGACAAAACCGTCAAGATTATTGAACTCTCAAGATATATGAGAGAGATTCCAGATGAGTTGGTCGACACAATAGAAAAAGCAAAGGGTATTTTTGATGAGTTGTATATTATATTCACCGATTATACTGGTAAAGAGGAAAGAAAGGTTGAAAAGGAGAGACGTGACAAAGACCCGATTCTTTTTGGTGCTTTCAAAAACAACGACAATGTTGCAGACCGTTTCTATTTTCTCGGTGACTGGGTTGATGAATACTGTGACCTTACACTCGATAAAATGGTTGAACAATACAAGAATAAAAAAGGAGTTTCACCAAAGGTTGAAACATCTATTCCACAAAACGGTGAGGAACTGGTAGAACTTCTTAAACGATACAAGATTGATGAAAAAAAGAGCAATTCATTTATCAACGTCGAGGGTAATCCTGTTCCGGTAGCATTTTCTTTGAATCCACAAGAAGAACAAAAGAAAGGTTTCTTTAACAAGATTCGTAGTGTATTCAAAATAAAGAAATAATGGTATCTAGAAATATAGACCTCACTGAAAACAGAGATTTCAGAGGTAGTAGATTCCAAATTCCAGAAATGGATATTCCAATAGAACTCTGGGATGAAGATATTATGACATCCGAAGATTATGAGAAAATCAGACGATGGGAAAGTATTTTTGGAAAAAAGAGGCACACAAATGGAAAGTATCGTATATTTGGGATAACACCTTTTGTGAAGAACCTTGAATCTCGTTGTTGCAGGTGTGGAAAGGAATTTAAACTACCTTGGGAAAGAGAAAGAATGGAACTTTGTAAACGGTGCAGTGATGAAGTTAAACACGATAACCAATATTTAAAGTTCCCTTGGAACTATATGAAACTTTCCGTTAGAAGAGTTGGTGACAGAGGTCAAGGAAATTTATTTGATTTAAGATAGTATGACAAAAGAAGAATTTGTATCCGAAGTAAAACGCGTAGCTGGAGAAATGAGAAAAGATCATCCAGAATTACGCAAAGGACAAGCAATCTTCAATGTTGTTGACAAAGATTTCAATAATGTTGCTAGAATTGCTCAGTTTGATTATGGTGTAGATTGTTTTTACGACGATTCCATGATTAAACCATTTTTAGATAAATGTTATGAACTTTTTAATAGAATGCACGAACATGAGTGATTCACAACAAGTAACTTCAGGAGGTTTTGGATTAAGTACAGTGTTGTTTATTATATTTTTAATTCTTAAACTTACTAATACTATAGATTGGTCTTGGTGGTGGGTAACTTCACCGCTTTGGATTTCTGCTGGACTTGTAATTATTGTATTATTAATAATACTGCTAATTGCAATGTTTGCTTCGTCAATTAAATAAATTAAGATATGTTTAAATTTTTAAAAGATTACCTTAGCTTCTGTTTCAAAAAGAGGACATTAAATAGAAAATTGCATAAAGCAAATAATGCAATGTCTGATTTGGAAAGAGCCTTCAAAAAATGTAAACAATGACTGTAAAGCGTATAAAGGAAATAATAGAATGGCTTAATAAAAATAAAAAGTCTTCTACTAATAAAATAGAAACTCTTAAGTGGTTTATACTTAAAGAAATGAGAATAAAATGAAAAAGTTTTTTAAATGGGCAACTATTGCTAGCGTTATAGGATTAGTTCTCACTTCAATTAGTGAAACTAAAGAAAAATCTAACTCAAACCCTAACACTTGATTGTGTTCATAGTATACTGAGTTTTTCTAAATCATTGTAGGGGAAAGATTTAGACGTTGGCTAGAAACGTAATGAACCAATATGATAGTTACGGAGACGTCTAGCAGCTATTAACTGGTCCTTTAGTTCAGTTGGTTAGAACAAATGACTCATAATCATTAGGTCCTTGGTTCGAGCCCAAGAAGGACCACAATTAAAATTGATAATTATGTACAAAGTAGTTATATTGTTTAACTAATTTAATTTAAAGTTATGAAAGCAGATGCTGTAAGAATGGCAATGATTGATTTTCAAAAAGTTGCTGAAAAAGTTGATTCAATAACCATGCAAATTACTTTAAGTGGAGACAATGAACCACTTAATGTTGGATCAGAAGCAAAAATTGAAGTTCTTTTAGATGGTAATGTTCTTATTGTAAAAGATCAAGATACTATTTGTTATGTTGATTGTAATTTAATAGACATTATCGAAATTTGGTAATAAATGGGGTTATTAGTTAAACGGCAATAACATCTGATTGTGGTTCAGAAATTCTCAGTTCGATTCTGGGATAACCCCCACAATACATCTTTGGTTCAAGCAGGGATGTATCAGTCTGGTATAAGCTTGATATATACCCGGTCTCGATGGATATCCATTTAAGTTAACTACCTTTTAAATCAAAAATACGCGTTTTATGATTTAATTGCTGGCCGTGACGAAAATGTTACAAGAAACTTGAATATTGTAACATCAAGTAGTTAATCCCCTTGTAATTCAGTTGAATAGAATGCCTGCCTACGAAGCAGAGAGTCGTAAGTTTGAATCTTACCAAGGGGACTAAATTGCGGGATGGAGCAGTGGTAGCTCGCAAGGCTCATCTACGGAGAAAACCGATTATAAATCACAGTTTCTGCGTCAGGAAGAGTGACAAAGTGGTTCAATGTCCACGGCAGAAATCAACCTTGAGGTCGTGGGTTCGAATCCCACTCCCGCAACAATAGCATTAGATTGAATTATGAACATAGTTAATCACAAGTATAACCCTGGAGACCATGTTTTCGGGGTTCATTTTTATCCTTCTGGAGCTAAAATTTTTGAAGGAGATATTATAGAGTTATTTGTAAAAGTAACTTTAAATGGAACTTATGTTAGATATAAGTTAACCGCTTGGCCTATTAGTTTTTTCGCTGAAGAAGATATATTTTCTTCAAAAGAAGAAGCTGAGAAAGCTAAATCAGATTGGAAACAACAAATTAAATATAAACAACATGAAAAAGATTTTAGTATTCTTAGCATTTTGTCTTACCCTAACAATGAGTAAGGCACAGGAAACTATTGAGTATCCGTTTTACGCAGACGGAGTAGTTGAATTTGGATGTCTCGTAGATGAAAATATTTATTATATCATCTATAGAGATACTACAAATTTTCCTGACTTTACAATTTATGATGATTGGAAAGAAGAAACCTATTTAAGTATTGATTGTAAAGAAGATGATTTCTTTGATTATTTATTTTGGTTTGCAGAAGAAAAAAGAAAGAAATCTGAACTATTCTACAAAGAGAACGAAAAGTATGCAATTCTAGAAATTGTTACTAAAGTTGAAGGAGGAAATAATTATCAATATAAATTAATTAAAAGGTAAACAACATGTATACGTTAGATTTTATGACTTTGCCGGGCTGGATTGCATTAATTTCAGCATTTTTAGTTGTAATTCAATTAATTATGACTTTAATTACCGGAGGTCTTGATTTAGATCTTGATTTTGATGGAGATGCTTCAGCTGATTTTGATATGAGCTCAATTGTATCTCCAAAAGGTATTTTGCATTTCTTATTTGGGGCATCTTGGTATTTAGTATTAATACAGCCAATAAGAGAAAATGGAATTTGGTTATTTAGAGATTGGATAATTTCTATAATAGTTGGATTAGTCATTGCTGTTTTTATCATTCTTTTATATTACTGGTTAAGTAAATTAGCCTGTGAAAAAGAAAAAGAAAGTGGTGAAGATTTAATTGGAAGAACTGGATATGTGTATCTTAATACTGGAAATGGTAATTATGATATAAATATCAGTATTTCTGGAGCTAATACAATTATTCAAGTTACTTCTGAAAGTAAAAATTCTACATTAAAGAATGGAACTGATGTAGTAATAAAAGACTATAAAGACGGAATTTACTTCATTTCATAATTAACAAATTAAATTTTAACACACATGCAAGTATTTATTATTGCTGGAGTTATTGCACTCCTTCTGATTCTAACTATTGTTGGAATCCTTAGCCGTTACAAGAAATGTCGTTCTGATGAAGTTCTTGTTGTGTATGGTAAAACCTCTGGAAAAGCATCTGCCAAATGTTATCATGGTGGAGCTGCTTTTGTATGGCCTGTAATTCAGGGTCATGCTATTATGAGTATGCGTCCTATGCAGATTCAATGTGATTTGAGGAATGCTCTTTCAAATCAGAAAATTGAGGTTAATGTACCTACTGTTGTAACTGTTGCTATTTCTGATAAACCGGAAATTATGCAAAATGCAGCAGTTCGTCTTCTCGGTCTTGATGAAAATGAGAAGATTGATCAAATTAAGGATGTTATTTGGGGTCAGATGAGACTTGTGATTGCAGAAATGTCTGTTGAGCAGCTTATTTCTGACCGTGATACATTTCTTGGTTCTTGCAAACAGAATATTTCCACTGAACTTGAAAAACTTGGTCTCACTCTTATTAATATCAACATTTCTGATATTTCAGATAACGCTGATTACATTGTCAATTTAGGTAAGAAAGCTGCTGCTGAAGCAAAATATCGTGCTCTTGCTGACATTGAAGAGAAGACTAAAGATGGTGAAGTTGGAATAGCTAACCAAAAGAAGGAGAAGGCTATTAGTCTAGCAAAGATCGATAAAGATCGAGAAACTGAAGTTGCTCAGAATGATCGTGATAAACAGACTGTAGTTGCTGAAACTCAAAAAGATCGAGATATTACATTACGTAATACTGAAAAAGAGCGTAATGTAGGTATTGCAGAACGTGAAAAGGATGAAGCTGTTCGCACACGTGAAATTGCAAAGGACCAGCAAGTTGAAACTGCTAATCTTGACAAGGATGAAGCAACTCAAGTTGCAAATATCGAAAAGGAAAAATCTATTGAAGTTGCTACTGCAAAATCTGAACAAGCTCAGAAAGTTGCAGAGCAGCAGAAACTAAAAGATGTTGCAATTGCACAGCAAGCAGCTCTTACTGAATCCGAAACCGCAGCAGCTAATGCTCAAAGAGATGCAAAGATTGCTGAGAAACAAGCAGAGTCTCGTACTGCACAGCAGAAAGCAACACAGGATTCCGATGCTAGCATTGTAGAATTCCAACAGCAGGCTGATGCAAGAAAGGAGACTGCTACTCAGGAAGCTGAAGCTAAGAAGAAAGCTGCTGAGCAGGAGAAGGAAAGTAAAGTTGCAGAGGCTAAGGCTGCTACACAAAAACGTACAGCCATTGCCAACAAAGATGCTAAGTTAACTGAGAATACCGCAGGTATTGAGGTTGCTAAGTCCGACGCTAAACTTGGTGTTGAGAGAGCCGAAGCTGATAAGGCTATTGGTGAAAGTCGCGCAAACGCTGAGAAGGCTGTTGGTATAGCCAATGCCCAGAAGGAAGCTGAAGTTGCTAAAGCACTTGCTGAAGCAGAGAAGGCTAAACAGACAGCTAACATCATGGTCGGAACTGAAATTGAAGCAGAACGTAAGAAAGTTGAAGCAGAAGGTGTGAAGAAACAGGCTGTCATTGAAGCAGAAGGTGAAGCTGAAGCTATTCGTAAAAAAGCTCTTGCAGAAGCTGATGCTATTAAAGCAAAGGCACTTGCTGAAGCTGAAGGTCGTAAAGCTGTTGCTGAAGCCATGAAACTTGAGAAAGCCGCCACAACCGCTGATCTCCAAGCTCTTCTTGGTGCTGGTATGTCTGGTGGTGAAGTGGTTCAAGTGGTTCTTAAAGAAGAACTTAAGGAGATTGCTGCTGCTGATGCACGTAAGTTTGAACATCTACAACTTGGTAATGTTACCGTTGTTGGTGGTGCAGATGCCGCTCCTTCTTTCCTTAGTAAAGTGGTTGAAGCTGTTAGTAAGGTCAATACTCTGAAGGAGAATATCCCAGGTGTTCCTGGATTGTTAGGAATGCTTGGTTCCTTTGATCAGAAACATACGACTGATACTCAGGAAAACACTCCTGAAACTAAATAATCAGTAGTTTTCACGGGTTCACTCTAAAACTTCCGTTGACTTTTCCAATAATATTTTCAACAAGAAGAAATTTATTTGACTTTACGCTTTTGTTCAATATGAACATAGTACTTGGCAATAGTATAATTGCCATTTTGGAACATAAGATAGGTACAATATTAAGATAGACTTAATCTAGAAAAGTATGCAATAAAATATACCAAAGGACTTGCTAGTGGAGTACAGCTGCTTCTTTAAAAGTTTTCTAGAGCTGAAGGCTGTAAATTCTATCAAGATATTGTTCTGGTTCGAATCCAGAATGTTCCACACAAATTTTAAATAAATTAATTGACAAACATAATTTTAATTTGGAAATAAAACAACAAGCTAATCCTAAAAGGAAAACTTATAAATTTACTTTAGATGAAGTCAATGCAAAAAGAAAAGAATGTAATTCTTGGGAAGAAGTTGCCAATTTTTATAAAATGAGTTTATCAACATTAAAAAGACATAAGAAAGATCTAGAAAATCTTACTTTAATAAATTAAGATAATGCCTCCATCGTTCAACGGAAGGACATAGCTCTTCTAAAGCTATTATGTAGGTTCGAATCCTACTGGGGGTACTAATTATGGACGATATTTTAATAATTAACACAAAGGAACAACTTGATAGATACTTAAAAAAGTATAACTGTCAAACAATAGAAGAATTAGATGAAGTTCTCTGGTATGATTATGGAGTAACACTTAAGAATAATATTAAACCAGGTAAAAGGTTATGACATCTGAAGTACATATGCTTTTAATGAATGCTTACAAAAAATCAGACACATTTTATAATCATGGTGGTTATGTACCAAAATATATATCACTATCTTTATTAAATGTAAAAGAAGTGTTTAATAAAGTTAAAGAACATTATGTAAGTGATAAAAGTTATGAAGTAACAGAAGATACTCCTACCACATTTGAATTTAATGATGGTAAATGGATTTTTAGATATAAGATATATACCGGACCTTTAAACCAAATAATTAATTATTCAGACTTTGAAGAATGAAAAGATTTCAAATTCACAATGTTAATACTAATAAAGTAGTATTCGAGTCTAATGATCATATGGAATGTTCTATTAAATTAGAAGAATACAAACAAAAATTTACAGATAATTTTGAAATAATTGATACTCAAAAGAAATGATTAATTTTATTATACTTTATTTTGCGAATCTAATTCTAGATTATCCATTACAAGGTACATTTTTAGCAAACTTTAAATCGAAAAATAATTATATTCTTTTTGTACATTGTGCAATATGGGCATTAGGTATTTCTATTGTTCTTCTACCATTAGGTTTATTTGCTTGGTGGAAAGTCATAATGTTATTAGTGGGACATTTTATAATTGATTATTGGAAATGTCATCGTTTATACATTAAAAAGAATATTGATGAAAATCAAATTCCTAGAAATAGTGGAGAACCTACAAAAGCAGATTTTAATGCACTTTACATTGATCAAGGTTTACATGTACTGCAAATTTTAGTATGTCTAGTGAATTAAAAATATTATAAGATATGACCCGTTCGTCTAGTGGTCCAGGACACCAGATTTTCATTCTGGGAATCATCAGTTCGAATCTGATACGGGTTACTCTCTTGTTAACATGAGACGTTTGTAATTTCAATGATATCTAAGGAATTATAGACGTAAGTTGCTTAGCTCAGTTGGGAGAGCGGCAGGCAGAAACCTGGCGGTCATTGGTTCGAGTCCAATAGCAACTACTATGACACAGTGCCCGAGTGGTTGAAGGGAGTGGTCTGCAAAACCATTAGAAGAAATTCTCACGTAAGTTCGAATCTTACCTGTGTCACTATGGTTGATAGCACTGAGACTTTAAACAAGTGCAGTAGCAAGTCAAGACTACTAAAATATCAGACTAAGAGAGAGGTAACGTTACTCTTTAAAACTAGAGTAATCTGGGTTAGGTTGTAGATTTGGCCACGGTGACTGACGAAAGGTTAAGTGGTGGAACCGAAATAATCTACATTTGGAGGGTTAAGCATAGTTGGTACTGCAGCAGATTGCTAATCTGTTCTTCGGCGTAAGCTGGGGCGTGAGTTCGAGTCTCACACCCTCCGCAAAATTTAAAAAATCAACAAATATGCATATAGAAATTACAAATTTAGATGGAAGTCATGTAACTGATATTCAAGTTACACCAATGAATTTAGCTTCAAAGATTGAAGAGGCAAAGACTAAGTATCCTAAAGGGAAATATCATGCTACTTTAGTAAATTATTGATTATGGAAAAATCTCCTTGTGTAAAGTTTCACTATATTGATAAAAATGGAGATATGGTGTTTAAAAAGAAAATTGCTTATGCTACTAAAGAAGCTGCTTTAAAGAAAGCACTTGAAATGAGTAATAAACCAAATGCTATTCATCAATTTTCTGCTTATCTTTGTCCTAAATGTCATAAATGGCATATTGGAAAGAGTATTGTTGAAACAATCCCTAATAGAAATAAAGTATGAAACCTACAAAAGAAGAATTTGATTTATTAAAACTAATTGCTTCTTTAGAACATAGAGAAAAAGACTATGTTTGGTTAAGAGAAGATGAAAAAGGTACTTATATTGAGTATGCTTTTGTAGAAGGAGCTCCTCATGATAACAGATGTCTTTCTTGGTATTATTCTTTACAGCCAAATGCAATTAGAAGAAATAATAAAGCATTTGGTACAGAGGAAAATTCAGAAAAAGAAATTGAATGGAGAAAAAATAGAATTAATAAATATATAAATAATCTGTTTGTTCTTCAATCATTTACTTGTGGTTATGAAGAAAATTTAGAAGCTAGTTTAAAATATAGTGAAGAAAGTTGGAATGAATTTCATCCTGGAGAACCTTTTATAAAAGAAAATCATATTTGTAAAGTAGGTCATCCTGCTCCAAAATGCATTGAAAATAAAATGTGTGCACATTGGACTTATGAAGAACCTGTTAAATGTGCATGTTGGACTTTAGATGAAGTTAAAATACCAAGTCATGTTTTAATACCAGTAGAAGACCTTAAAAACTTGAATATAAATATTTAGTAAACACGTCAGTAGTTCAATTGGTAGAATGTCAGTCTCCAAAACTGAAGGTTGTTGGTTCAAGTCCAGCCTGGCGTGCAAAGTTTAATCTAAACATTAAGAAAATGAATAATGGTAAAATGAAAATGAACACTCTACTTGCAGTAGTAGAGCATGAAGCTACCTCCGCTAATTCAATGGTGAGAGATTATGCAGCTTTCTTTAAGACAAAACAAGGTGCTTTTAGAGGTACTAAAAACACTTATACTGCAAAAGATGGTTTTGCTGATAAACCTGAAAAACGTGGTGTTACTAAAGTAACTACTACTGTACAAGAAAAATTGGATTGGTTTGAGGAAAGATATATTCCTTATCTTCAAAAACTTTTCCAAGTTGAAGCTACTAATTCGAAAGGTGCTCCTCGTGTTGAGCTGAAAGTTGATGGCCATTCATTTGGCATGTTAACTGCAGCTGAACTTATGCGCCTTCGTAACATCTTAACCAGTAAAGAACTGGATACCATGTACAATAACATTCCTGTTCGTAGTGATGCTTTTGTCTGGAATCCTTGTACAGATGAAGAGTATGCTGGTCGTGAGATTTATGAATCTCCTATGATTCAGTCTACTGAAAGAACTACTACTATTGAGGAAGTAATTCTGAAAGATCCTAATATTGATCCTCAGCATCTTCCTGCTAACTATCGTGCTACCACTACTAAAACTCAAACTGTTTTAGAGATTGGTAATTCTACACATCAGGATTTCACTGGTGAATGGACTCAGCGTAAACGTGCTGAACTCCTTCGTCGTAAGAGTGCTGTTCTCAACGCTATCACTGCAGCCTTGAAAGAGGTTAATGATGTTGAAGTTGAGAAAGAAAATCTTGATGCAGAAGCTCTTGTGAAATTTATTCACTACGGTGACTAATTAACTCTGAAAATATAAAAATAAAATATTCGACTCTAGCTTTAGCTTTACACAACCCTCATTGAGGGAAGCCTTATCTGATACTAGATATTCAGCATTAGCATTGTGTCGAAAGCTTTAGCTTTGAGCCTTACGCAGACTACCAACATCTAATTTAAAAACAAAATGTCGCGGGTTCGAATCCCGTCTCCGCCTCAAGGTTATCAAAATTATTAAAATAAGGCGGAGTAGCTCAGTAGGAAGAGCATTTGTCGATAACCTTAGCTTAAAGATGTTGAACGTATGTATGCAAATCTTGAGGCTGCACATCTAGGGCATTTGAGTGCAGTCTCGGGGGTATAGCTCAGCGGTTAGAGCACAAAACAGTTAATTTTGGCGGCGGGAGTTCAAATCTCCCTACCCCCGCTATAAATATCCTTGATTATTGCAGTGGGAATAACCCACAATGTATGACAGTTTTGGTAAGTTCTGTATAAAAACTTACAATTTGGAGAGATGGCGGAATGGTAAACGCACATGCCTTTGGAACATGCCCTAGTTATTTTTAAAACTCACTTATATTCTAGTTGTTAAGTGTTTTAGGTTCCTGGTTCGAGTCCAGGTCTCTCCACTAAATTTTAAAAATTATGAGAATAATAATAGATTATGATGGTTCAACAGCAAAATGTGTTGTAACTGGAGCAACAAGTTTTGCATCATATCCAAATGTTGATTCTAATAAAACATATGATTTTAATGAGTTAGATCCATTAAATAAAGCTCATGCTATTGCAGCTTTAGAATGTGTTAAACAACATTGGATAAGAGAAAATAAACTTCTACAATAACTGGGCCAGAAATTTGCTTATGTTCTATGTGAGGGATTGGCAAATCCCAAGTCTATAGGTACTGAGAAGAGAGGGCGTTCAGGTAAGTAACTCTAGAGAATTTCATGGAATATGTGAGTAGAAGTAATGCAGATGTGGTGAAATAGGAAAACACGCTAGACTTAGGATCTAGTCCTTCGGGTTGAGGGTTCGATTCCCTCCATCTGCACAAAAATTTATAAAAAATGAACATTTATTTAGCAGCAAGTCTCAGTCATGATAAGAGACAAAGTATGTATGATGCTTTAAAAATTCTTAGAAATAAAGGATTTAAAGTATATGCACCTATTGAACACTTTATTGAAAATGCTTGGGACTGGCCTAATGATGAATGGGGTTTACAAGTATTTCGTAATGATGTTGAAGCAATTAAAAATTGTGATTTAGTAGTTTCTTTAACTTGGGGAAGATTACAAACTTCTGCCGGAACTACTTGGGAACAAGGATTTGCTTACGGTATAGGAAAGAAAGTCATACTTGTTGAAATGACTGATAATGTACAAAGTTTAATGGTGGCAAATGGAAGATATGCTACTGTAAAAGGATTAGATGAATTAGAGTTGTATGACTTTAATAATTTACCAGAATCAAGAACAAATACTGAACAAACATGACAAAAGCTGAGTATTTTATAAATTTGTATTATTGTCATATTAAATGTTATCCAGAAAAAGAAAAATGTAAAAAATGTATTATCTTGGAAAGATATAAAGAAATATATGGAAATGAAGAATATAATACAATAAATGAATAATTATGTTAGATAAATATAATATTAATCACTCAGTAAATATCAAAACACCTTGCATTGGTACATTACAAAAGAGTCATCCAAAATCATACTTTAAACGTTGTCATATTAAAAGTAACTACTTTGATAATTATATCGATGGTAATTCCTGTGTATTACAAATAATGCTCTTTGGTGACAATGAGGCTCTTGTGGAACTTCTACCACAAACAGTATACGATGAATGGATAAAAGAACAAGAAACAGAAAGTAATAATGATTGATAATTTTTTAAATATAAATCATATATTCTTTAATCAAAAGGAACAACTCCAAAGTGACTATTTTTATCATTTACAAATAATTCAACGTAAAAAGGACATTGAGGGGTTGGGTTGTAATAATATTCTTTTAAAAGCAATTATTATTGATGATGATCACCCATTAGACAAGTTTAAGGATGATATTATTAAAATGTGTGAACTTTATCAAGCAAGAGCATATATAAATGTAGGACCGA